CTACTGTAGACTTATCGTTTGACCCTGTAAATACTCCTATTACTGTTAAAGTGTATTTGTCTGAGTGGTTGTCATATTATAATGACCATAATCATACCAGAAAAACCACGTTAGTAGTTAATGATTATACACTTAAAACCACCGCACTAGACACATTAGACAATCGGAATTCAATGTACGGGTTTAACCGGGTACAGAACTCATACACGTATAGCATGTTAGCGAGTAAGCCGGATTATCCAAACCAAGATAACCCTACTATGGGGGCGGTGGTAACAACTACTACTAGCGTTGATGCCGCTAGTGTTGTAATTTCTGCACCAGTACTTTATAATAATGCCAACGACACCTTCGTAGAGTTCAAACTATTCTATAAAGAAGAGTCCGCGGTGGATTGGATAGAATATCCGGCACCACAAAATTATAAAGACTGGAACAAACTAACGGCAAAAGCTACTAAGGCGGAAGTTTCTGTAGCAAGAGAGATGGTGTTCCCTACCACTGGTACGTATAGTATTAGTTTACTAAGAGTTACTGACAACCATCATGCTGACCTTTCCATAGGCGACAATATATATCTTAAGTCAGTTGATGAGATAGTTTTTAGTGAAATATCGTATGTCAACACTGCACTTCTAGGTCTGCGTATAAAAGCTACTGACCAGATTTCTGGTAGTATGCCTAATATAACCTCTGTTGTCAAAGGCGTAAAAGTAAAAGTTCCTGCTGGCACAAACGGAAGCAATTATAATGGCTCTTCTAGATACATGCCTGGAGGGTACGCTAACTGGAACGGTCAGCTTACCTCTACTAAAACTTGGACGGATAACCCTATATGGTGCCTTTACGATATTCTAACTAACGAGAGATACGGGCTTGGCAACTATTTCAAAATAGACCCATCCAAGCACGGTTTAATGCTGGCCAACTTCTACACAATGGCAGAGTACTGCGACGTTAGAATTAAAGATGACGGCACAGTAGTAACTGACCCTGCTTCTGCGGATTGGACTGCGGCTAGGCCTAGGTTTAGTCTTAACCTTGTAATAGATGAATCTAAAAGTGCTCCTGAAATACTGACTGCAATTTGTACCGTAATGCGCGCGTCGTGGTATTACTCAGAAGGGCTTGTGTGGATTGACATAGACCGTAAGAAGAATATTTCTCAAATTTTTAACATGAGCAATATTAAAGAATTTACGCAGGCTGGTTCTTCTTATCGGGGTATAAGCAACTCATACGAGATACAATATCTAAATAAAGATGACGATTACAAAAGCGATATTCTTATAGTAGAGTCAGCCGGCCTAGCTAACGACCTGACTATAGAAGAGCGCAAGAAAACTATACAACTACAAGGAGTAACTAGCTATAAGCAAGCTCAATCCTTAGGAAAGTACGTTCTTGCTGCTGGGGAAAACCTACTTACTACCGTAAGTTTTAAAACTGGCACTCACGGCATAATGTCAACAGTTGGCGATGTTATAGGAGTCCAGCACGACGTTCCTCAGTGGGGGTATGGAGGTAAAGTTGTATCTTACAATACAGGCACTAGAGAACTAGAACTTAGTGCTGAGGCAGTCTTTATAGAAGGTTCTGTGCTAGCTGTTATGATAACTGACGGGGTGGCTGCGCCTGAAACCTATAGTTTAGTACAGTCAGCCCCTGGAGCGTATACTACAATAACGCTTTCAGAAGATCCTAGTCCTGCTCCTAAATCGGGAGACACTTACTACGTAGGCGAAGCTACTAATCTAATTAAGCCTTTTAAAATAATAGGGCTTAAAAGAGATACAGATGAAATTGTAGAAGTAATGTGTGTCGAATACAACGAGTCTATCTATGATAGCGCAGATGATATATCTGGGCTTAGTTCAGTATACCAAGTAAACTATTCTAGGTTGCCTGATGTATTAAATGTGTCGTCTATAACAAATTTCAAAGTAGAGGAAAGAGCCTACACAGATTCATCTGGAGCAGTTAAGTTTGGCGTTGATTGTTATTACACAATCCCTACGCAGATTAACTGGAAAGGTGTAATTATATACTATGGGGTTTATGGCTCAGGGGTCTATACCGCTTTGTCAATAGATAATACTGGACATGTATTTATCCCAGAAGTCTTAACCAGCGGCAGGTATCAGTTTGTAGCGTGTGCTGTTTACAAAGAAGGAGTGCAGCAGACTCTTAATGATGCATTTTATGATTTAGTTAATCTTCCGTTTGCTGATATTACTTTAACAGCTTCGTTGTCTAACACAGTAATGCTGGGAGGAATATCCGGTCTTCAAATTGACGGGCAAGGCAACAACACTGAGTTTCTAGGTAAGGATGTTAAGTTTACTTGGCGCAAACCTCAGTTACTAGATGCTTTAACTGGGCTTTCAGCAGGTGCTGAATCTAATGGAGCTGGCTCTGATTCTTCTGCCGATTGGTTGAAGTACTATAAGATAGAAGTTTTGAACTCTTCTGGGTCTGTTAGGCGAACTGACAAGTCTTTTACAGAAGAGTATACGTACACTTATATCCAAAATCACGCTGACGGTATTAATAGAAATATTAGGTTTAGAGCTTGCGCTGTAGATAAACTGGGTAGAGAAGGGGCTTGGGCTACTATAGATGTTAGCAATCCTTCTCCTGCTGTGGTTAGTGGCGTTACTCTTACAGCTTTTAACGATTCTGTAGCAGTAAACTTCACACCTTCTAGTGAGATAGATGTGTCTCATTACTTGGTTTACGCAAGTCAATCTAGTGGGTTTATCCCTGCGGAAAACCTTTTGGTAAACCGAGGACCAGAGACTTCGTTCATACTTCCCGTAACTTTGTTCGGTACGTGGAATTTCGTCGTGTGTGCAGTAGATGCATTCGGCGAGTTAGGGCTTAATTACTCACCACAGTACTCAGTTTACGTTTCTGCCCCACAAGTTCTTCCTGACGAACTATACACAACACTTAGGACAGACTTCTGGGTTAGAGATTCTATCTTTAATTTTAGCCCTGCTGGTTCTGCAAGCACAACACTTACTTGGACCGCTGGTAGCATTATAAGAAACGACACAGTATACACATTAGCCCAAGGAACACTAGATAGTGCCCACAACTCTTACATTATAGCTACTCTTTCAAGTAGTACTGCTACTATCTCTAAAGCAGCGTTTGGAGCTGTTCCTGCATTAACAGCAAGTCAAGTAATAATTGCTGTTACTTCTTCTGCGCCTAGTAACGGAACTAACAACTACCTTTGCTACATGCGGCAAGCTAATAGTATGGAGATGGATGGGGCTATTATCCGCCAAGCGACTATAGGCAGTTTACAGGTAGCAGACGCATCAATAACTCAAGCTAAGGTTACTGGTCTTGTTGTAGGCGATGATGGTATTAGCATGGGGGCTAATGCTACTATATCTTGGGGAAAAGTAGAAAGCAAGCCTACCACTTTAGTGCCTAGAAATAGTTGTGTTGTTGACGGTAATAAGATTTCTAAAGTAAATGGAGCTGCGGCTTGGGACTCTGATTGCTATAGTAAAGAGGGATACGCCGGGGGCTCATACTGTACTTTTACTGCTGATAGGAACGATAGAGATATTGTGGCAGGGTTAACAACAGAGCCTACCTATAATCAATCATACGCGTCAGTTCATTACGCTATAAACATAACAGCTAGCGGAACTGTTTACGGTTATAGATTCGGTGTCCAGACACCTGCTTCAGGGCTGAGCACTTATGTTGCTGGGGATGTATTTTCAGTTGTTTACGACGGAGTGGTAGTTAAGCTTCTTAAGAATGGTACTGTTATTGGTACACTTACCCCTGCGGCGGCTAATCTTAAACTGTATTTTGACTGCTCCATGCACTCCTCAAACTGTTCTATAAGCAATGTTCAGTTTGGGCCTATGACTAATAGCCAGTGGGCTGGTAACATGAACGGGTTTTTGAAGTCAGTTGATGGAGGGCAATACAGAACTACTGACTCATCCAAGAATGGGGCGATTAGAATACGCCTGCCTGTTTTTGCAGATACTATGATTAAGTTCTTTGTGGATATTTACGAGTATCTTAACGGGTACTCATGTACTATGGAAATTGCTGGGTATGCTTACGCAGGAGCTAGCGCCTGGTATAACGTAACAGCTAGAGTGGTAGGGTCAAGCAACGTAGAATACCCTGTAAGATTTGGGGTATCTTCTAGTTTACCTGCGGTCTGGATAGGCAATGTAGGTGATGCATGGTCGTATCCACAGATAACTATACGGGATGTGACACTCGGTTACGCTGGAATGTCTAAGGACTTGTGGGAGACAGGATGGCAGATTACTTTTGATACAGCTGCCCCTACTTCTGTTACGGCTGAGGTTTTAGATACTCTACCTGGTGCGGATTGGTCTAAAGTTTCAGGAACTGGAAGACCCGCGAATGGGGCAACTGTGGGTGCTACATTAGGAACTGATTTTAAAGCTCCAGATGGAACGGTGCTAAGCGGGGGTTATACTACTATTGGGCCTAATTTTGTTTATACTGGAGAGTTGAACGCTGATAACATAAATTCTGGAATGATAGTAAATAAGAATTATTTAACTAGCGGTAGTTACTCACCTAATATTATACCAGTTAACTCTTCATCTATAACACTAAGATCAGCTGAGCAGTTCCCTGCGTCTGGGTGGGCTTATTTGGTAAGTAGCGGAGGTGTAGAAACATTTTATTACACATCAAAAAGCGGTAATACATTGCAAGGTATACCTGTAGGGGTTTCTGGTAATATAGCCTATACACACCCGGCAGGAGTTACTTGTACTCCACTTAATAAACCTAGCCTAATTGTAAATTCTGATATAGGGCAGTTTATAGCTATATGTGACGCTAATGGTAGTGGTAATTACACCGCTATGGTTAATATAGGAAACTCGGTGGACACCTGGGGAGAGTCTTTTGCTTCTTTTGGTAATTTGCTGCAAGGGTATAAAAAGGGAGTAGTAGGTTTATCAGCAGATGATGTGGCTATATATGGTTCGTCTTTCGGTTCAGTAGCTATTTATGGGTCTGCTAATGCATCTAATGCTATAGGAGTCTCCGGGTCTGCACAAGGGGCTGGGGGCAAAGGCGTACAAGGTAACGGAATTGGGTACGATTTTTATGCAGCAGGGTCTAATAAGATAAAAGGAACTGTAGTAGCGTCGTTTACCGGAGCGCATGAAGGGTTATATAGTAAAGATTTGGCACTTGTTACTGGAGATATACTTGTAGATGTGTCCTTAGTACATAAAAGGGATATAGCACAAAATATATTTGTACACGAAGTGGCAACTAAAGAGAAGCAACGAGATATTATAGGCGTAGCCAGTTCAGAGAGAGTATCGTTATCCGAAGAGATCCCTATGTCTCTAGTGGATAAAACCAAAGAGGGTATAGTCGATCCTAAAGGGGTCACTTCATGGCAACCTATAGACGGATACCTAGAACTAGCTGAACTGTATGATTTAATTCATATAAATGCAGTTGGTGACGGGGGAATAAACGTATGTAAAGACGGTGGCAACATTCAAGCGGGTGATTACATTTGCTCTTCTTCAAGACCTGGGAAAGGTATGAAGCAGGATGATGACCTTCTTCACAACTATACAGTAGCTAAAGCTAGAGAAGATTGCATCTGGGCTGACGACGAAGACGATACTAGAATGATAGCTTGCAGCTACCACTGCGGCTGATTAACTATTTGATTTTATTGAGGTTTTATAGTGATAGTATATAAAGCTACGAACAATATAAACGGAAAAATTTATATAGGGTACACCACTAACTCTTTAGAGCATAGGAAAAGACAGCACATAAGTAGAGCTAAAAGCAAACACCAAGGAATATCGTTGTTTCATTTGGCTCTACGTAAATATGGACCTGCTAATTTTTCATGGGTTGTTATAGATAGCGGGGTGAGTAGAGACGAACTTATACTTAAAGAAGAATTTTGGATAAATTTTTATAAAAGTAGCAGCGTGTTATATAACCTGCGTAGTGGTGGAGCAGTAGGGTCAACACTATCAAATGATATTAAAAGACAAATATCAATAAAATTAAAGAATAGGCAAATAAAAGATGAATTAAAGAGGAAGGTAATGTGTGTTGATACTGGAGAAGTATTCGATTCGCTTACAGCAGCCGCCAAGTTTTTAAAAACATCAAGGTCTAACATTAGAAGAGTACTAGACTCAATAGGAACTTGTAAAGGGTTGACGTGGATTACTATTAAACTACCAGAGTACGGTTATACATATAATTAGGAGGGTTCAAGTGGCATACATATCAAACGGAACAATCTCAATATACAAAGGAACAGCTCCTATAGGACTTTCCGCCAGCCTTACTACAGGTGGAACCATACCGCTAGCTACATATAACTATAAGTTGGCTGCTGTGTTTCCTTCTGGCGAGTCTTTGCCTTCTGCTGCGGTTAACGCAGTAGTGGCTAATTCCACTAATGACGCTGTGTACTTAACCTGGACCGCAGTTACTGGGGCAACTTCATACAGAATATATAGAAAAGCCTCAACTGATGCTAATTACACTGAATACCTAACATCTGCTACTAATTCACTTCTAGATACCAACCAAGTAAGAAGTAGTGGCTCCCCGCAGGTATCCGACACAGTTAGCAATAAAGTAGTCGGAAGCGGCACTACCTTCTTAACTGGAGTTACTGTAGGTAACAGCTTTAAAGTACGAAGTGATTCTGTTATTTATCAAGTAGCTGCTATTACTAGCGATACTTTGCTTAGCCTTAGTGTTAATTATGAAGGTAGCGCTGTTACAGGTGGACAGTACCAAATAAGCAATTACTACACACCTAACCTTAATCTAGCTGAGATAGACATGTATACAGCCGACTGGCCTCATTGGTTGACTACTGAGGTTATACGCAGGCTAGACCAGAAATTTACAAACGGGCTTACTATTAGCCCAGCGGCTAGCTCAACTCCTACAGTAAATGGAACTATGCAGTTTGAGTTAACTAGCAATACTAGCCTTAAAGTTAAGGTAAAAGGGGCTGATGGGGTTGTAAGAAGTACCACATTAACGTTAGCATAAAGGAAAATACTAATGGCAAAAAAACCAGCCCTCAAAGCAGTACCTAAAACATCTAAAATTGACAAAGAAGTTAAGGGCAAAAGGAAAGGTAAGTCTAAAAAGACCAATCAAGGCAACTCTCGTAACACTAAACGCACCACTAAGAATAAAACAAGAGAGAAAAAGGGTAGAAAATGAAACCTCAAATTTCTGATATGCACCCAAAGTTACAGGAATTTTTTAAAGAATTTTCAGCTAAAATGGCAGAGGCTGGAGTTCCGTTCGCCTTAACTTGCGTACTAAGAACTAAAGCAGAGCAGACTGCCTACTACGCTCAGGGCAGAAAGTCATTGGTAGAAGTAAACATACTGCGGCTTGCCGCAGGTATGTCTATGCTAGTTCCTTCTGAGAACAAATACACAGTGACTAGTACTATGAATAGTAAACACTTTCCTGACGCTAATGGTAAATCTAGAGCCTTTGATATAGTCATTTTGAAGAATGGAAAGACTTTGGTTTGGGATATTAAATGGGATGGGGATAAGGATGGTATACCTGATTACTTAGAAGCTGCAAATATTGCTAAAGATATTGGGTTGGAGGCAGGCGCTTTTTGGAAGACGTTTAAAGACTATCCACACGCGCAGCTACCTGCAAGTATAAAATAAAAAGTAATAATATTTGCATGTTTTAGGTATATAAATATATAGTAGGACTGTTTTTAATCTAAAGTAGAACATGTTCTACCTATACTAAGGAGTGCTTGATGGCCTTAAATCTAAGAACCATATCTAACAGCGGAGCTGGTCTTAAAGATCCTGCAGGTAATCTGCTGTCTAATATAGAAGTTTCTTTTACCTTAGTTGATAGGTACGGAAAAGCCAAAGACTTTTTCGATAGTGTAACTGGTGAAAGAGTAGCATCTGTTACAAAATCTGTAACTACTAACAGCTCGGCTGAGTTTTCTATAGCACTTTGGCCTACTTCTAGAGCGACAGAAACAGCCTTCTACAAGTGTAGTGTCAATCACACTGGGATTAAAGATTTTATATCTCCTTTAGTTGAAGGGGAATCTGTATTATCTTGGGCTACGTTTAAAGCTTCTGGCGCTTCTATAGAGGCCAATGAGACTTCTGGTTTTGCGCAGCATTTACAAGATATGTCTCTGCATTTAACTACTGCGCAGAACATAGCTTTGGATGCTGCTAATAATCCTTCTATAGCTAACCCTTACGCGACTTTGAATGATATAGTTCTGTCTGGAGGCGGTCACGTAGTACAGGACGAAGGTAATAATGCGCCTGCACAGGGGAAGCTTAATTTTGTAGGAGCAGGAGTAACTGTTTCTGATGACCCTGATAACGGGGCTACTGTAGTCACTATCGTGACCGGCGAAACAAGCGCCGCTACTAATTTAGTAGCTGGGGCTGTTAAGCTGTCTGTAGCTGCGGTTGATGCTGAGAATCCTATAGCAGTTGGCACTAACGACTCTAGGCTTAGTGATTCACGAACTCCTCTTAGCCATACACAGCCTCTTTCAACTATAAACGATGTAACTATATCTGCCGCTAATCTCAATAGTTTAGATGATGGAATTAACTCTACACTCCATTTTCACAATGCTGATAGAGATAGGGCTAACCACACAGGAACTCAGGGGTGGGCTACTGTAACAAAGACAGGATCTTTCTTAACTGACATAGCAGATATACCAACTCCGGTAGCTAGTAAAGCTCTTAAAAGAAACGCCACTAACACAGGCTACGAGTGGGCAGATATTTCTGGGTTAACTGACCATGAGGGATTGACTGGTTTGCTAGGTGGTGCTGCAAACGACCACCATCACATAACTAGTGCTCAACGAACAGATTTAACGGACGGCGGTGATAGCACTCTCCATTATCATGCTAGTGACCGACTTGTTGATAACCATGTATCAGGAACTACGAATAAGCTTTTTACTGCTACAGAGAAAACTAAATTAGCAGGCATATCTGATGCTGCAAATAATTATACTCATCCTTCAACACACTCTGCTGATATAGTAACTGATGGCACAACTAATAAAGCATTTACTGCAACTGAAAAAACAAAGCTAAGTGGTATCGCAGATAGCGCCAATAATTATGCTCACCCATCAACTCATACAGCAAGTATTATCTCTGTAGCTACTACTGGGTTTGCTGGTAATTTAACTTCAGCAGAAGATACTGTGCAAAAGGCGCTAGATAAGATTGACGATTTAGTTTTAGGAGCCACGCAAGTAGTATTGGAGCATGAAGACACGCAAATAACCACGCAATATACGTTAGTGGTTGGATTAGACGAAGAAGGAAATACTGTACTAAAAATAGTGGAGTTATAAATGAACTTTCGAATTAAAAATAAAGCTACTATACTTTTCACTGCGACTATTGGCGCTTTCTTTGTAGCCCAGATATATGCGGCTCCTGGGGATAAAACTGACGTTGGAAGTGTTTCTGCTGTGAGGCATAAGCGGTTATCTAGCGCTACGTTAGACTACAATAGGATGCCTAACCGAGTAGTTGTTCAGGATAGTCTAACCTCCGCTTCATCTACTGAGGCTCTCTCAGCAAAGCAAGGTAAGAATCTTAAAGCGATCCAGGACAACTACAGCACGGCGCAAGCCGCAAAGGATGAAGCACAAGACTCCAATATTAACGCGCGCCTTGCAACCTCAACGGCAGCAGCAACCTACAAAACCCTCGAAGGTTTCAACGACTACTCCGCCGCACAACACGCCAAGCGCATCGCCCACAAAACCGCCGACGATCACCCCCAGTACCACAACGACACGCGGGGGGATGCGCGGTATCAGAAAAGCACATTAACCGGGCTTTCCGGCGATGCCACGTTACGCACCAACAACACCTACATTGCCAACGCCACCGGCAGATTGACGTTAGCCAATTACTCCACAGGCAGAATCGTTTTGTTCACGAATTACAGCGCCCGGCTCATCCCAGGTCAATCATCCATGCAGGTTAAGTGGACGCATCCTTCCACTTTCACAGGCTACACAACATCGGCAGGATGGTCGGTAAAAATACCGGTCAATACCTACCTGGAACTGGTATCGCTAGGCTCCCCAATGTGGCAGGCGATCATGACAACGCAGCACCTGGTTAAAACTGGAATAGATGAATTTAACGCACTGCCGAGTGCAACCATAGTTATTACCAACTTAGTACCATAGGAGGTCGGGATGAGATTATTCTTTATAAGTATATTTTTGCTCCTCCTAACCAGCAACGCCTGGGGAGCATCTATTACCAACGCCACCGGCCAGGCCGCAGGCACCTATAACTGGTCAGATTCGGCCACATGGCAGGGCGGCGTTATTCCGGGTCACGACAGCAACGCAAACAGCGACACCGTTATCATCAACGCCCCGGCCAGCGGCGTCATCACTCTTATCATCGACCAAAATCTGACCATCGGCAATCCGGCAGACAACACCACGTTCGGGGTTTTGGTTAAAGGGGTTTCAGCAACCAATTACGTGCGGCTGCAGGTTGCCGACGGCGTGACGGTAACGTTTACCGGGCTCACCAATTACGGACTCAATCAGGGCTATCCTCTGAAAGTTGAGCGGTACGGCCGATTCGAGCCACAACCGGGCAGCGCGGTAGCGATGGACTCGGCCAGTGAAATGCAAAACATGGCGCTGATACAGGGCACCGTCTACGCCGTCGGCACGGCTGACAAAAAAATAACCTTTACCTCCCCGGCTGCCCGCGTCAATTGGAACAACAGCGGCACCACTACCCTGACAACCGCCCACGAAAAACAGTATTGGGTGGATAAAAACATCATCAACATCAAACTCGACCGCGACTGGATAGCCAATGCAGACGGCACCGGTCCCGGCGACGACTCGGCTACCGGCAGCACGTCAATAAACGTCTCGGCGATGGCCCCGGCGGGTTTATTCACAACCCGCAAAAATTACCAATTGGACGCCAACGGTTTGCCCGATCCGACCAACCTTACCGAGGTCGGGGATTATTCCATTAATCACGACATGGGACAGATATTTGTCAAAGTAACCGATCAGAACTATGCCGCCATCTCCGCGACTATCGCCTATAAATACCTCACCTATACCGGCTGGGGCATCAAGCTGCTGGAGAATACCACCTACAACGAAGGCTTTTTTGAACACTGCAATTTTGAGTACATGGGTTTTTACACCACAGCGTTAGGTTCCAACTATGGCGGAATTACTGTCAGATATAAAAACAGCGCAGCCAGCGCAGCCGACCGTCTATTCAGGTTTGCTAACAACCGGGTAAGGTACTCGGCCTCGTTCCTCGGCCTTCGGGCGCTGACCGGCACGGCTGCCGACCCGATACTGATTGCCAACAATGATTTTGGTGCCGTCTATGCCGTATCGAGCGCGTTTGCCACTCTTAATTTTTACGCTGAGGCCAGCGCTTACGTAGCCTTGCGCGACAATCTGGTTAAGACATACCGCTATTTTGTCTCTTCCGGAGGTTACAGCGCGATTCCTATACCGTTGTCAAATTTTACATTTACCGGCAACAAAATTGCCGCGGCGCAATTGTGGGAGGCAAAGCAGTATGGCGGCGCTCCGATGCCGGATCTGGACATGTCTGGCAACTATCTGCACGGTTTCGGCTCGTCCGCCATTGCCTCGTCTCTCGTGTATATCAAACATATTTACGGAACTGCCGGCCACCCGGTGCTGATTCATCACAACGAGTTCGCCCATAATTACCGGACGATTCTGCACGAGTCGCATATAAAAATTTATGGCAACAATTTTAGGAACTGCAACAAACACTCAAATATGATGGCCGCATCTAGCCTGGACGAGTACTTATCCGACGTTGATTTTTACAATAACGTGGCGTGGGGTCACGGCATCAGCATCAACACCTCCGGGTTATTCCAGCTTGGTTATAACAATCGCGTATGGGTGGACAATATCAGGTGTAAAAACAATACGCTGTATAACGCAATCAACGGCTTGGAGTTGTCAGACCTCGACATAGGCGGCTCTGGCACCACCAACATCGTAACCGTGGGCACCAATATCGAGTATGACAACAACATTGTCCACTCCATGACCACCAACGGCGTGCAGGTGGGGCTGGGCTGGAACTCCCGTTACAACCGTACCCGGCTGCACCTGGTCAGCCTCGACAACAATATTGTGTACAACTCCGGCTCTGCAGCCTATCTCAATGTTACCCCCGGCACGTTTACGTGGGGCGGGGAACGGTACAATCTGGCGGCAACGCGCAATGTTGAAGGGGTCGCACTTCATTCGGCCAGCTACAGCAGTCCGCAAACCAACAAAGCCCTGGCGTTGACAGTAACCACACCCGGCAGTGACGAAACACTGGCATGGGATGGCGGCACGGCTATCCAATTGGTGCAGGGCACCGGCTCGTTCACCAGCGCCGGAACTAATCCGGCTGACGGTTCCAGTGGTCGAACTCCGTTCGGCACGGTCACCGACGCCGCAAAAACCTGGCAGGTTGACGATTTTCGGGATACTGACATCAACACCGTAACCAGCCCGTCGGCAATGTGGATCAAAATCACCTCTGGCACCGGCGCGGGGCAGATCCGCATGATTGCCCACACAGCCAGTGCTACCACATTGAGGATTGTCCCAGCCTGGGACACGCTGCCGCAGGTGGGCGACACCTACACCATTTACAAATCAATGGTGCAGTTGACCGACGGGGCTGGGACAAATACTATTATGGCCGGTATTGATCTCCGTACCTTACCTACCACCTCACAGACCGACACCGGTATCTCGTGGGCCAACAACAGCCTGACCAGTGACCCACTGCTGGCGAATCCTGCATCGCTGTCCACCAGCGTTAATGACTACAAAATCACCGCAGGCTCACCGGCCATTGACGCGGGAACGTCACTCAATGCCCCTGCCACCGACTATTTTGACACTTCACGCACTACTGCTGATATTGGGTTTTTTGAGTTTGTGTCGGCAGCAAACACCACCTTCGCCGCCTCCGGTACGGTTTCAGGCATCGGTACCAGTGACACAATCAGCACTATCCAGATCATCTGGCAACTAAGTGGGACCGATGCAAACGAATCTGCCGCTATATCAGCGGGCAGGACAGTATCGTTAACTGAGTCCTCAGATGTATCAGCTTTTCAGGGGTCAGGTTACAACGTATCCATCTCTAAATTGGGGGCGGGAACCTACACGCCAAAAGTAAGAGTTATCGAAAATAGAGGCGCAGGCGGCAACGTTACCGGGGGCTGGACCGCTGGCAGCAATTTTGTAATTCCGTAATGGTCATCAGGCTGGAATGGTCAAACGAGGGGAGAGTTTAAAGCCTACTCGTTCGATGGTGGATTTGGAAATCTGTTGACGGGCTATTTTGAAGTTTCTGTCGGCACCCACGAACGCAAAAGCATCCTGGCAAACGAACTTCAAACACTGTGAATGGAGGTGACTGTGCAGGAAGAATATAGAGGACCGGAGCGGCGGAGAATAATAATGTGTACGCTGCTGATGGTTATTGCATCAGGCTGCTCAAGGCACCAGCTAGACTCCTACGATGTTAGCCTATCAGCTAACGATACAAAGTATCAGAGTGATAGATCAGACACGGCAACTACAGTTGGTGGAAAGATTGATTTCCACTTTAAGGTGAAGAGATGAACACTATAAAATCAGCAGTAGACGCTTGCTATAATAGCTACGATGATGCACAAGCTATTCAAGTAGATGATATGTACTATCATGTATGCGAGATAGATGGTACTACCTATTTAGCTATTAGAGGCACTGATAATAAAATGAACGTGCGTAGAAACCTTAGGTTTTGGCCAGCGCCCAGTCCCAAAGGTCACATAGCACATAAAGGGTTCGTTGGCGCTAGCAACGTCCTAGTGCAAGAAGCTAAAAGAATAAAAGAAGAATCAAAAAATTTTATCATAACAGGCCACTCTCTAGGCGGAGCTACCGCTATTATACTAGCGGAAGCTTTGGAGTGTCAGGTAATTAGCTTTGGGTCTCCTAGAGTATACTTTAAATGGGGCAGCAGCCCTACCTTGAATCATCTTAGGGTAATATGCGACGATGACCCTGTGCCTATGATTCCTAGGCTTCTTTACAAGCACGTAGAATCCCAATCACTTGTGCTTCACGACAATGATGGGGGCATAGATACAAAAGATCACGACATTGATGTGTACCGTAGTAGAGTATACGCTTATTTCAACGGAGTCTATAATGGGTAAGAAACTAAAAGATATACTTGCCGGGTTTATTGAGGATAAGAAAACATCAACTGCAGGAGTAGTCCCATTGGCCGGAGCAGCGGCTATGGCCTATGGTATGTATACAGGGGCAGTTCCTATTACGTACGAGAACGTCGGTATAGTTGCAACTGGAGCTTCTACTGGTATAGGACTTTTATTTGCAAAAGATTCAGCAAAGAAGAAGAGAGTGCCAAGGAAGAAGAAATAAGAAAAGCCCCTCAACTAAAGTTGAGGGGCTTTTTAGTTATCGCTACGGGAATTAACGTAGCGTTACTAGTAATCTTTTCCTTTTTTAAGTATCTTTTGGTTTGAGCTTGCTAAGGTAACTCCATATACTGTATCGAAATTTCCTTTAAGCTCGTCTATGTATCTACCAGTTTTAATATAGTCGAATTGGTTTCTAATACTAAAGTCAATCTCTGCTATAATCTTACGCGTAAACAGCCACGTCTTAAGCCCTGCATTTTTAAGTTTTTCAGCCAATTCAAGCAGCTCTTTAGTAGGCTGCTCTGTAGGCTCGCCGCCCATAAACATAACTTGAGTAACTAGCCTAGGGTTTTCTTTTGATTTACTTATTAAGTACGCGCTTAGTTCTTCTACTGATACCTCGTCACCTTTAGTAGGGTCATGCGTTTCTGGGTTGTGACAATTAAAACAATGTGGGCCTGAGCAGCCTGCGAAATAAATGTCAATAGATAGTGAGGATAAGGAGTATTGGGTAGTAAGTATCCTCATTATAGTTTAACCTTCTCTGCTTTGTAGAACTGTCTATTTGGGTAGTCTTCTTCTCGCCTTACCTGATTCCAGTATTTAACGTTGGTAAGAAACCCAACAACCCTCGTAAAGTTATCTGCAACATCAGCCCCACATATTGAACACTTCGTATCTTTACCTATACTCATATGGTCATTTACACATCGCTGTATATTGTAGTTAATAGCAAAATAAACAACCCCCTGCTTGGCACACGTCTTAATAAGATCTACTATCTTATTGTGGTCATTTATCCTTTCTTCTACATTTAGGTGACATATAGCACCGCCTGAAAAGTGACTGTCAAACAACCCCTGAAGCTTGATTCTATCTAACAAATCAGCCTTAGTAACTAGAGGAATAAACTGATTGCTGTAGATATCGTACTTATCATTAAACCCTAGAAGTCTGTCTTTAGCAGCCAATTTAATCGAACTGCTTTCTCCTGGGATTTGTTCACAGTTATGTGGAGTCTTGTACAACTTCTGGTATTTGTCATTTTCAAGGTTAATAGTTTCTAGAAGAGCTACTACAAAATCTTGCCCGTCACTTTCTAGAATATTGTACCCCATAATTTCACAGCATTCATTAAGCCCGTTAACTCCTAAAGTGGAGTATTGTCTTGATAACTCCATAAAACCTAGTGAGTAGAGCGGTAAATTTCCACTTTCAATCCTCTTCTTAATTATGGTTCTTTTAGTGTGGTTAACTTTAGCAGCCACCCCTACTAGTTCTTTTAACTCACTAAAGAAGTGTGTTTCTCTTTCTACGCTGTTACTTATTTTAGCTGCTCTCGTAGCCAGCTTGGGTAAATTTACAGAAACCACCCCAAGAGACCCTATCTTGGAACTACCGCTTCCGAATGAGTTGAAGTACTCATTATCCATTTCGGATCTTAAACGGCAGCATGAGCTAAGCATCGAGGATTTGCCTATGTAGATGTTGATAAACCCATAGGCCATGTTTTTCTTTGCAATGAACTCGGCAAAGGTATTGTCTAGTAGTTCCTTCTGGTCGTTTATTGTAAAGCAGGCAGTCACTATAGGAAAAGTAATCGGGGTGCGCTCCATTTCTTTATTCATTACATCTAGAAACAACTCTTGTAGTTGCTCGACCACATATATAGTAGGGGTGCTCCCATCCGGGAATACGTAGTTCGGGCAAAGGCTTTCTAAGAAAGGCCTGTCGAATATAGACACATTTGTAAAGCACGATTGGGAACCTCTTGAGGGTTGTCCAAGAGTGTAAATTAGACTTACTATAGTCTCTTTTACGTATTTCCAGCATGAGGCTTCATCCTTGAATTCAAAGCCTGCATCTTTTTTATCAGTCAGAATTTTCTCTACATAATAACTCATAACTATGAACAAATCCGCCAGGCCGGTGGCCCCTAGGGTTGAGTTCGCCGCAATTATAGTGAATTGTTCCACCTGGCTTTTGAAGCTGTACAGGTATTTAGGAGCAATTGATTTAATCTTATCGACCATCGGGAGACCTAAAAGTGAAATATCGTAAGTGCTGTAATTAAAACAATAGGGACTCCCTGCAGCGATGCCGTGAGCATCATGAAAATAAACATTACCTGATATTTGATCTTCCATAGCTGAGTTAGCTATAGCAGCCCCATAAAGCTTCTTCATATTTTTCCATAGCATATAGTAACTATTTAGTTTTAAAAAAGGCTTTGGCAACTCCAAGCTGTATGCTATATTGCTGTTGTCAGACATATTAGCGTTGGAGTCTATACTGGCATCGGCAGTAGTAGCTGCAGCGAAGAACTCTTTTGAAAATTTTGACATGTCAAGTTGCTTGCCGATACCGTCGATATCAAACAACTTTTGCCCGTATTTAGATTTTAGGTACATCATTAAGTCTACAAATTCTTGGTCGTACGTTTGGTGAATATACATGCTTTGTTCTCCTTCTTAAAGAATAGAAAGGAGAGTGTACAACAATACACTCTCCTATGGGTATCTATATTATATACCTAATTCCAACCTTTTTTATTTAACTTTTGTGGCAACTTTCTTAGCTACTTTGCGCTTGCTTATCGGGGTTACATCGAGCCCCCTAGGAACTACCGCGTCAACAAGACCCCATTTAACCGCTTCTTCTGCTGTAATATACCAGTCTTGTTTTTTAGCATGTAGTTCATCAAGTCTCTTTTGGGTGACTCTACTCTTCTCTACAATGATACTATCAATAACCTTCTGGTCTTTTGCCAGTTGGTCTGCGTTATCCTTATGGTCTTGCAGCTTTCCATAGCCTGGAAAATTTGCTATACTGTGGGCCATAAGTGCGCAAAAAGAATATGCGTACCGGGCGTGCCCAGATATTAGAATTAGAAATGCCATTGACGCGGCCTGCCCTTGTGCTACAGTTACCACAGGGGTTTTTGATTGGTAGATCGCGCTCACTACTGCAAGGCCGTCTGTAACGTAACCTCCGGGGCTATTTATAAATAAAGTTATAGGGTTGTATAATCTGTTATACCCTACTTCCCTAGCAGTCAGTTCTTCATCTTCACTATTGAAACGCTCTATCGCCATAACAGCTTTTTCAATCCATGTTTCATCTACAGGGCCATTTAGAATTATTTGCCTGTTAGCTAGATGCTCTTTGTAAACATCAGTGGCTATATTGCCTGTGCTTAAAAGCTCCTGCGGGTTACACCCCTGTGCTACCGAAACCTCCTTTACGTTCGGTTTCGTCAAGTTCATCAACTGCCACAAATTTTGCTTGTATATATTCATTAAATACCCCCTGCGCGATTCTGTCTCCGTCGGCTATTACGACTGGTTCCGTTCCGTGGTTAATTACAATAGCCCCAATTTCATTTCTATAGTCAGAATCTATAGTCCCTGGAGTGTTAACTAGAGTGATGCCGTGCTTAAGAGCTAGGCCAGACCTAGGCCTAAGTTGAAGCTCATATCCTTTGGGTATAGCCATAGCAATCCCAAGAGGTATAAGCTTCCTCTCTCCGACATTAAGTATCAGTGGCTCGTCGAGGTATGCATAAAAGTCTACACCAGATGAGCCGACGGTAGCGTCTTTAGGTAGAGGGTGCCTCCCATCCCTAACGTTTTTAATTTTAACGTAAAACATATATTTCTTTAAAGCAGAAAACATCAAACCTCCTATCCAATTAAATTTTCTTGTAAAAATTCAAGATTAACTTCTTTACCAGCACTACACATGTCTGCTAGGTGAACTATAAGTTCAGCGGTTGCGTATTCCTCAGGAAACTTTTTAGCTCTATTATGGGAAGTCCACCGACCTGTATGGTAGGCAACCGCATTACATATCTCAGAAACGTCCTTCTTAGCTATGCCCTCAAAGTCAATAGCAAGCTTAGCCAAGAATCCAGCTCCGTCTCTATCGTGAGTTTTGGTTGTGTATTTCTCCATCACTAGCCCGTATTTAACTATGTCGTGCAGGATAACGGAAGAAATAACTATGTCTTTTTCTCTACCTTCTAAATTATAAGCTCGACACAGAATGCCTGCAAAATATGTGGCAGACCTTGTATGTCGTACTAACCCACCTGTGCCATTACTTTGAGCCGGGTGGTATTTTCCAGTAGATGAACTGGGCACCAGCCAGAAATAAGCTGGTGCCTTGTCCAACGCGAACTTTGTAAATTCACGTATGTTATCATCCTCAATCTGCCTAAGCTCATTGCCTAGTAGATCCTCTGCTCTGCTCATTAGATAATATCCTCATAGGTGTTGCGAAGTCTTTCTATTGAAATTTCTTCTACGTCGAATCGTCCTTCTGCCCAGTGTGTTAGAATATTGACTCCGCGCCAATAAGCATTCAACCCTCCGTAGGCGTAATCATCAACATGCTCGAAAAACGCTCCACACATCAATATCTGTAGGATATTGTCAGCTCCATGCCTGTAGTAGTTGACGTTCTCACGTCTATGAGAATGTGCGAACACCAGACTTTTAGCAGTCATTTCAGCTGCCCGGTGGATTGCGTAGCGACCTGAAACGGCCTGGTTTGCCATATTCATTAAAGAGTGCGTGAAATTAACTCCGTCGAACTCAATACCTTGTCGGTATGGAATTATGTCATGGAACCCGTGGTCTAATAGGTTAAGGTCATCGTCAAGGTTAAGGTGCTCTTTAAGTTCTGCACGGGTTTCGAGATAGCGTACAAGTCTGTCTTCGTGATTACCGTAGATATAAACAATACGAGGTTTGTATACTCGCTCTTTAAGTCTACGTTGCTTGTCTTGAAGTGTTCGTAGTTGGAAGAACAGAAGATCAAGCGCCATATTACCTGCGGCTATGTCGTTCTGGTATCTCCGCCCTTCCATTACTCCTGACTTGTTGAGATCCCAGTTAGATAAGCTTTCAAGAGATACGAAATCCCCCATAGTTATAATCCGGTCAGGCCTGCGGTCAACAATTAGTTGACCTAGTATAGCGAATCTAGATAGGTCTTGCTCGGGGCCTACGTGTGCGTCAGGTATTACTAGTGTAGTATTATTTAATATTTCCTCCGTGGTTCAGTGAAGTAGAACATGTTCTACTTATTGTCAGTTAACCCATGTAGTGCCAAAAAGTGCGCATCCGCCAAATCATAAATACTAGAGGGCTTTAAACTTCGATTAATAATGTAGTCCTCAAATCTTACTTTAACCTCGAATGGAAGTTCAGCAACTGTCGCCTTCTTAAGCCCGTCTTTAAGTTTCAGTCGTTTAATTTCCCTCCTTTCCTCTATCGGAATAACCTTGGCTCTCCAACTTGTCACTGGAACGGTGGTAACTTTAATACCTGGGTATAACACATATAATCTAGTTTTTATATACCATAAAAGGCCAGCTAGAATATCTTTACTAGAAGACACAGACCCAAAGCTTAAACCTTCTATGAATACATCTGGAAGTACGTTCTCGTAATTTATGGCATCATCTACAACCTTCAATAGTCTATCCCATTGGTAGACTATTAGCTCTTCGTTATCAATCTCTTTCGGGGCACATATTAGTTCGTATGATACCAATGAGCCGGTGTCAGTTACGGATACTACAGCGGTGCTCCTTTTAGATTGATCTATCCCTATTCGCATTTAAAGTCCTTTTCTTCGCTGCTCCTCAAGGATAATACCTTTGGCAAGAATTAAGTAATTAATTACGTCGTCTATAGCGTCAAATACTCCCTCACCTTCTACGGCCAACTTGCCATGCTTAAGGTATGATTTGATACGCATAAACTTATCCTGGCTTCTTAGCAGTATTCCGAGCACAGGGTGAACCCCAAGGGAATTAGAGGCTTTGAAGTTATCAAAAACTCCGCCACCTGCTGTGTAGTCTTGATTTTTAGCTTTCATGACCTCTAACGTGGCTGCACAAGTTGCTCTATGCAACTCAATAAGTTCGTCCCTAGACATGTTATACTTAGGCCCTATGCCCTCTTTAGGTACAAATTCTATTTCTACTTCTTTTGCAACTTTCTTACTCAAAGCTATACCTCCTTCTTAAACATCCATTCTCCAGACTCTTTGGCTTCTAGGATGGTTCCTTTATGTTTATATCCTACTTTGTTTAGCACGCTATATTTCCAAGATGAACGCCAACGCTTACGCTTCATTTGCAGGCTAGGCTCTATCCAAACATTAGGCCCGTACTTGTTAAAGTAGTAAGGCATGTTACTTTCACAAGACTTACAAATTCCCCTGTTAGCGTGGCTCCACCTAACGTCTCCACAAAGAGCGCACCCAAGTATTTCTATGTCAGTGCCTCTAAGTTTCCTTGTTCTCCAACCCTGAGCACCCCACAGCAAGCTCTTGCCTATGAAATACTCTTTCTCTCCTATTACTATGTAGTACATATCCATGAGCAGCCCTTTAATGATAGATAGGTTGCTTAAGATAGCATTTTCTTTTTCATCGAAAGAATAAATGCACTTTATTCTTTCTCCATTAAACCAAGCTATAAATCCCATAGGCTCGTCATTTTCTAACCAAATGGAATCTATTTTACATAAAGACACCCTACAAGTTACCCTAAATACTTTTCCGGTAGCTAAACTTTGCGCGTCTGAAATTAGAAGCTCTGATAGCTTCATACTTCCTACAACCTTAATTAGAGCATCACGTAAATCATCTTCGTCTCGTATAACTACTATAGGTGACGAATCCACATTTATAGTAAGGTTGCGTTTGGTAAAGTTTAAAATGTTATAGACCCTAATAGGGTACGGTGTTTCTATTTCTTCCTTGGATAAATACTTATTGCATTCAGCCCAACTGTTGAAAAAATCAAACGGGTATATGTTATGCCCATCACTTACACCAGCTATAGTGTATCTAGGGTTTATAGATATGCCCATATCAAGTTTTATTTCTTCTGTTAATTTTGCTGGTTTTAGCTCATAGTCGTCTCTGTATTTAACAGCACAATAATTAGGCTCTTTGCTGACCACACAGATTGTCGAAGCTCCTTCTGGTATAGCCCTTATAGCTACCGGGTAGCTTAACTCTGAAAATGAAGTTTTAATGTACTCTATATCACCGTACACAATGTCTGAGGATATGTCGTCTATTGAAAGTAAGGTTTGAACTTCCAGCATCGGGAAAATCTTTATCCAGTCTTTTGAAAGAACATCTAGAAAAAGATCTCTATGTGGCTTGTCACACGCAGAAATAAATCTAACTAGTGCAGCTTCTCTAGACCTAGTTATGTTTACGTCTTCGTACCTGCGTATTAGTTTTAGAAAAGAATCAAAAGTTGCATTATTTTCGTCTGCTACAGGAACGTAGTGGTATCTAGAAGGATCTATTGATCTGAACTTAGAGTTCCACAAACAGAACCATGCAAAGAAGGATAGAAGCCAAAGCTCAGAGGCATTTAGTTCGCTTACTATATCCGTAAACGCTGATTTTCTTGCAGGCATATACCTAACTTCGTGCATGACGGAGGTGACATACATAACTTTTGAAATGTCTGCGTCAGTTATTTTTATCATGTTCCTCCTTATAATATTCTAGATATTCCGTCTTCTTTAACAACTTCTATTGAACTATCAAAAACCACTTGGTTTACTAACGGAGTGTGGCTAATTGTGTATATGCATTTACCCTTGTTTCTTAGGTAAGATAAAACTTCAAATAACCCCTCTTTTCCTTCGTCATCAAGGGCGCTAAATATTTCGTCAAGCACCAGCACATTGTAGCAAGCAGACCCCATTGCCTCTAGCATCTCAATAACAGAGAATAGGCAGGCCATTTTAATTCTTGCGCGTTCCCCGCCACTGTAGTTAGCGAACGGCATATTTTTATCTGGGTCTACTACAGAAAACTCAATTTTTCCTTCCGCTGAAATATAGAAGGAGCACTTAATCTTGCCGTTAGTTATTATGGAGGAATACTTATCCATCGTAGCGTTAAGGGTTTGAAGAAACCTATTCATCTTATGAACTCTGTACCCGTTGCCGCCAAGTATCCTTGTCCAGTTATCTAGAAGATCAATTCTACTGTACAATTCTGAAAGCTCTTTTTTAGCTACTTCTATTTTTTCTGAAATTTTAATGTTGTTGGCTATAGCGTCTTGGTTTATTTTTTTGTATGTCCTAGAGCGTGTGTTGTTTTCTCTTATATCCTTTAGTTTGTGTTCCAGCCTTTGCTTATAAAGCTGCTGTGCAAGTATCTTCTCACGCTGCTTAACTATTTCATTATTGATTACTTCTTCGTCCTCTACTGTTGGAGGTATGAAGTTATCCGTCAGGCTTTTAAGAGCTTCTACTGACACACGTAGCTCATTATAGTTTTTCCATGCAGCTACCCTAGCTTCTGAGTTGTCTAATTGTAAGGCTAAGTCTGCGAGTTTACTATTGCATTCGTCTATGGTTTCTACCAACGAGGCTTTGCGCTGTTCGTATTGCATAAGTGCGTCGTTGCTATTGACGCTCTGGCCGCACCTAGAACATACACTTTCAGGGGCTACCATGCCAGTTAACGATTCTCTAGCAACTTTACGAGTCAACTTGACCTCTGTACAAAGTTTGGTTATGCGTGCTAGCTCGTTTATGTCTAGTTGCTCAGTAGATGAATGTAGGTAGTCTAGTGCGGACAGCCTAAGGGTCTTAGTCTCTAAGTTGGCCTTATTTATACTATATTTAGCTAATTCGCCTTTCTTAGTCGCCAACACTTCTGCTTTTGCCCACACAGCATTGAACGCTTTATTTAGCCCGTCCAGTTCGTTAGAGGCTTCCACTATAGCTCTTTCTACAGGTTCTTCATCTAGCTCGTCTGGAATGTTGGGTATAATACTTGTAACGCTATCCTCTAGTGACGCTATAAGTATTTCCTTGTTCTTAATCTCAGCCTTTACTTGTTTATTTTTAGCTTTTACTTCCACCAGCATAGCGTCGAGTTCATCTAGCTTTAGTACCTTGTTTATAAACCCTTTCCTAGCTGTGTCTGTGGAATCTTCTACCAAGTCTAAAGTGCTATCTGTTGATTGGTAGGTCATGTTTGCAAATGTTTCGTATTGATCTTCTAGAATTTCTCTAATTAGCTCAAGATTTTGAGGAATAGTTTTCCTAGATATATTCTTACCGTCTACGTGTACACTTATAGTTCCAGTCTTACGAGAGTTTACTACAGTGTATTCTTGCTTTCCTTTGGTGAAAACTACCGTGATTACGTAGGGCTGTTTTGTAACTGTATTAGACACATCATCAATCTTAGTGCCTTTAGGATTACGGTTAAACAGTCCTTGGGCTAGTGCTAAATAGATAGACGTTTTACTAGCTCCGTTTACCCCTCCTATACTGTGTATCCCAGAATTGAAGTCGAACTCTAAGTAGGAGTAGGCAAAGCAGTTTTGAAGTATTATCTTTTTAAACACTATCACAATTCTCTCCTAAGCTCTGCCATCATATCTGCTATTAGGCTGTCGGAATACCCTAGGCTTTTCATATAGCTTTGTAGATCATCCGGCGTATCCACAGCTTCTTCTGCTAATGATTCTTCAACTTTAACTTCTAGGTGTTTTTCCAGTTTGGGTATCTTGCACACCCTTACATTTTCCGGTATATCTTTTATAGCTCTTAGCTCTTCTGGGGTTCCTTCTACATCAATTTTAAAGAAGTCCTTATACCCTTCAAAGCTCGCCAGATAAACATCATCTGCGTTACGTTTCCTATAAACTAGATGCGGGTAGTCCAGCGTCTTTCTTGTAGTCGTTATACCGCCATCAATTTCAATCTCTACGTAACCACATTCGGGCGCGTACTCAAACTCTTTGTTGACTGGGTTGTTAGTGTAGATGACATTTCCAAAGGCCATAGGCATATGTATATCTCCTAATACACATAGGTCATAGCCTTTAGTGAATTTTTTAAAATCTATTTCTTCCTTAATGTGCGGCGGCACTTCACATCTTGCATGAGATATCAGTATGTTTGTGCCTTCTGTAAAATTAGGCGTATAGTAGTGTATAGAATCATGGTTAACCAGATGAAAAGTTACTCCTAGAAATGTAGGACTTGTCCGGTAGAACACGTTATCGAACCTGTCCACCTCTAAGTAATCAATTATACTTTCGCCATCTTTTAATTTTTCATGATTCCCTGCTACTAACAAAGTGGTTACGCCGGTCTTATTAAGCTCATGCATTAAATACATAAACAACCTTAACTCTTCTTTCTTGGGATCTATAGAGTCCAGCGTATCACCGCATAAAGCTAGGATAGCACGTTTATCTACACAGTCAGATATAAGATTGTCTATAAACTCTTCGTACCTATCTATTTGCCACTGCTTAGGTACGTTTGGCACCATTTTAAGGTGTAAGTCTCCTACTGCTATAACTTTCATAATCCTCCTATGTGGAAGAGGGTGAGAGGATCGAACTCTCAGAGCGTGGTCTTAGCACGCCCGGACTGATTAGCAATCAGCTTCCCTACCATTAGGCCAACCCTCCGCATTGATTATCTAGAGTACATCCTACGAAAGTTCTCAACAGTAGTTGAAGCTTTAGTAACTACATCAGCCAGCACCTTCTTGCGATCTTCTACAAACGAAACAGCTTTTTCAGTCTTCTCGTTGTATTTAATCTCTGCCTTCATATACTCAGCGTAGGCATCTTCAATAGCTTTTGCAAACTTATCTACGTCCTTAGAAAGTGTAGTCTCTATGGACTCAATTTCTTTGCTTGCCATAGTAGCTGCGGCTTCAAATTTGTTAATGAACTTATCGAACCCTGCCACTGCTGATGCCAACTGCTGCTCCGGTGAAAATATCTTGAATTTGAAATTCATAAATCCTCCTTTAAAGAGGGAGGCTTGCGCCTCCCTTAATTGCTAGGGTAGAACAAGTTCTACCTTACCATTCTACATCGTCAGCACCGCCGCCGTTGTCAACAACGATGGTAGTTTTTTCACCAGTTTGGGTGGACGAGCTATCAGGTTTAGCAGTAAGCTTCTTCTGCTGCTCATTTTTGAACTCCAGCAGTTGTTTGTTTACGCCGGTAACAAGCTGGAAGTTTTCTTTAAAAACTGCTGCAGGTACAGGCTCGCCTTTGTCAGACTTAAGACGATAGAACACGGTTGCTCCCTGCTCGTCTTCTTCCGTACTGAACTTAGTAGTTACAGCAATAGTCGGAATGCCTTTAAGCCCTTCGTTGATGTAGTCCTGAAATGCTTTGTAGCTAGTGCCTTTGACATAGAACATTGCGATAGGGCAGTCAGTTCCATCAGGAAGTTTGGTTCCCGCCGGGAGGCGGAGGTAAACTACGTGCTGATTGATACAGCGATCTCCCTTTTCAAGCCCATCTTTCCTACGAGCACACGACTTGTCGTTACAAACAGACTTGTAGTTATAGCCGGTAGGTACTTCGCCGCGCTCGCAGATGATCTGGCTAGAACACCGCTTTTTGGGGTCTTCGGACCAGAAGGAATACTGAGTTCCGACTTTAAGGATAACACAGTTAAGTTTTTCGCCGAGGTCTGTTCCTGCGTGCTCAAGCACTTTTTTACCATCGACGGTTTTGCTGGACTGGCCTAGAACGAAGTTGCCTTTAGGCACTTTGTTTCCGCTAAGGTCAGCACGTTCTTTGTAGTTGATTTTTACGATTGGAGTTTTAGTACCACCACCGTTGCCCTGTCCTGTAAGACGGGCGAGGTTTTCTTTTTCCTCGTCAGTAAGTAAGTCTAGAAGTTCTTGGTAAGCATCGGTTTCGGTGGGTTTGGTTTTAGCCATTGAGTAGTTCTCCTTCTTTTGAGTGTTGGTTAGAGTTGGTCGAATAGAGTGATTAGGAATGATATGAAATCGTAATCTTTCATTACCACCTCCTTTCTTTAAAAGTGTCGCATATTATACCACACTTTTTGTGATTTGTCAAGCATTATTTTCACTTTTTGTTATCTTTATTTCTGTAGCCTTCTATTAATTTTTCCAGAACATCGTTAGCGTTAAGCCCGTCCAACACCATTACTGGGAACACTTTTCCATTAGCACCTAAGAGTTCCATCTTATTGTACGTATGGTACTCCGGCTCAAAGTAGTTGGCAGGCTTAGACCCGCAATATTCCATAAACCTAATAGGGAAAGGTATGGTAAATCTGTCACCTTTCCATTGCACAGGTATATCAAGTGTATCAGCAGCACCTCCTATGAATAACATATATTACCTCCCCCTAAAAGGTGCAGTCCACTCGTCGTAACTATTATATATGTTGACCTTCCCTCTCTCGAATAACATCTCCTTAACTTTTTTGTCGTCCAATACAGGAGGCTCATCTATACGTGCTTTTATGTCTTCAAGCATGTTGATTCCTTCTCCCAATATTTTGTTGTATGTTTCTGCATCATGCAGCAAATTTACTAAAGGCACATTTCTATGCACTAGATGAAAATTTTCTTTAAGATTAGCCCTAGCCTTTTCAGAAAATCTAGGTATATCCAAATTGTCTACGTTCTTTTCTATTTCAGATATAGAGCCGTATTTTCTAATTAACTTAAGTGCCGTTCCAGGCCCCATACCTTCAGGTGAATATATGGAGTCACTAGTATCTCCGGCTAGCGCCTTATATTCAACAAACTGCTGTGGGGTTATCTGGTATACTTCTTTAAACCTAGGCTCAGTGACCCACACATTCTGGGGAAGCTCTACGTCTAATAGCTTCATTTTAGGGCCATAAGCCCTCTGCATAACTCCTGGCCTAAGCAACTGAAACAAGTCTGTATCAGAGCTTAAAATTGCAGCACGATAATTATCACCTTTGGTTGTAGCTAGATAGGAAATAATGTCGTCAGCCTCACATCCCCCAACACCAACAACTTCGAATCCAAACAAAGGAGCCAGTTTAATGAACTCGTCTACTTGCTTGAAGAACTTAGACAAGGCTTCCTTTTCGGCGGGTGTAGCAAGTTCTCTCCTAGCTCTCCTAGCTTCTTTGTATTGCGGGTACATAGCAAGCCTAAAGGCCGACTGGCCTCTATCACAGGCCAAGACTACCTTGTGTATCTTCCAATCCCTAACTATGTTCTTAATGTCAGCAATGAACCTCCAAACAGGATCGCTTTCATTGCAGTGGTATAAATTGAACATTGAATTTAGGGTATCTAATAAAAGCACGTTTTTCGTCACAGTACTTTAACTCCCTTCTCTGCTTGATCTTTAATGATCTTTTCCATACGTTTAGCACACTCTTCACAAAAGCAACTGTGTTCACCGTGCTTAACCTTCCCTACGTGTCGATGTTTCTTATTATTCCATTTAATTTCCATAGTAGCTATAGTAAGCATAGTACCAGCGTAGTCTTCTGGAATAAGCTTTCTACATGCTACGCATGTTCTGCTGAGTGTGACCATGTTAGCTCCTATATCAACTCGTAGAATCTTTCTAAAAATGCTTTTTCTGCATCAACCCGACTAAGCCCTTTAATAGGATAGATTACAGGAATTTCGCCAGCAGCCTTATTAGGCTTTGTGACAAATGGCTTTATTCCTTCTGTGGATTCCCATTTCCTAGTACAGTTATCAAGCAGCACCTGAGCCTTTTCAGTTACAAGCATTCGTAAATCTGCTAGTTTTATTTCTTCCATTATTTCTTTACTAGGCGTTGGTATTCTAAATTTCTCGTCTATAACGTTTCTTATTTTATGCTCTAGTTCACTAAACCCTTTTACTAGATGTTTAAAAGGCCTAGGCATATCGGGAAGGTATGCCTCTGCGCTATCATGCATTAGGGCGTAAATTTCTGCCTCTTTGGAAACGTTATAAGACATAATTATAGAATGCTCAGACACACTGTAGTGAAATTTAGTGTGTGCATTGTACCTGCAAACGCCAGCTAGCGCATGGGCTATATCCCGTAAAGATATAGCCTCTGTGGTTAAATTATCAATATCAAATACTTTTCCAGAAAAAGTCTGTATCCAACTCATAGTTACCTCCCTAAACTACCTTCAGGCTATGCCCGTTCTTAGCCCATGATTTTAAAACAGCTGACACTTTACGAGAGTATTCATGCGCCTCCTTCTCCGAAGGAGTATTTAAGTCTACGGCCATAAGCTCATCGTATAATGTTTCTACGTAACGAGCTAGGGCATAGTTCTCTAGCACAGTACCAGACTCAAGATAGTAAACCGTGTCGCTTATACTGAGCCTGTTCAAACACAGAAAGAACAGATTACTCGAAACCCAACTCTTCGAGTCCGACCTTAGAAATCCCGACTTTTCGCTTTGGCTCATAGTCCTCGCACTCTCCTTCCTGGTCTATAGTGATAGTTGCTTTGTAGCATTCTCCGTCAGTGTTATGGATGCACTTCTCTCTGTCACAAATTATGTCTGTCATTGGTCCTCCTCTTCGTCGTCCTCTGTTTCCTGATACTGCAGCGACTCGTACTTTTCCGCGTCAAATTTAGCAACGTCATTCCAGTTCTTACCTACTTCTGCGTCAGCTTTCATAGGAAAAGGGGCGTTATCTATTCCTTTAGGCCAAATACTCATGTGCCTGAGAATAAAGTCGTGGGCTTCCTTAACACAACTGTCGGGGACTTCCATTTCACAACTGTCATGGATAACGTTAATTATTCTGTACGGCAGATTCTTTTCATCAATCTCAGTCAGCATATTCACAACTGCTTGCAGAAGTGTATCAGAAGACACGCTTTGTATCTGGAAGTTGTTAGCCTGCCGCGCTGCCCTAGAAGATAACGCTCTATCCTCAGAGGTTATGTAAGGCACTCTCCTACGTCTTCCGTTTACGGCTACAACATATCCATTCTCCACCGCGAATTTAATGTTATCTGCGAAAAACCTAGCAACACCGCTATGTCTTTCGAAATAAGTATCAAGCATTTCTTGTGCCGCTTCATTCGAAATACCAGCCCTCTTTGCTACCGTAGAAGCCCCTGCTCCGTAAAGCGCACTGAAGCCTAAGGTTTTACCATTCTGTCTAGCCTCTGGGTACATATGCTTGACTTCATGTACTTCGCAAGGGAGATTAAATACTTCCTTGGCTGTGTTAGAATGTGGGTCTAGTCCATTTATGAAGCCATCACACATAACTTTATCTTTTGATATGGCTGCCGTAACCCTAAGCTCTGCGTTGCTAAGGTCAGCTATTACTAGGCTGTAGCCTTCCTCAGCAATAAAGCATCTTTTGAGGTTGACACTTTCGGCTGAATGCATCACGACATTTTGCAGGCTGGGTTTTGTTGAGGAAATACGCCCAGTTGCAGCACCACATACTCTAAAAGAACAGTGTAGGCGTCCGTTAACGTTCATGTTTATAATAGCGTTAACGTAGGTACTTAACATCTTTTGCAACTCTTCAACTTCTTTAATTAATTTGATACTTGCTACATTCGGGAATCTTTCTGCCCAGACTGCAAAGCACTCCTTGTCTACAGCAAAAAATCCTTTCTTAGTTTTTTTAATCTCAGGGAACCGAAGAATATCTTTAAAAAGGAGGCGCTTATGGTTAGGACTGCTGCACAGAAAGGTAAGTGGTTCTGGTAAGGCTTTGAGTTTGTTCTTTCGTTGTAGATTGATTTGGTCTAGCTTCAGCCCAGACAGAACTTTAATAGCTACCTTTATTTCTGGAAGCTGTTGAATTTTATCATTAAGCGATTTTATTCTACCTTCCAACTCTTCCTTGTACCTAGCCGCTTCCTCAACATCTACCTTCCACCCGTTCTGCTCTATCCGAGCCAGCGCCCATGCATAACTACTAACATCCTTAAACACCTCTTCCTGCTCTTCAACTATCAACTGTTTTTTAAAGTAATCAGCGAGTTGAAAACAATAGTCTACGTCCATACAGCCGTACGGAAACATAATTTCTAGAGGTATCATGTCATAGGTTAGCTCTGATTTTTTTAACTTTTTTTCCTTGCAAAGTTGTGTCTTAAATTCTTCTAGTGGCTTGTCGTAGTCACCAGCATCATCTAACAGAGTGGCCGCACAGAACTTTAATGAATGGGATTCTCTGTCTTCTAATGTCAAAAAGGAAGCTATCAATACGTCGAATACGTTATGCTTTGGCAGTTGTATTCCATATTTATGGCAAAGATGTTTGAAGTCGAAGTATCCATTAGCAACTATTTTTTCTCTAGAATCATCTTCAACTAGGTATTTTATTCCACTAATAATTTCATCCCATTCTTCTGTACTCCAATTACCACCGTAGTCAGGAGTCTGTATGAACGCTCCAAAATCTTTTTTATGGGATAACTGGATTGATAAAACTTTTCCGGTGTTAAACTGCAATGAAGTAGTTTCAATATCTATAGAAAAACTAAACACATTTTCAACATAAAATTTATACATTGATCGAAATTTTTCTATAGTGTCAATAAGCACGTACTTCTTTTCAGCTTTTTCTTTAACAATTATCTGCGGATACTCCATTTCTTGCTTGACTAATTTAAGGCTGTTAGTTATCACCGTTTGCATGTCAGGCTTGTACGCCAGCATACTATACGGCGGCGAAACTACAGCCTTGCATTTGTACTTATCGCAATAGATAACCTTACCATAAAACTTACTTGCTCCTTTATTTCCAGTCATAACTTCGTAAGCTTTGGCGGTAGGAATTAATAGGACGCTCGGAGCGTTAACTTCTATAAACTCGATTATCTCTGCCTCTTTGTTTTTAAAATCCTGTGCTTTTGGTTCTTTAACATCGGATAAAGTCAGCACTGAAACTTCCTCGAACGATATGCCGAGAGCCTTAAGCTCTACAACTAACTTGGTTATACCGTCTGGGGTTATCATCCCTCTTTCTATCCATGAAGCATGCTGCGGTGAATCGTATACTACTACTAATTTTGTATTGGTTGCTACCCTTGGCTTAATTCCCATAATCAGCTCCTACCTCCAATTGTCACCAACCTCCTTGTGGTATTCTATCATAGTGCTGGACGAAAAAGCCCACGCCGCTATTTCTTCTTTGTTTCCAATTTTTGAATGTGGTACGCCTTCGAGGACTACTTGACGTATGTGCTTGTATTCGTGCCCTACACTCTGGACTACGTGATTAACAGGTCTAGCAGCGGCTACTTCGATCTTGTATTCTTCTCCGTTGTAAAGAAGCCGCGCCGTCACATACTTATTAAGGATGGATTTAACCGGGGGATATTCTGTGTGAATCTTTGTATTTGCTACTGGATACTTGTCTCTGAGCCACGCTAGAAACTTATCTGCTGCCCTTGCTTTTTCAGCTATTGTTAGATCGTGCATAATCCTCCTGTAGGTAGAACATGCATGTTCTACCTTACCAGTACACATTCTGACATTTCCCTTTCTCTATAAAGTTACACCTATGCATAGAACACCGTGAACCTAACTCAGGTTTTCTGTCAGGTAAGCATAAAGGTACGCTTGCTTTGACTTTGTTTTCGATAGCCCAACTTATTTCATCCTTACTTAAGTCTCCTAGGTCTTTTCCCTCAGGAACTCTTGAAGTGTTGGTTGAATAAACTGGGAGCCAATTACTAATCATACTGCATATTTCTTGTTCTGCTTTTATTCCAGCTTTGTCGTTATCAGCAAACATCACTACGTAATCTACATTCAAAGCCAAGACCATCCTAAGCTTGGTCCGAGACCAGTTGTTTGCTCCAAAGAAGCAAAGCGTAGGAAACCCATGCCCGACCCCATTTACAGAATGAAAAATCCCTTCGCCTAATATCACATAGTTAGGCTTCATTTCCTTAACTATGTCATACGGGTAAAGCCAATCTACCCCGCAACTACTCCCCTTATTACGTAGATACTTAGGCTTCATATCATCTTTTAAAGCCCGTGCATCCACCCCAATAAGCTCGCCTCCTAAGTAAATAGGAAACACTATTCGGTTATCGTACCAGCCTCTGTTGCAGCGTATAGCTCCTAGTTTTCTGTAGGTGTCTATTGAAATTCCTCTGAACCCATCTTCATCCCAAGGGTCTCCCGGAGGTATCAGCACCTGCCTTGCTTCGCTAAGAGGAACGTCGAACGTATGCTCTATTTGCTTTATCTTAGCTCGTATAGCCATAGTCCTAAAGTCAAGTTCCTCTAGTGCCCCTCCAGTTAACCATTGTAGTAGATCGTCACCTTTTAGTGAAAATCCACACGCGAAGCAATGTGAAACTAGCCTGTCAGCGTTAATGTTAAAACTTGGCCTTGCGTCAACCCCGCCTTGATGGTTGGCTGCGTGTGGGCATACTATGGCTATTTCACCGTCCGGCTTTATAACGTAGTGTATTCCTTTAGCCTCAATTAGTTCTATAATTTCCACACGCCCTCCTTTCTATACGTCACACCTTTCGTAGGTGTTCCACAAATGCGCCTACCACATCACGCAGCGTTTCCATTTTCGCAATGAAATCGTCCAGTGAATCAGTTTCAGCCTTATGCAGCCTAATCTTGCTATGGCAATCGGATATTTCCAAAATAGTCATAACTTCTTTCTTACCTTTACGGGTCCAAGGTGCCACACCATGATAAGCCACAACTGCACCAGTAGATGGATGCCCGTGAGGGTTTAACCACTGCCTATTTGAGTACCCGGCTCCTTTATCTTTTGCCACGATTTAACCTCATCACTTCCTGCTTCGTTTTTGGCCACGAATTAACTATTTTAGACGCGGCCTCAAGTTGACGAACAAGCCAACCCGCCTTAAAATTGACTACCATTTCAGCTCCCTCCTTATACCTTTTTAAGCGCAGCTAGCTCCTTCGCCAGATCGGCTACTGTTGCTTTTATAGTGGCGTCTTTTAGTCTTATAGGTATAGCCCCATACCTATCCAAACTAACTTTGTACCTCTCTTTGAACTCTTCTGGTGTAAGGTGAGAGGATAGAATTGTAGACTTGCCCCTTAGCCTGCGCTGGTCTATGAACGCAGAACAGGTAGCCTCAGTGAATCCTGAGTTCGCCTTGTACACAGTTCCAAGCATACTAAGGCAAGCTATATCTGCGGCTTCCATAGCATCTATAAGCGCAGAGTCTTGGAATGTCTTAACTTCCTCCATGAATGTAGTAAGTGGGACCATGCAACATTTCAACTTACTTCTAACCGCCGATTTAAGAATGTTTGAAGCAGCCAGCATAGCTCCGTCTTCGAATTCACTGTAGAAATAAAGCACTCTGCCTAAGCTGGAAAATCCTATAGGATCTTCCAGTATTTGTGAATACAGGTTTAGGTTTTCTCCTGTAGTAGCAGGCAGCTCATTCCTGTCGATATACATAGGCGGTATTCTGGCTATTGTATAATGTATTGCCCTAAGCTTTTCTTCGTGACTGTGTTCTGTCAATTTATATTTCCTCCAATACGCCTCATGGCACCTACTAACTATGCTAGGCAAGTCCAAGGCCACTCTATCCAGTTGGTCGCTTCCGTACAGCTGAAATATACCTTTAAGATATGGTTTCGGTATCGTAAGGTATTTTCTAAATATCATGCTGTCCTTAAGTGTGTAGTTGGCGTTAAGCGGCCTTAGTAAGTTTCTTACTGGAACATTATCCACTATTTTCCCCTAGCAGCTTCCATCTCAGCTTTTGTTCTTCGCTTGCGCTTCTGCTTTTGGTTTACCGGAACGGCCACAGGCTTTTCTTCAACCTTTACAGCTTCAACTTCTTCTTTAGGTGTTCTGGTCTTTTTCGGTCCTTCCTTAGCAGGTGCCTTCTTTTTCTTTCTAATGCTTTTAGGTTCTACGAAATTAGGTATGCCGTACTTAGTCAGATACTTCTGCTCTATAAGCAGGGCTTTAATCTTTTCGTAGTTCTCAGTGTAGGTTTTGCACAATTCTTTCACCTTTATCGCACAGCTATAAACACAAATTAGGGCATTTATCTGGCACTGCCCTCCGTCCTTCTCGCACCATACTATCATTTTGCCTCCAATGGCTCATAAATGCGCTCAAAATTATCTGGATTTCCACCACCTCTCCAGTAGTCATTCCCTCCATCTATAAAAATGGAGCCACAGCTACACGAAACCCAGTCATGTCTATGTACTGAGACTATAATACCTCCGCACTTCAAACACTTTGCTTTATTTTTGTACTTTTTATCTTCTTCCATTTTGTCACCTCCTTGTGGGTAGAACTTGTTCTACTTCTAGAATGCCAGATCTTCAAATTTACAAACATCAAACCTTCTCAACAATTTAAACGGTTTAAGGGCCGGCTCGTTAGGTACTGACTGAAAATTCCTAAAAGCTTTGTATGCCACTGTAGACGTTCCTGCTTCCTTGTCGCCATTTTCCTGTTTGAGGATAAGGCATAGATCGCAGTCCGCAATTATTCCTCCACCCCACCTAATCTTATCTTCTTTTTCGTCTAACTGCACTGGTGTTATAATCCTGCAGTCGTTGTTTCTGGCGAACGTTTTAAGGTCTCTACTTCTAGCCAGAAGGTATTCCCATGATGCTAATGTTTTGTCTCCACCTCCCCTCGGAACTAACGAGATATAGTCTAGTACAAACGTTCGGACATTCTTCATGTCCACCATCATCTGCATGTAAAGGAATAATTTGTCCCAAGACCCAGGCTTGTCTGGTATAAAGAATCTATTTTTCTTAGGGGCAAAATGATCCCAGAACAAAGGCCACCACTTGTCGGCATCTTCATTCTTAGTCTGCTCAATGAAATCTTTCATGTTAGGATTAAAATCACACAAATGACGGACTTCGGCCTCTCGCAGGGCTAGCCGCTGTTCATTTGTTAGCATATTACTGGTTATTAGCCCAACATTAATTTCACTTTTAGATGCAAGTATCCTCATCTTAACTTCTGTCTGACTCATCTCGTAAGAGATGTAACAAGAAGACCCTTCATAATTTTCATGCCCGTAGGTTAGAAACTGTAGAGCTAGTAGCGATTTACCAGCTTTACTAGGAGCACCTACTAATGTTAAACTTTTTTCTGCAAAAGGACCATGCATATCTAGCGAAGTCAGCCCAGACTTTCTGAAATTGTACTGGACGCTCTTACCAGCAAGGCGGACCATATCACCAGAATCTAGGTTATCTCCAGCCCCATGTTGGAACATACTTTCGTACATCTCTTTCATAACAGCCACCGCGTTGTCTTCGTCCCGCTTGTCCACTGAGTCTACTAGCTTTCCAGCGCCGTCTAGTATGCACCTAAACTGATACTGAGTATGTAGTTTTTTAATTAGATCATCCGTGGTGATGCCTGATGTGTCCTTGGCTTTTATGTCTGAAATAAGATCTACGTAGAATCTCTGCTTGTCTGGGTTGGCTACCCTGTTTGTAATCTCCATCTTTAGAACGTCCCACCCAGGAAGTTGATAATGGGTAGTAAAATGAGTGCCTATGATGGTGTATATGTTCTGAAGCTCTTTGTTTCCGAATAGCTCTGTAGGAACTGCCATCAATAATTCTGGAGATTTCGATTCTACTATTTTTTTCAGTATCAGCATCTCTGCTTGTGTATTTACTATTTTTGACATAGTTGCTCCTTACTGGCGTTTTTATGAGTTGTATATTTGATTGTGGAATAAGTTGTAGTTAATTAACAGAATGGAGATGCAAGTGAATCATCAAAATGAAGGCGTATTATACCACAGCAATTGATAAATGTCAAGCTTTATTTTTAACTTTTTTGTGGTCAATACCACTTATTTTCGGGGAATATAAAATTATTTTTCAAAAAGTGAAAATAAAGCTTGACAAAATCGCAAAAGTGTGGTATAATACAATCTTCGAGCCAAAGCGAAGAAGATTGCTAATAGGTTGGTTTTAAGGTTTACTGTTTATAGCCTTTTCTTTTACCTTTACCCTGTGTCTACCCCGCCCGAAGGGCGGGAGGCGTTTTAATGAGAAATTTATCAATCTTAGCTTTATTCTCAAGTGTATCTATCAAGTCTTCACGGTCTTCTATAATACTACAAAGGTCGTAATTCTCTTCTTCAAGGTCTTCTATCTCTTCCCTCAACCTATCATTCTCATTTTCATTAAACTTTGAACGTTCATACTCACAAGTAACGCACATACTTCTAGGGCTTAGCTCATGTACTTCTCTATCGCATTGGTAGCATCGTTTCATTTTACCTCCTTCGGTAGAACATGTTCTACCCTGCCAATAGTTCCTTAGTTATTTTAGCGGCAACCGCTCCGTCGTATAGACCAGCGTAGTTTTCTTTAAGGAACTTCATAACATCTTTAAGTTCCACCTGGCCCTCTCCAGCGTCACGCGTAACTTTTATGTACTTATGCGCAAGGGCTGTCAACTCATCTGTGCTAAGCTGCTTAGGAAGATATCCATTCAGGATAGCTATCTCAGCTTCCCTAGCATCAATATACGATTTAACGTCAGGTAGCCTATCAGAATACCTTATGCACTCGTTAGCATTATTTATAAACTTTTTAACTACGGCCACAAATTCGGCGTCTGAGGGGTTTTTATTTACCTTAGTGGCCTCACCTATTAGCGTGCCTAATAAGTCCTTTCTGAGGCCATCCTTGGCCCTCAGAGCACCTATTCTGTCAGCCCTAACATCGTCTATTAACATTACGCAGCCTCCTTAGGAGGCATACAATTGTCGCATAGGCAATATACCCACCCATCTATGTTTTTAATGCAGTCATATTGTAGCTCTCCACACTTTTCGCAGGTGATGCTACACTTTCCCTCAAAAGCCCCCAAAGCAGTCTCAACGCCATACCCTACTTTATCGGGGTAGGTTACGTAGCACCTAGCCTGCCCGAACTTTTCCTTTATCTGGAAAATTTTAATTTCGTGAGGCCCACCGTTATGTGTGCGTTGCCATTCAAGGCTCTTTAGAAAATCTTCTACGTGCCTGGCCCAGCCTACTCCGCATTCAATTCCGCGCACAGGTTTACCTTCTTTGTCAGTTTCAAAGAGGTGAATATACTTCTGCTCCAATTCATCGTACCAATGTTTTAGCATAGTTGTGCCTCCACTACTGCCCTAGCGCAGTTAATAGCGTCTTTGTGTCTGCCCAGTCTGCTAAGCTCGCCTTTGCGTATCTGCCGTATTAGCATACGCAGGGTATTCCTAGCATGGTGCTCATTCATGTCACCGACAGCGATAACCTCCATATCCTTAGTTACCCACAGTTCTTCGTCCTTGTAGTTGTTGTCTCTAATTGGCATTTTTACCTCCTTGTAGTGTTAGCAATTTCCGTCTTCTTTTATTTCGAATTTAACTTTTCTCTGTTCTCCTACGAAGAACCAGTACTCGGTTTGTTCCAGTCTCCACCTACCAACGGCCTTCTCGACAGACTTGCATCCACAGTTGGGGCAGCAGGCGTATGAATTAGTCCATATAACAGTCCCAAAAGTCCAGTCGCAATTAGTACACCTATGCCCTATCTCGTAGCGCCCATACTCCACTAGTGTTTTCATTTAGACGTACCTCCCGGATATTTAGTATAGTATATAGCTAGGGCTGTCCATGTCCCATTGCCTAGCATTACAGATAGGTTCCCTAAGAATGATAGAGGTTGACACAGCGCAGTGTAGTAGACTATGTTCCATACACCTATTAGTGTGAAGAATGCTTGTGGACCCCAAGATATACCAGCCACCATTTTATCTCTTCTTAACTTGAACACATTAACCCACACTATAATTCCTGCTATGGCGACTAGTATTGCGTTTATTGCGTCTACATTCATTAAGAGCTTACCTCATACTTTAACTTTCTATAGAATTTGTCTCTGTTGTTAGCAAAAATTTCAGCAAGATACCCCTTATCCCTGAAATCTATGACCCAAGGTTTCGGCTTACCATCAACTTTTCTAACAACCCTACCAGTTATTTGCTGTGTATCCTTCAAATTGTTGTTAGGTTTAGTCATTACAACACAATCAGCCGATGGGAAGTCTACCCCTTTGTCCATTTTTTTAGATACAAACACAAAATCAAGCTGGCCAGTTTCAAACAGGTGCTTGACTTCTCTATCTCTTTTAGCTGAAGTTGTGCCTACATAGACTATGGTTCTAGCACCACTCCGAGTCATAACAGTGCTTAGTAGTTTTGCTTGGTCTACTTTAATACATACTACAATTGTTCTTCGTTTTTCTGCTAAACACTTTTTAAGTACGCCGTATATAACGGCCATTCGTTTCGCAGATTTAGCCAACGACGGTAGTATCTTGCTTCCAAAGTCATTAGGAACCTCGGACTCCCAAGCGACTCCTGTATCGACCCACTCAACTGTAGGAATAAGTGCGTTATTATCAACCATTGTAACACATACCGGCGCTATAAGATCTTCCAGGATTCCTGTTGATAGGTTTTTGCTAAAGAAAGTTGCGCTGCACCCTATGCGGTATTTTGTGTCAAGGCGCATCATGACTTCTTTGAAGGTGGCTGCTTTAACAACGTGCGCTTCGTCTATCAGAACGCACCCAAACTTAGAACGCATAGCTGCAAGCAGCGCTGGGTTTCGGTGCAGAAGCTGGAATGTTGTTAAACAAACATCTCCAAACTTGTTTGATTTTGCGTTTAGAATGTCAATTTTTTTGTTGTAGATAAGATTGTAAGCGTCGGCCCAGTTGGCTGCGATATTGACTTGATCCGTCAAGAGGAGCGTCTTATTTCCAAGCTGCCCAGCTACGTAAGACATTACAACGGTCTTACCAGTGCCACACCCCGCGCTCAAGGTTCCTGAGAATCTTTCTCTGACGTGGTTAAGAAGATTGTTGGCAGGTTCTACCTGATAATCTCTGAATTTAAATTCAGGGTTTAAAACAAAAGGAGCAGCGATAGGCTCACCGCTACTCCTGCAATCTACTATCGTGCTCCCCAGCAAACTAGCCACTACTTCTAACTTATGCATACTAGGAGGAAGATAAGCAACTCCATCTTTGTACACGTAGTTATAAAATACTTCACCTGTTCTTGAGACGTAGGAAAACATGTTAAGTATCACACCCTTAAGTGCTTCGTCGTCTGGCAGAACTACTTTGGCCGCATTGCGAACCTCAATTATACTCATAAAGCTCCTTTATAAGATCCCTTCTTCCTTAGTTCTGAGGTAGTCGAATATGGCCGAAGCAAAAGTCTCAGGGTCTATGTAGTCTTCCAATATAGGCCACAACAGCGGTCCACTAAGGCCGTCGTCGCTGGCTATAAAGTCTTCTTTGATGTGGCCCCACCAAGGTTGCTTCTTAGCCCATTTAAGAAGCTCACCGTAGTATTCCCAATCGCTCCAGAATCCTATGGACGATGTTACGCTGTAGTTATTAAGTCTCTGGAATTTTCCTCCCATTTTTTCAATGAGATAGGTTTCTCTTTCCTCTTTAAATTGCATATAGCCTCCTTTGGTGGGTAGAACATGTTCTACCTTCTTTTGTACCCATCAACCTCGTAGAAGATGGCGTTGGTAACATCGCACATAGTAAACTTACCACCGAACACTCCGGCAGTGTCTAGATTAATCCTGTTTTCGCGTATTTCTGGGCCATACTCGTTAGCTGAGTGCCCGTGGATTACCTTCTTACCGAAGTCATGAAATGAGTATAAGAATTCTCCTCTTATCCATGTCATATCTTCTTCAGTTTGCTCTTCTAAAGGAATGCCAGGACGGAGCCCAGCGTGAACAAATAGGTACTCTTCAGTCTCGTACCTATACGGTAGGTCGTTTAGAAATTTGTAGTGCTCTTTAGGGAAGTCCTCTATAAACGGCCTTTTAAGCATGCCTGCATTGTAATCTCCTAGGTAGCTTTTAATTGTTGTGTTACCACCATTGAACAGAAATATGTGGTGGGACAGTCTTCCTTTCAAATATTCTAGTAATAGGTCTTCGTGGTTTCCCCTCAACACTATAGTTTTTGGGAACAACTCTTGTATTTTTATCAGAATATCTATCATCTTTTTACTATCAGGCCCTCTGTCGATGAAGTCTCCTAGGACTATTAGCCTGTCTTCTTTGGTAAGCTTAGCCTTTTGGAGAAGTTGTATGAATTGGTTGTAACACCCGTGTATGTCCGATACTACTAGTAGTCTCTCCATTTTATGCTCCTTTAGCTATTTGCATGGTTATATGCAATAACTGCTGCTTTTATGTCTTGCCATTGTTTTAGAGTTACTATTGTTGAAGCAGCCTTTGTGCCTTTAAGCTCCGGCTTTTGTAGCACGTAAAAGGTAAAGGTAGCCCCTAAATAAGATCTTGGATCTATACCATCCATCTGGCTTGTTCCTACCAGTGGGTTATGCGATACCATTCTCACATTCCCGAAACAGAAATCCTTAGTGTAGCGCAGAGTTCTGGGAGGAGTAGTATCACCAAATTCGTCTTTAAAATGGATCTGCTCTAGCACAGTAACCTTAACCATCTTTCTTTTGTCCTTGTCTATAAGCTCACCCTTAATCTTGATATGTCTCATCGTCATCCTCCTCATATAAGTCAGATAGTTCTTCCTCTATTACAGACTTTTCATTTCTACGATCATAGTCTTTTATAGAATTCATTCTATGCCCAGGTCTTGGAATAGGCACTCTAATTTGTTTGAAAGGAAGTGCCATTATTTATCCTTTACGTATTTTGGGAGACAGTAAACGTCCCTTATCCCATACATATAGTCCAATTTTTGAAACCTATCCCATGTAATCTTAGCGGACTGCTCGCACGCAGCTCTAGTGGTAAACTCTTGAGTAGTTACACTAGCTCCGCCATATACAGACATAACTATAAAAAGAATCCAAGTTCCCATTTAAATATCCTCCTCTATAAGGTCACCTACTAGGCGGCACGTCCTCCACACCTACTAACCACCAGAAATTTTCGTTTGGGTCATATCTTTCAATTAACGCTACTGTTTCTAACCAATAAATAGTATTTTTGAATGTGCGCGGAAACCATAAAAATTTTATCCGTGTCCGCTCTTCCCAATCCAGCGGTTTCCCTAGGTTAAATCTCATTTTCACCCCCAACTGCACTCGCTTTTGTCAAATCTTTCCCTAACAAAAACGCAATGTCTCATGTTATTATCCGCCGTAATCTCTTTGTATATGACTTCAACAATAACCCCCACCATTTTCCCGCGTTTATGCCTTAGCCACATATCAAGACCAAGATCATCACCCCACCCACCCATTACTTTACCGGAGATGGTTCCATCTCCTACAAGCATGGTTCCTAGTGAGCCTTCGTTCTTCGTGCCTTTGGTTCCTTCAAAGCAATCTTCAACTCTAAGATCGGCGGTGTAGAATTCTTTAACTTTTATGTTAGAGTAGCTACGTTTAAACTGGTAAACATCTTCCTTATCTTTTACCATTATACCTTCTTCATTAGCAGCAACAGCTTCCTTGAACATTCTAACAATATCCTCTTTGTTGTATGCCAGCCTAGTCACTGACATTTGTATGCTTGGCAAGGGCCTGTCTAGTCTTTCGAATAACCCTGTCAGCTCAGTCTTCCTATACTTAAGAGGCTTGCATGTGCCATTAGTACCTTGTGTAAGAAAATAGTCATAGTCAATTATATCCCATACCTTGTAGCCCAAGCAGTCACGCATCTCTTTGTCGGGATAGGTTCCTTGTTTGGATTTAGCCATAGACAGCCCCTGAGCAAACTGCCAATTTTTACCGGCGTCGTAGTTCTTTTTTGCAGTTTTGCAGTTAGGGTTGTATTTAATACCTATCGCCTCACCGTCAAGAACAAACTTAGTTCCGGGGCGGAGTTGCATAATCTGAGGAATAAGGTGATCTAGTGTAAGTATTTCAAGACCTTCTCTAGAAAAGAATCGAACAGTCTCTCCGTCGCATATCGCAATTACCCTGAAACCGTCGAACTTAATCTCAACTATAGCCGGATATTTAACTTTATCCCAATGCTGTTCTCCAGATTTAGGCTCAACCATAGGATGGGCCAGCATAACATCAAACACAGGAATTAGATTAGGAAAGGCTTTATTTATAGTGCTGGAGCTTACTCCGGCTTTAAGATCACGTTTGATTACTTTCGCTACCCACTCAGCTGATTCTTTAGTGCATTTAGCTAAGAGGCGTTTAATCATACCTCTAGCCTCTGTTGGGGTAGTTGTGTGCTTGGCTAACAGATCAAGCAGAAGGAAAAGCTCCTGTGATATGTCAGGCTGCACTACGTTGTACGCCACAGGCTCGTCCAACTGCTGAACTCTATACGTCAAGTAAGGATTGTAGGTGTACCAGAGAAGCTTCTTTAGCGTCTCAGTTTCGTTCTTCCTTAATATTTCTTCTTTTCCATTCTTTGAGGCTTCTTTTGCCAGCAAAGATAATGTATTAAATTCTTTCATTATTTCTCCTTGAAGTACTCGTTGTATTGCTCAACTGCTTCTTTTATGGCTGGCCAGAACTCTTGTGGTATAGGGTACTCTACGCGCTTATCCCAATCTGAGATTCCATTAACGTATAGCTCTGCTCCGTTACTACGCTCAATGAAATGGTCTAGAGGGCCTTCCAGTTCCTCGTCATAAGGAGAGTCTATTCCATCAGATACTAAATCTATAACCCCCTTATACGTGGCACAAGAGAACCTACTAATACCGTCACCAAAAGTAGCCCCTATATTAGTTTGCTCCAGCACTGTAACATAGGCCAGGTTTTTGTCATCAGACAGCCTAGCCCTAACCTTTAAATGCTTCATCTATCACCTCTTGTGCCGTAATTAGGATTGATGATTGTGGCTACGCATCTAGGGCAATGCAATACCCGACATACGGTGCAATCATCTTTATTGAAGCTAGTTTCCTTACCGCAGCAAGGGCATTTAATAGTCACTTTACACCTCCTAAAGGTAGAATATGTTCTACTTCTTAAATAAATTTCCGCAGCATTTAAGCTCTGGGCACACCCCGTTTCTGAACTCACATTCCCTAACCATGTACTTGGGTAGGTAAGGGTCTACTAAAGCAACAGCTTCCTTAATAGCTTGCATCACTTCTTGTGTTTCTTTAGATGCTTGTCCGCACAGCCTCTTTCGGGACATATTGATAAGTGCTTCGGCGTTAATTAACATTGAATGATTTATCTTAGTTAGTCGGTTAGCTAACTCACCGCCTCTATCTTCGCGGTTAGTGCCTACAAAATGCTCAACCCCAAATTTATGACGCACGAGATGAACGGAAATGAAGGTCATTATGTTCGTAATAGAACACCAGAACCACTGGGTCCGTATTGGGCTATGCATATTTCGATATATCTTATCTAGAGTCATTTTACTTTCTCTACCCCGCATGGTGGCAGAGCAAGCGGCTCTTAAAATTCGTTCGTCAGTCAACTTTGTAACTGTTACTTCCATGCAACAGCCTCTTCATTTTCTATAGAGGCTCCGCCGTCTTCAAGTTCCCCGGACCAATCAATTTGCGCGCGTATCCATTCCCTAAAATCCTTCGATAAAAACTCTCCCCAACGGTGGGACAGCATCGCTTTGGCCGTAATGTCATTACTGAACTTCCGCAACACAACAGGCAACTCCTCCACCAGTTCATCGAACATAAAATCTCTACTGTTTACGTAGCCGGTTTGTCGTTTGTAGTCAACGTAATCCAACACGCTGAAAGACGGAGGTGACGGGAATCCTACGTGTATTAGTGCTTTGACTTCAACTTCTTTCATGGGCTACCTCCTTGGCTTTTTGGTTATCTCTAGCTAAGGAAAGTAGCAAGTCTCTGATAACGGTTGATCGGTTGACCTTCTGTGGGGTGAAAGATTTCTTTTTAGCTTCTTCCACCAGTTCGTCAAGCAGAGTGATTTCAGGTGGATAAAGAGACAGGCTTATTAGTTTGTGGGCCATTGGCACCTCCTTGGTTAATTTTTGTATTATATCACAAAATATCAACCAAGTCAAGCATAAAATGCGTTATATGCTAAAATGGCGTCCTTTATTTGTGGCCAGGCTTTTACGGGTATTCTTAAAACGAAGGTGTCACGTTCTAGGTCATCATGTCCTTTTAGAAAAACAAGGTAACGAGCCGGTGAGGCGAACTTTACCCCTCTAGAGTAGGTTTCAAGTTTGCCTAAATCTACAAACTCCATAAAACTCCATGATAGTAGCACTACTTCGCCATACTGGAAGTACGATGCATACGTGGCGCCTTTTGTAGCAAAATCTGCCCCTATGTGACTCTGCTCTACTATTCTTAACTCAGCTACATTAGTGTTTTTTTCAAGAATAGAAGCAACAACCTTTATATGTTTCATAAGTCACTCCTTGAAGTGTTCGTTGTATGCCAGTACGGCTTCTTTAAATCTAGCGTACTCGCCAATAGGAAGTAGTATGGGGTTTAGGTCACTTGCTCTTTGCCTTCCGCGCACCCATACCTGGTTGTCACGGCCTTTACAAGGAAGCACAGAACTGCTTAGCACACACCCATTGTGGATAAAGTCCCTGTTTTCTGTGCCAAACTCCTCCTCAATGTGAGTCTGTTCAGTTATTACTACACTAACCTCTTTGTACGAGGGCGGAATTAATTCCGCCCTATACTTGATATGCTTGTACATACCTATACTCCTTTTAGAAGCTTCAATGATTTTCCAAGGTTCCTGTTGCCTATATACGGGCGAACATACTGGCTAAAGAACTTGCTGTGCTTGGCCTGTTCTTTTATTTCAGGCGGCATTTTCAAGAACTCCAGTTTGATGGCCCTACGTATGCACTTGGCTCTATCCAAACTGGTTGTGCCACTGAATATAGCCCATTTGTGCAATAGCACTGGAGGGTCTATGTTTGGAGGACGCCGCTCACATGTACCGTCAGTTTTAACATATACAGAATCAAGCAGCCTCGGCTCCATTTCGGTATAGAGTTCACGGGTCTTAATGAACTCAACAGACTGGTCCTTCGTATTGTATTTAACTATTGGGTAGTCGTACAAATACGGAGTTATCCTTTTAACTATGGTTTCTGCCTTGTTCATTATGTCCCTCGGCACAACCTTGTATGCCTCCAGCCAGAACACATAAACACTATCCCCTTCTACGTACCCTACATTAGCAGGTTTGTAAATGAGTTTTTCCTTCATTTCCTCAAATATCTGCCGCTTCTCCAGACATAAATCTCTATGCCACATGTAGTTTACTGCTGTTGCCAGCTCTCGCTTTACGGCCATATCGTATGCCAGCTGGTAGAAATTTATAGCACCGGCAAAATTAAGCTCCTTCTCCGCTTCTTTCCCTTTAAGGAAATATACGCGAGATGGGCTTATTCTAAATAGTTTATCTTCTTCTGCTTTTGTCATTGTATCTCCTTCACCTATAGTAGGCTTCTTAGAATTTACATACTATCTTTGTACAGATCACCTTTGTAAGCAATGTCCAGCATGATAGTAACAAGCATCCTCTCGTCAGGATACTCCTTTACCAGACGTTCTTCTAGGGTTCCTTCGGACAAACGTTTCGGCCTGTGCCTAGTCATAGATGCGTCTATGTAGTCAGCTATAGCCACTAGTATAGATATATCAAATAGTTTCTTAATCGTAGGAAAAGAAAACTCTCTGGGTATATCTCTAACATCTATTCCATACCCTCCACCGGATATCATCCTGTGATGCATACCTGAGCATAGCCCTGTAAATAGCATTCGCTTCTTTAGCTCTAAGTACCCACCTATAGCATGACCTTTAATTAACTCGTACTCTTCCTTAGTTATTTCCCTGTCAGAAAACAGTTCGTCAGGAAGTTTAAATTTGCCGGTGTCATGGAACAGCCCAGCTAGGAAAGCTGCGTGATGATCTTTTCCAGTCTCTCTCGCAGCTTCCCTAGCAAGTCTAGCTACACGTACTTCATGTGCAATTATACCGTCAGCACAGGCCTTGTCCAAAATAAGCCTCCTTGTTAGAAAAAATCGTCTAATACGTACATGTCGTACTGCGGTGCTGCTTTTTTCTTTTTGACCTTTTCTGCAGCCGGAGGCTTACTAACAGAAGCCTCAACCTTTTCCTTCTTCTCAGGTTTAGGTTGCACCGCAGATTCTTTTTTTGCTCTATCAGGGTCCACATGTTCCACGCCTATAACTATAATAGGCGCATCTTTATCTGGAATCTTAACCCAAGGAAGCTCCTTTAAGCTACGACCTATTACGTCAGACCTAGCTCCAGCTAGCAGCCTACCAGCCTCACTCAACGCCTCGGTCTTTGTGGCGGCTGGTAGATATGTCTCCACTACGCCACAGCCAAGCGCAGATATTACTGTTCTGTAGGCATTCTGTATGTTGCGGTAGTAGTCTTCATTAAGCCCCAGATATCCTCCGTCAACGTCGCACATAACCCGGCCCCCGTGGCCAGATATACGCCCTACAATGTAGTCGCGGTATTCTTTACCCCCGCGGTGGAAACCAACAGGCTTCGTAGTTATAACCAAATCGCCGTTTGCCATTACTTATCGTCCTCCTTGGTTGATTTTGTTTCTTCCGTTACAGTAACAGGATCGCCCTCTTTGCCGACATGGAAGGGGTCTTTTGTATCTGTAGTTTTGGTCTCACCTATAAGTTTGAAATACACTTCGATCTGCTTGTGTATCTCATCGTCAGCGTCAAGGTAAACGTCACGAAGATATTTTAAATCTTCGTCGGTTAGTAGCTCCATAAGTCCGTTCATTATCTCGCCGCAAGTGTCATCGCAGTCACTCCACTGGTAGCCGCAAGACATACAGAACCCTCCCTGCGTAACGAACTTAAGCGCAAGATCTATGGTTGACCGTCCTACGGAGTCAATCCATAAAGTATCCGAACTCTGCGTAGTAGTCGTAGTCGTAGGGAGGTTGTTCTTTTTTCCGTTGTCAGTCCCTTTATACTCATACGGCTTGTAGTTGTTGACATACTTCACCTTAGCAGTAGCCGGGTATAGCTTGTCGATAGGAGCCTTAAGCATGCCCATCACCCTGCCTATGGTCATGTACATTTCGTCAATGTGCATGTACTCATTTGCTGAATGCTGCTGGTAGTATCCGATTGACAAGTTTACCGCAGGAATCAAATACTCTTCCTGCAGATCAGCAATGTCAGAGTACGAGCCGTGGCTGCTCCTGAACCCGAAACTTTCAACGTAATTTATAACTTCGGTTGGTAACTTAGTTCCGTAAGTAACCCAATCATTACAGCCTTGGCGGTCCATTTCAACAAACAATCTGGTGTTCCTGTTGTCGTACTTCTTGAACACTTCAGTTGCAACGAACACCCGCACGCCTTTGCCTCCGCTTTCTTCGCCGTTTGTAAGAATGACGCTAGGCATCGGGAGCTTTTCTTTTCGGCATCTTCGCACAAGGTCGATGCAAGCAAAAACACCAGCGCGATCATCTCCACCAAGAACGCCTGTGGAATTTCGAAGAACGTTCCTGTTCTGCACAAGATTGTAGACCTTTCCTGCATGGAATTCATGACGAGGTTTTTCACCCACTTGGAGTTGCGGGTCGCGAACGGTGTCCATGTGAGCAACTATGCATATCGGGCTGTCGCCAACTGCGTACACGAAGTTATCGCTGTGTATGTATACGTTTTTATATTCACTGCCTAAGAATTTTGTAGCAGCGGTTACTACTTCAAGTGTTGTCATGCTCAGAACTTCCTGAACGGTACTCATCAGCTTTGTAGGCTTCATATGAAATATCCTCCTTGTGTATTGCTAGGTTGAAGTAGAACTTGTTCTACCCTTGTTACCCTACCTCTTCCGTGAAGTCCTCCCACCCAGCCGGAAGATCGGCGTAGCGAGGCTTGACCTTAGCGCCTACCTCTTTACCTTTGCGCTTGGCGTCGCATGCCGTACAAAGTTCTTCCCCATCAGCTCTGTACTTATTGTGGTACATTTCTCCACAATCTTGGCACTTGAACGCAACACCCCCAAGACAGTTATTGCAAACCCTGCCGACGTATTTGTGGTAAGTTACGTTATCCGTTAGATGGTACAGGCCACACACAGAACAATGCATAAACTTAGGTACGCATTCACCGCACACTTTACCGACACCGGCAAGCTCTTTTAGTTTACGTGTGTCTTCTTTAAGGCCACAATGTGAGCACAAAGTAAAGTGTTTTTTGTCGCATGCTGTACAAACGTTTCTGCCTTTAATAACAGTAACATTTCCTTTTTCGTGCCACTCACCACAATACGAGCAGTTACTGTACTTAGCATCAGTGCAGCGCTTGCATATAAGCTGGTTATGTACAGTGTTCATGGTGTCCATGTTATGGCGCTCTCCGCACACTTCACACGTTCCCCTAGCCTTACCGTAGTGGCCTCGGCAGGTTCCGCCTTGTTTGTATGTGGTTGTAATTCCACACTCAAGGCACATAGCTGGGGCAAACTGTAAAACTGGCATTTCGTACGCCACCTTAGCCGGGTAAGAAAGATCTATCCCATAGTTGTCAAAATAGAGTGCTGCGGTGTAGTGGTGATCTTCTGCCGTTGCGTACTTAATTTTACCAGGCGTAAAAGTAATACCGTGCTTAGTAAGGAATTCATTTTCAATCCCAAATTTTGCCGATACCTTTTCTTCAAGGAATGCTCTGGCGGCATCACGCTCAAACCCGAAATATGCACCATAAGATTTTGGCTGCACGATGTACCCTTTGTCCGTAATAGCCATCCAGGTTCTTCCGAGCTTGTATATCTCGGCGTCTGTCATTTTAGCCGTCTCCTTAGCTATAAATGAGATCAGCGATATGCCGTCAGAGGCGTAGGCAATGTTTCCGTTGTAGTTTTCATGCCCAAAACTGTGGCACGAGCTAAAGGCGGCGTTGTCGGAAGCTGTAAGAAAATCTAGCAGATTGGTAGAAACTACGAGCTTCCTGCCAGATTTTATAACGTCTCCTAGCCTCGGCAGAAACTGCTTGCGGTTACTGAGCTTAAGTTCAGGGGCGCAATATTCGATTATCTCGTCATTGTCCTCAAGCTGCTTGGCAAGAATTTTAGATATCTTACCCGGCTGGCCTTTCATAATAATCTCATTTTTAACCAGAGATATAGTAGAAAGGTCAATCTGATTACCCTTTTGCACAGCCTGATGCAGTAGATGCGCAACAACAGAGTAAGCAACAGGGTAATCCTTCCGCAGCATCTGTTCAGATTTGACCATAGGGATCTCAACGCGAAACATGTTGTCTTCGTTAAGCCCAACCATAGCGTCGATTTCAGCCTTAGCCTTGCGCATTGTGGCATACACTTTGTCAAGCGCGCCTGTAGGAATCCTGCGCTTTCGCAAAACCAATTCAATAGTTTTCAGCATTTCTTTGTTCATTAAGGCCCTCCTTGCCGTTTTTTATTTCTTCTGAGCTGCCTCGATAAGCTTGGTAAGCTTTGCTCTCTCCTTCTTTGCACCTACACCTGCACCCAACCGCTTATCCAGCCGGTCGATTTGCTGCTGCGGCGTAAGAAGGCCCCTCTGTTCGGCCCTAACCTGGGCGTCTTTACGTCTCTGGTCTTTTCTTTCAGGTGAATTAACAATCATGGTAGACCTCCTTGTGCTTGGTAGTGTTTCGTTTGGTTACTTCCACCCCTTCTCTTCAAGTAGCCGTCTGAAGCGCGCTGCTTGTTCTTTTGCTTCAATAACTAGCTTGGCTTCTTCTACTTCCCGCGCAGCAATCGCTTCGTCGGTAAAGTAGGTGTTGTACTTTTTTACTGCTATTTTTAGCTTCTTCCAGCCATCTGCGTGAATAACACAGGACCTAGACGGATGCCCTACTGGTGCGTTTAGTAAGTCTCTAGACAGCACCCTAAACTCAGCACCAGTAGTTGGGCCTGGTCGGCCATACGAAGAGCTGGCAAGTCTGAACTTTGTAGTAGATATAAATCTTCGACTTTTATCTCCGAAATCTACGTAAGCGTGCGTCTGCTCCAGTATAGTTACTCTACAAAGTTCGAAATTATGCTCCGGGAGTAATTCTCCTTTAATCTTAATGTGCTTTGCCATGAACCTCCCTTCTTAGAATAGGCTGCGCTTAATAAGCGCAGCCTTTACTCATCCGTAGTATTACCCGATAATTACCGTGCATACATCCGCTTTTTTCGGAGCCGGTGCAGGCACACATGCGAAGTACTTGTTATAGGCTTCGACAGCGGCTTTGAATTTGGCGTAGGTGGTTATGGGCATGGTGAGGGTGTAGTTGTTGCGGTAGGCGTTGTGGCCGCGAACAAAAACTTTATTGGCACCATCTACCTCAGGGTAAGCTGCGCTAGCAATGGTAAACCCACAGTGGGTAAACCTATCACTGCAGTCCCCGAAGTTGCTGTTAATATGAGTTTGCGAAAGGATCTGAACTTTTACAGTCTGGAAATCAGGAGCCACCGGGGTTACTTTACACGTAATTTTTTTCATTAATTTTCCTCCTTGGAATGTTGTGGGGCCGCTTAGGCGGCCCCTGTGTGAAATAGAATTAGCCGACGATTACAGCACACGCATCAGCTTTGGGAGCCGGTGGAGCACAGACAGCGTTTACACGGTTGTACTCTTTGACCGCCTCAACAACTTTCGCCCACAGCTTTTTGCCAACAACGACGGTGTTTCCGTTTTTGGCAGCGTCGGACCCACGGAGCCAGATGGTGTTATTGTCATCTTTGTCACGGGCGGGGTGCTTGTTGGAACCGAGGACGATTCCGTTGGAAGCGCGGAACTTGTTGCTGTAGCCCTTACCGAAGGCGTATCCGGTGTGGGTCTGCTCGGTAACATTAAACATGACCTTATTGTAGTTCGGGTTCACCACGGCCTGAAGTATAACTTTTTTCATGAGAATTCCTCCTTTGTCTTTCGGGCATAGCCCTACAGTTAACTTGGTAGGAGGCTAACCGACTCCGCCGGAAGCCTCCTTGTATATAAATTTATTCAGTTGTTCGCTACTGTGTTAATATTAGCCGATGATTACAGCGCAGAAATCAGCAGGCTGTGCCGCAGGCTTACGCGGTGCCGGAGCCTTGGGAGCTGCATAGCAGCGAGGATCTGCGAAATCGAAGGCATTGTACTCTTTAACAGCAGCGACGATTTTTTCCCACTCAGCTTTGGTACATTCAACTGCGGAATCGTTGCTTTTCGCCTTGGAGCCACGCAGCCAGATAACGTTCTTCTCATCTGTGTCGCGTGCCGGGTGGCTGTTGGAAGCAAGAACGATGCCGTTGCTGGCAACGAACTTACGGGGGTCAAGGCTCCGCACGTCACCGAAGTCGCGTCCTTTGTGTGTCTGCTCCAGCACTTTAAAGAGCACCTTCGTAAAGTTGGGAACGACTTGTGCGGTAATCTTGATGTGTTTTCTCATGGTAAATCCTCCTTTTGTTTGTATGCTGTTTAGGTAGAACAAGTTCTACCTTCCCAACAGTGGTTAATGTTTATTCCTGTTTCCTCCGAAGTAGACCTTTTGATAGGCACGCTCCGCGCGCCAAGGCTCTACTTTTTCTTTAGCCGGTCTTTCCTTAACAGGAACACCAACCTTTTTGACTGCTGCGCTTATGGAACTCTTTTCTTTTTCTGGTTCTTTTACATCATGAAACTCGTTGTACGCTTTTACCGCCTGCTTGAACCGATCATAGGTTTCTTTGCCAAGCTCGAACGATACTTTTCCTACATCGCTAGGACGAAACAAAAGAACTACACAGGTTCGATAGTGCAGACCTGGCTCATATTCACTAATTCTACCAAGCTCCAGAGAATACAAGTTAAGAGCATCTTCACCCTCAACTTTGTGGTTGAACACCTTAGACTTGTCGTTAAAATTTTCACCAAAATGAGTCTGTTCGGTTATAGTCACCTTAACGGTTTCAAATAACGGAGGTGTTATTTCCGCCTTATATTTTATGTGTCTTCTAACTTTTTTAGTAACAAAAGCACCTGTAACCCATTCGTACCGTTCAGGGTAAGTCTCTCCCTCATGGTAGGTGTAGTATTTATACATTTTAGCCCTCCCTATGTAAAGATGTAGCCACTAATTTTCAACAGCGCCCTACAGGATTTACATAGGTCCGAAAAAGAAGATACCTCTTCTCCATTTTCGTCTGCGTCGCCGACAGTGGCTCCATCGTCTGAATAGTAACTTCCTTTACAGCACCAACATCCTTTCTTGTCGGAGTGCTCTCTGCCATTAACCCTTTCAACGAATGGGTCTTCTGATGTTTCTCCTACTTCTAGGATTGGGTTTTCCTTGTTAAATTTATTAAGATCAAAGTCCATTTTACCCCCGTAGAAACGTTTTAAGTTAGTTAAGGCTACCTTACCCTTTATCTGAAAATAAGTCCAGTTGTAGCTCAGATTTGGGCTCCTCAGCTATGGTTTCTTTTTCTATGACAGGGGCAATATAGTCCTCTATCTTAAATTTCTTAGCTGCGGTCTTTAGAGGAGGCGAATATCCCCAACTTAACGGTTTTTCCTGCGCCAGAAATTTGGACAATTTGAGCTTAGGCATGCGGGGCACGGTCAAATCTTTTTTGTCGTACATGTAAATTTTACATGCGTTAGCTATGCTGTCCTCCATAGAGCCTCTAGTAACCAGGAGATTTAGCCTCTCTGCTTCTATGAAAATGGCCCACATATCACGCTTGAAATCAGCGCGTATTGCTTCAGGCACGTAATCGTAACTGCATACCCACAATTTACACTGCAGTGCCTTTACAGTGCATCCCCCAATCCCAAGGTATTTACAGTTAACGCAGCAGAAGTTTTCTCCTTCCCTTCTACGATGACGCTCGCAAGCTCCGCCGCTAATATGGCATGGATCGTAGTCAACCAGAAGTTGCAAAGTTCTATCATACAGATTGTTGAAAATAGGGATGAGCTTTTTAGCGTAGTCGTATTCTCCTACTGGCATGTAACACCTCCTTTAATCTTTGAAATACTCGTTGTATTCGTTAACCGCAGCTACTACCTCAGGCCAACGCGCAAATGGAATTGACAGTTCGAAGTTATCTTCGTTTTTGTTATCTCCTTTGAGGAAAACATAATAGTGCTCACCTTCAAGAAAAGCCTCCGGCCTTCCCAAATCACTCATTAATATGACTAGATTCGATGCCTTAAATTGATCTTCATATGCTCGGTCTTCGTAGGCACACCCGAACTCTTTATACACATGGGTCTGCTCTATTATTCTGACGCGCATTCTATCACCTTCGTCAGGCTTAGCTATCAGGCTTAATGTGCTTCATTCATGACCTCCTACTCGATGGTTATAAGGTACGTTCCAGTATCCTTTGCATTATCTTTTTTGGTTGTCTTTGCCGGCGTGTTCTCGTAAGTTACAGCAGACACTTTTTCTTCGACTTTTCGCACAAGATCAACCTCGACCACACCTTTAGGCTTCACTCCCCTTCTAGCCTTCGGTTTAACCTCAGCCACTACTGCCGCTTCTTCTACCTTCTTTTTAGCTGCTGGCTTCTTAGTCACAACAGGCGGAGGTAGAACTTCTTCTACCTTTGGAGGCTCTACTACAGGTGCTTCAATTTTGTTTATATGTACAATCTTATTTCCAGGTATGTACCCCTTGTAGTTGTACGTGCTTCCTACACGGGTCCAATCTGCATGCTTACTGGCCAGCCCAAACACGAAGTCTCCAGCAGTTTCGTCGTAGCAAACAGAAAAGTCTTTACGTTGATTATCACAATTAGGTAACGGGCACCAAGGAACTTTAACGTCACCAAGGGCTTCATGATAAACCGCAGGAACTCTGTAGTCGCAGAGAGTATCCATAGAGTATAATTCAGTCTTTCCCTGTTTCTTCATGGCTTCGATTACCTGGGTTCTATATGCAGCCGATACGCATTTAACATCCCCATAATACGGGTATTCATCTTTGGCCATATTTTTACGGTATATCATCCACCTTGCGACTGGCTTTCCATCTACCATGAGATAGCAACCTTTAGCGTAGGGCTGGTAGTGATACCACGCAGAAGGGTAAACCCCAGTATCATCAGCCACTTTAGGCCAAACCTTTCGGCTAATGTCTCCCCAATAGTCGTTTCCGACTCCCATGCAAGAGCCAGGAACTTTGGTCTTGTACATTGTGTAGTAGTCTCTGACGGAGTTACATACCACTATCGCAGAAGGTAAGAAGCTGTCGGACACCATTTTGGCTAAATCTCTCACTTGTGCGTCTCCATAACCAAGCTCCTTTAAATTTGTGTAGTCAGCCACAAGTTTGGCGAATGTGGTAATCTCCCACTTTAACGCTAGCTTAACTGCTCGCTCTGGAGTTGCAAACCTAACCTCCGTCTTTGGGTCTTTCAGAATTTTGGTTATATATTCAAGCACGTCTTCTGCTTTGAAGTTAGCTTTAATGTTAGGGTATACCCTAACCTTGTCGGGATCGGATTTTACAGGGAGGGCAAGGGGCATTTCCGGCTTTACTTTGTAGCCGTAGCCTGCTCCTTCAATAACACCTTTTATCTTCTTGGTGACATTTGCCTTTATCTTCGGCAATGTTATTGCAAGCCGGAGGAACTTTTCAGCAGGCTTACCCACAACTTCTTTTGACTTCTCTGCTGTCTCAGGTTTGAGTTTGCCGAGTGCGTCCTTGTAAAATTTAAGTGCCACTGTTGTAATCCTCCTTAAAAGTAAAAAGTATACTTCTAGTTCTTTAGATAACCCATACTATAAGCGCTTCAATTCTAGCCAAGCATACTTCTAACGTAGGGGCAAACCTTATGTCTGCGTTGTCAATGTTGAACGCCATACAGAAGGCGGTTCCGAAATTCCACAAGGGGTAAGGGTCGCTGAGGTATTTATTCTTGAATTCCGCGAAATCACGGTAGCTCAGTTCGATCATGTGTTTTCTCCTTCATTAAAAAATTATAATGTTTGACATGCATTTTTTACTTGACAAAATCAACTTTTTGTGGTATAATGCATTCATCGAGCCGTTAGGCGAAGATGAATGCTATAGGGTTTTAAGGTTATGCCTTGCTGTATGCCTTGCTGTATGCTTTGCTTATGACCTTAACCCTGTGTCTACCCCGCCCGAAGGGCGGGAGGCGTTTTAATGAGAATGTAGAACATGTTCTACCGGCCAAGTAACCTTGCACGTATATCTGATAGGTTACCGTCAACCAACAGCACCCCGTCCTTAAATATTGGACGCAGTAGGTCAGTGCCAGCTGCCGCTATCATGTTTTGGTTGGCTATTGACAATCCATCAATAGCCTCAATACCTTCAGCAGTCTGGACTACAACAACCCTACCGGTCAATGACTTTTTGATCTTGTCTGTATCAGTGGCAGGATCTTTGAAGATATTAACTTCCTTTCCTTTAATTACGCAGTGCGTTGACTTCATAGCGAAACCAAAGGTATCCCTAGTATTGTATTGGTAGGTGTACGAACCTATACCAAATACAATATTTGTGGAAGCGAATCCTTTGCGCTTTAGGCGCTCGCAGATGTCTTTAGCCCTCTCAATGGTTATAGAGTCGCCGTAGATAGCGCCTATGTGGGGGTCAAGCTGCTTGTATCCTTTGCTGTTGATAGTGCCTCCGAAGGTATCCCACAGGATTTCTATGAGTCCTTTATAGGCGCTTTCACTACACTCCGGGTCAAACCTCTCAACATATACCTCGTAAGTGGAATAGTCAATCGTAGTGTTTAGCCCACAAATAATATCAGCAGGATCTCCAGAATCAGGACGGATTACAACTTTACCATCCCTAGCCATGATAATATCTTTGAGCTTAGGAAGAATATTGCTGGTAACATGCCACAAATCCCAAGTATCAGATACGAGAGATACAATTCCCGTAGGATATACGTCTTGGATTAATCTACGAAATGTTTCATACTCATCTACTTTTCCTCCAGCGCAGACTACGCTGTGCTCAGTCGCCGGAACGCTACAGCCCACCAATTCTTTTTCGATATTGGCGTTGTATTTATCCTCAAGATAAAGTATAGCCGGAATAGTGTCTGTTCCTACAAACGATAGCAAGTGCCCTGCCCCACTTACACAAGCTGCTTCTACGGCCCCCATACCCCGCATTGAGAAATCGTGCCCCTGGAACTGCACGAAGTCTGGCATATCAGAAGTTTCCTCAGCGTATCTAGAAAGAATTTTGTGATATTCATACGCGATAGTGGCACTTGTGGAACCCTGCCACATCTCACACGAGGCCAAGGTTTCAATGTAGTTGGTAAGCCAGCCGAATCGTGGGTCGGTATTCTCAACAGTAAGCATAGGAACCCTTAGTGGAACAAGCGTTCCCTCCGGGACCGCTTTTATCAACAAAGGAAGATGCCCAAGTTCATGTAGCGCTCTTATATGTGTAGTATCAGGTTCCGCCACGCCTAACGTGAATTTAATCACCCTGCCGTACTCTCCAGCAACTTCATCAACAGGACGGCTGAAGAAGTTTTCGTTAAAGAAGTCGATAAGCCAGTCTTTAACGAACCCCTGGAAGGAAAACGCCACCACTTTGTCAACGAACTTAATCCTTGACGTGCGAGGAATCCATGTGCTGTACACAATCTCAGTTCCGTCAGGATACTGGTCCTTGTGTCCGATTTTGTAGAAATCACACAGTAACGTTGCAATTAGTCCTTTACGCATCTCTTTTTACCTCCGTATAAAGTTGGTGTATGATAAGATTTTCTAGAGCAGTTGAATTACACATTATGCTGTTTGTAGTATATACTTCGTCTATTAACTTTGATGTAAATATTTTCCCTGAGAATATAGTGTGCTCACAATGAGCAACCATAAGGTAAATATTCGCAGCGCCATGGGATTTAAGCGCCTCGGCTGCCGCAATAAAAGTTCCGCCTTTGGAGCATAGATCGTCTACTATCAGAACTTTTTTACCTTTTACACCTGTGCCTGACACAGAGTATTTTATGATATCACCAGTCTTGAAATCCCTTTCCTTGCTACCTACAGCGGAAGGATACCTTGCAACGTGACTATATCTCTTCTCAGCTCCTGCATCTGGGTAGAAAAGTATGGTGTTGTCCATTCCGTGCTTATCAACAAAGAGGGCCATGAGGGCTGGTATAATACTAATGTTTGTACACCGGTTTAGAAGAGCAGTAGAAACGTCGGAATGTGCGTCAACTACTTTAACTCTCGCAAAGTGCATTGCGTTAATCATATCGCATATGTACTTTAAGTTGAAAGTGTATGTGTTGTTGGCTCTGTCCATTCTGCTGTACGGCATGTACAGAATCTTCAACGTCATTATGTTGTTCGGAATAACGTCATTCATGTAACTGCGAAGTATGTACAAGTCCATAAGGTCTTGATCGGTTTCGAACTTTAGTACAACAACTGAGCTGTTGTGAAAAGTTATCTTATTGTAGTTCAGGTATCTTTCGTTGTTAGGAAAAACACCGAACTCAACTTTTACATTGTCAATTAAAATCACTGGATGTTACCTCCTTTATTTAGGTAGAACATGTTCTACTTATGCATTTCTTCGTAGTATCCTATGATTGGAGTGGTTATCGCAACGAACACTAGCCCAAAGATAGCTGAGCAGAACCCTAGAGACACGACTTCCTTTACGGTAGATATATCCATTACGAAGTAGGCCACTAGCAGGCCTATCCAGAAACACTGGCAGAACGCGCAGTTATTTAGGAACCTTGTAGGAGTGGTTTTACTCATTAGTTTAGTCAGCCAACGCATGTGCTTGTGCTGAAACAGGAAGAACTGAACCCCTAATACGGTTAGTAGGAAAATACAGAATAACATTTTGCCTCCTTATTCTTTCGCTTTTATATTTAGCACAGGTTTTATGAAATCAACTACATCAATAGTAATACCCTCCTGCGCCTTCATGACGTAGTTAATGTCTTTGTATGCCTCTGGAGCCTCATCTAGTATGCTCCTATCTGTGGAACAAACAACGCCTTCCATCTGGCCTACGAATTTATCGTAGTCAAGATTCTTCTTGGCGGCGTTTCTGCCCATAGTTCGTCCACACCCGTGAGACGCCGATGAAAGAAACTTTTCATTACCAAGTCCTTTGGTGATGTACACACCATCCCTCATATTAGCAGGAATTATGCCAAGTTGATGTGCGTCGGCTGGCGTAGCACCTTTTCGGTGCAGCACTCCTTCTTTTGTAATAATTGCGTGGTTATGGTTTTCGTTAATTAGAAGATTGCTCTTGTATGTGACACCGAGAATCTTACATATTTTGTTTATCATTTTTAACCTGTTATATAACGCCCACTCTAACGCAAAATTCATATCCCCTAAGTAGGACAACCCAAGGTCTGATAATAAAGGAAACATTCTTCCTTGTTTCATGTACCACCCGCCTATTGTATGCCCAACGTTACGACTTCCTGAATGAATAGTCACACAATACGTGCCAGTATTTTGGCTTATCCCTATCTCTATGAAGTGATTGCCCCCTCCTAGAGTACCTAGCTGCATAACAGATTTTTCTTTTACTCTCTGTTTCACTTCTTTAGGCATGTGAGAGTGGATAACATATTCAAAATGATAGTCTGACTTATCAAGAGATGAAAATCCAGTAGGGATGGTTTTAACTATATCATCGTATAACTGTTTAAGGTTATCCTTTGATAGCTCATACTGAGGTATGTTTGTGTCAACCGAGCACATACCACATCCCACGTCGAAGCCTACGAAGCTAGGAGAGATCATGCCGTCAAGCAAGGCCACTCCGCCGATTGGAAGATCATAACCAGCGTGAACGTCAGGCATAATAGCCAATTTTTTAAGACATTCCAATGAAAGAACGTCATAAATCTGCTGCTGCGCTGACTGCTCTATTTCTTCCATCGGCACCATAGACTGTAGTTTGTCAAGCTTGCTCATATAATCTCCTTTACTCCTTGAAATATTCGTTGTATGCTTCTACTGCGGCTTTGATTCTGGGCCAGTCTTCCGAATAAATATCGAAAGTATGATAGTTTTGTATTGCAGACCCTCGCAGGTAGCATGTTAAAGTTGTTCGCCTAGCATGACTTACTACTTTTTGGGTGTGCGGAATATTCCCAGCGTGTGATACTAGGCGCACTCCGTTATGACAGAAGTCTACCGCTTGTTGTATTTGTACTACCTTTGGCAACTTTAAATCCCCAAAATCAGTATGAAAATGAGTTTGCTCAAGTATAGTTACAGCAGCCGCAGTCCTATCCTCAGACAAAACACATTTAAGTTTTATATGTTTAGGCATAGTTACTCCTTGAAATATTCGTTGTAGGCTTTAACGGCCTCCTTAATTAAAGGCCACATGTCGGCAGGTACGTCGAACGCTACGTTTTTTCTACTACTGGATATTAACCTAACATCAACTTGCCCGTCAGTCTTGTTTCGTCCGTCAAAGTTAGGATAATTATGCGTAGCAGAGAACAGGTCAATAACTCCGTGTCTGAATACTCTGCTATGCATTCTACCGGAAATATTTCCTCCAAACTCATCATCAAAATGTGTCTGTTCAAGTATAGTCACGGATGCGGTTTGTTTGTTTTTAGATAGTATGGCGGATAATTTAAGGTGTTTATGCATATTCACCCCTTCAACACATCTTTGTCATCAACCCACACGTAGCCGGTAGCCAACTTGACTAAAGTTTTTCTGGCTACCCGCTCATAGACCGCGCCTTTAACCCCAAGCGTAGGAATGAACACCTCTTCGCGTTGCTTGATTATATTGGCAGATTTCCTATATCTTTTGGTTTCGGATTTCATTTATCGTACCTCCCGAATCCCTTGCCTTTACGGGCCTGTTTCCGGTCTATCTTAAAGCCCTTGTCTTTTTCAACCTTCACGCCCTTTGTAGGAATCTTGCCGGACTTGATCTTCTCGAAGTTATTAGCGGATTGAGCCATTCGTAGTCTCCTTTACTTGGTAGCTTTCAGTAAGGTGTTGGTGTGGAGTCTTCTGCAGTAGCCGTAAGTCTCTCTGCGGCTGTATGAAACCCAAGCTAAACAAAACTTGGTCGCACAAAGGTTTCTATTTCCGTCTTCGTTTGATATTCCTACTCCGAAAGGACAGCGTAGTTTTACAGCTTCTTCTTCCAGAATTCGCATTATTAATGTCTCCTTTGAATGCGGTTGATATTACTTTGGCGTAGTATAAAGCATTTTTAAATGAGTCACCTAGCAGCCAATATTTTATAGTCAGTAGTATCACTTTAACGCCGCCTTCATTCTTGCGACGGCCTCTTTCTTTCCAAGGACGTGCATTACATTTACTACAGGAGGCGAAGCTGTTTTACCTGTGAGAGCCATGCGTATTTGCGGTCCGAGTTCTTTTAGCGTTACGTTATGTTTTTTACAGCCGTGGCTAATGGCCTCTTCTATATCTTCTATAGAATAGGTCTTTTTCTTCTCAAGTATTTCCACTATGGAACCTACTGAATGATCGGCCCTTACCGCTTTAGGCTTTTTGTAATACACCTCAGCCATTTCTGCAATCTCAATTAAAGTCTTTGCCCTCGGCTGCAACAACTTCACAACCTCAATAATATCAGGGCCTTTGTCAGTTTTGTAGTGCATGAACGGCTTGGCTTGTTCCGCTATTCTCTTGGGATCGCCGTTCTTAATCCAATGCGCGTTAATGTGCAGCATTTTGTTCGGATCAAGACACCCTGGCGCTCTACCTACCGAATTAAGCGAGAACTTTTGTATCAGGTCGTCCATTGAGAATATTTCTTCATTCTTGTAGCTCCAGCCTACACGGGCAAGCCCATTGACAACAGCCTCCGGAAGAAAACCTTTATCCCTGTAGTCAAGGACAGAAGCATCACCGTTTCTCTTACTGAGTTTTTCGCCTTTATCATTAAGGATGAACGGGGTGTGGGCATATTCAGGAACCGGAAAGCCAAGCGCCTGATACAGCATAGTCTGGGCTGGCACGTTGCCTACTCCGTCAACGCCTCGGACAATATGTGTAACACCCTGTAGGGCATCATCAACCATATTTGCAAGGAGGTATCCTACGCTTCCGTCCTGCCGTTGGATTACGAAGTCGCTGATCTCGCTGTTCTTCACGCTGATCTTTCCGAGAACATGATCTTTCCATTCTACGCGGCCCTGGTCTTGGGTCTTAAACCGTATGACGAATGGCTTTCCTTCTTGCTCTGGCTTTTCATAGCAGGTTCTATCGTAGAGGGGCTTTTGCTTGTTCCTCAGCATTTCATCCCTTTTTGCTGTGAGTTCTTCTGCCGTGCAGTAACACTTGTAGGCTTTTTTCTCTTTCAGGAGTTTATCTACGTATTCCTTGTAGATGTGACCTCGTTCGCTTTGGTAGATTATTTCTACGTCACTTTTGATGCCAAGCCAGTTGAGCCCTTCTAAAATGTTGTCTGCGAACTCTTGGGTAGATCTTGAAAAATCGGTATTCTCAATACGCACGATAAAAGTTCCTTTATGTTGCCTAGCAAAAATATAATTATGCAAACTCTGGCGGGCCATCCCACAGTGCCCTGGGCCGGTGTTAGATGGTGCTACGCGGCATACAATAGGTTTAGTCATAATTAAATTCTCCTTTGTGTTAGTTTGTAAGTAGAACATTTTCTACTTTTTAGTTAATAAAAAATGCTTATATTCGGTATATAATACATATAGGAGCAGTTGGATTCGGCTCAAATAACTTATACTGGAGACGCGATGAACCATTTTTACGTTTACTGCTACACAAACCCAACAAAACCTGGAAGGTTCACTTTCCCTAATACAAATCTTTCTTTTCTATATGAACCTTTTTACATCGGTAAAGGTGCTTTAGATAGGATGTATAATCATGTTAATGAGTCAATTAAAAAGAAAAATAAAACATGGAAAAATAAAACAATTTTATCTATATTAGAATCTGGGTACAATCCTAAAGACTTTGCATTTAAGCTGGCTGTACAATTAACAGAGGAGGAGGCATACTCAGTAGAGGAAACGTTAATAGCCACTATCGGCAGGCTGTCTACTAGAAAAGGCCCACTACTTAATATACGAACTGGCGGGTTAGGGAGTAGTAATAAAAGTTATTGGAAAACAACTAATAAACTAACCCCAATACAAGAATACGAATGTGTATCTTTATACTTAAATGGTGAATCTATTAGTACATTATCAGCTAGGTTTGGGTTATTTAAAACCGCCATCCGAGGTATATTACTACGGCACGATGTAACAATAGTACGTAAACCCACAGAAAAAAGAAGCAAGACTTTAAGTCTCATCCCAAATATTCTAGAAGACTACGAAAACGGTATGTCATCTATAAAAATAGGACAAAAATACTGTATATCAAAACGCACTGTATTATCAGAGCTTAGGAAAGCAGGAGTAACTATGAAAGAGCCTGCTTTCTATAAGACTATAAAAGATGAAGATGTACCTAATATAAGAGCCGCCTTTTTACGTGGAGAACGTGTAGAAGCTTTGGCCAAAAAATATAAAGTATCCACTAATACTATAAATAGGGCTATTCGTTATAATGAAGTAGTAACAGCAACTGGAAAATTAAAAATTAAAACTAACATTACCAGGCATAACCTGCTTAAAAAACTAACCGAAGACCAAGAATATCAACTAGGTCAAGACTACATAGCTGGTATGTCATCTAGTGAATTAGCAGCAAAGTATAACGTTTTCTACACAACAGCCCTAGCAATTTTGAAACGACTCAACATACAAACTAGGCCTAGTTCAACACCAGACAAAACAACAATTGACCTAACACCAGAAGTTATAGAAATGTACCAGTCAGGACTAAGCTCTCTCGATATATTCAGAAAGTTGCCAGTAAGTCGCAACACAATTTTACGCATTCTTCACAGAAATAATGTACCACTTAGGCAAAGTGGAAAGCAGCCTACTAAGGTTATAGGTAGTAGTGATGCAGAAGAACTTGATGCTATGATGCAATAGTAATAGCCTGTATTGAAACAGGGAAGGCTAGCCATAAACACAAGCCTTCCCTTCTTCTAACAGTCTACAACGGTAGTTACATTTTTATCCGATCACAACAGCACAGGCGTCCACCGGTACTTCTATTGCTTTTGCAGGCGCAGCACATTTCTTCGATGCAGCGTAAACTTCGTTGTATTCTTTGACTGCATCTGCGAGCTTCTTGAAAGTGGCCGCAGGAACACGCATGACGTTGTTGTCCGAGCGGTTATCGGTTCCTCGCAGATATAGTTCGTTATGACCTATGCTGTAAAACGCTGGAGATGTATCGCTCAAAAGCTTGAACCCATTCGAGGCCACAAAATAGTTTGCATTTTCAGAAAAATCTTTTCGAATGTGCGTCTGCTCAAGAACCTGAACATCCACAAACTGAAAGTCGGGGCCAACCGGAGTGCCGGAGATCTTGATGTGGCGCGGGTCGAAGGAGAAGAAGGCGTTGTAGGCTTCGACGGCAGCTTTGATCTTGACGTATGTAGCAACTGGTACGGCTATGGTTCGGTGGTCCAGATCGCGCCGAGTTCCACGTACATACAGAAGACCCCCATAGAGAGCCAAAGCCCCTTGACTACTAAGAGTGAACCCATCGTGCTTGAATTCCTCACCACAAGTACCGAATTCAGCTCCCCTGTGGCTCTGCTCAACAATTCCTATCTCTACTGTCTGAAAATCCGGCCCGATAGGTTTCACACTCAGTTTGATACTTTTCTTCATTTGTTACCTCCTTTGTTGTGGTTGTGTTGCAAATTGAGAAGTAGAACTTGTTCTACTTTCACAGACTTATCAGTATACTCTTGCCGCGTTTGCGAATAGAAACCTCATAATTATCTTCTTTTTCTTGGGCGGAAATAAGAGAATCTCCATACCATACACAATATTTTTCATCACATTTAGCATCGTCTGGGAGCAGCCATATGGCCAAACGCTCTTCTGAGGTCTGCAGTTCGCGTAGGGCTTTTTCCAAGTCGGCGCGTACTAATTCCACCCTTTTCTTTGCGGCCAGCCACGTCTTTACAAGTTCTTCACCTTTACTTGTTAGATCAGACATTTATTCCTCCAAGCTTGAATTAAGTAGCAACCTCTATTGAAAGCATAAGCCAACGCCGGTGCTTCTAAGAACCTATCACCAGTCGCCTCCGCCTCCGCCACCTCCGAAATCTCCACCGCCTCCGCCGAAGTCGCTACCGCTGCTACTTCCACTGTCTCCTCCACCGCCGAACATCGAGCCTAGCGCAAATCCTGCTGCAGCAGCAAGGATAGAGTCGCCTGTTTCGCTGTGGCTGCGTTTGTGTTTACGTGCTTCCTCTTCCTCGCGCTCTTTTCGACGCTGTGTAGGCGACTTTGTTTCAGCCGGAGTAGGCCTTGGTGTAGGTGGTTGTTTATACATAGGAGTTGGGTTGGAAAAATTACCAGCAACATACCCGGCTGTAGCAACTCCTAACGGAGCGTAGTTAGCTCCATTACGCTCGTTGTAGCTCTTTACTTCACTTCGGTAAGCAGCCACCTCAGCTAAGCGCCTTTCTTCGTCCTTCCGGCTCTGTTCGGCTTTTCTGCGTCTTCGGTTTCGTATAGCCAGAGCTATGGAAAGCCCGACGAAGAACACAAAAGCTACTACGAAAACAAGAATACAAACTCTTGCAAGTGCATCCATTTCGCCTTCTCCTTTCTATTTAATAGTGTTTAGTACTGCGTCAACGGCATCAACGAACCCTTTGTCGAAGTTGCCTTCCTTAAACGCAATGCGCATTTTGTCTCTGACTATCTTACCGGCGGCAATATCGGTTAGCTTCTCTTCCAATCCACGGCCAACCTCAATCCTCATTTTACGATCACCGCGAGATGCAAAGATAAGCACACCATCGTCTTTGCCTGACTTGCCCAACTTCCACGTTTCGCATACCGTCATTGTGTACGACTCAATATCAGAGTCGTTCAGGGACGGTATCGTAAGAATGGCTATTTGTGGGCCTCCACTTTTTAAGGTAGAGATGAGCAGTCTGTTCAACTGGTTTTTAGCCGAGTCAGAAATCATCCCGGCATAGTCATTGACCGGAGCTTTTAGCTCAGGTATTACCGCCTTGTTGACGGGAGTTGTGTCACTGCACCCGGCTGCCATTCCTAAGGCAAAGATAACTAACGCCAATGCTATTGGGGCTAATGCTTCCTTTAACCTGTACAAGCGATAACTGCAGGAGTACCCTGGCTGCCACACTTCTCGCAACCCACCTAGCCAGTATTGCAGGCGTTCTTTCATGCACATCTCCTTTACGGTTTATTGTTTGATGGAGCTGCGCCACTGAAGCTGACTTTGGGCGCAATCTTCGCTCCCTCGTCAGACTTGAACGGTGTCTTCTTTTCCAGGTTAAGCAGGAGCGAGTTTGTAATTGAATTTGGGAACGTTCGTATCATGGTGTTGAATTCAGCCACTACTTTGTTGTAGCGCACACGTTCCGTGTTTATCCGGTTCTCGGTTCCCTCCAATTGGCTTTGCAGATTCATAAAACTTTCATTGGCCTTGAGGTCGGGGTATTTTTCAGTTACCATCATAAGCCGAGACAAGGCGGAGCCGATTGTTTGTTGCTGCGCCTGGAACTTGGCCATTTGCGCTGCATCCTGAAGACCTTTAGGATCAAGTTTGATTTGACCTACCGAGGCGCGTGCTTGAGCAACCTGTGTAAAGGTTTCTTTTTCGTGGGCAGCGTAGCCCTTTACGACCTCTACGAGGCTGGGGATGAGATCTGCACGCCGTTGATAAGCAGCCTCAACATCGGCCCACTTGGCAAACACTTGCTCTTCCTTCGCTTGGATGGAGTTGTAGCCGCACCCGCTGTTAATCAACATGAACGCCGCCATTGCCAACATCAGCCCTACTCTTACGAAACTCTTCATTTGTTCCTCCTTTGGTGTGATAGTAGAACAAGTTCTACTTGGTTAAGGTTAACGCATGCGATGCATCTCATCAAGGTCAACGTACAGTACGTCGCCTTCGTTACCAAAAAGTCCAAAAATGTTTATTCGTTCTTCTGTTGACACCACCTCAAGCATGGCCCAGTCATTGCTGTAGGTCGCAGACGCTCCTTGTTCTCTGCTTCTGTTTTTCTCGTCCCTACCCCCGTAATACTGCTTGACTATTACTACTTCGTCAAGCCCTACATGTGGGTTGTTTTGGTACTTAACGAACTGTGGCACAACAATCGCTAGTATCATACCAACAATTGCTACCACAATAAGCAACTCTATCAACGTAAATCCACGCGATTTCATTTTACCTCCTTTAACTCATTATTTTGTATCTTCCACCAAAGTTTATGTGCATAGCTGTTATGGGCGGATTAGGCAAAGGCTTTCCACAAACCACACACTTAGGAATTTTGTAAAGGTTCAATACTTCCGCCGGAATGTACTTGCATATATGCTTAGCAAAAGTCATACGTCACCAGAACTTATGCAAGAAGTGAAACACTACGTAGGGAATGTAGCCTGCCCATAACACACACCCTAACCCAGTGACAGCAGCCGCTATTACTAAGAGTAGTATAACAATGTTCCTGTGAGGAAGCACACAAGAGGCTGTTATGACAAGACCAAACGCTATGAACATGTAAAGTATACAAGGATCAACAGACATATTGGTTTCTCCTTAATCTTCGAGATGTGCCCCGTAGTTCCTGCCGTCTGGAAGAGGTCTAATGGCTGCCTTGTACTTTTGGTATAGAGGGTTTCTCATTAAAAGGTTCTTACCGTACATGTCATAAATCTTATCAAATATACCACAACCTACATCATGGGTAGGCCCGGTTCCAGAAACACCACCAGTAAGCATGGCAATGAATATAAGCTCTTCCTCTGAAAAATATATCTGTGGCTTTGGCTCTTCCTTTGGTTTATCTGAGAAGTGTTCATTGTAGGCTTCGATTGCTGCTTTTACGCGGGGCCAATACCCAAGGGGTATACTAACCTCCATATTATCCCCCCCTTTGTTAGCCCCTCTGGTGTAAAGAGCTATATCAGCTTTACCGTCCATGAACCTTGGAAGCCCGTCTTTCGTATAGAACTGTGGGTGAGCAGAAGATACAATAGCGCACCCTCCAGAGAAGAATACCCCTACTCCTTGTGTAATAGTATCTCCAAGATCAACTCCTCGATGAGTCTGTTCCACTATTACGATTTTCATAGTATTTCCTGCCAATTTGCCTACTACTCTTATGTGTTTCATACCGGTAAATTCCTCCTCTATTGTGCTTCGTTTTTGTCGTAGATAGCGGCATACAAGGGTATATTGGCCGTGCAGCACTGTGAGTTGTAGGCTGCCAAATCGTAGCCTACAACTGCGAACGCCTTGTACATCATTATCCATAGCTTGAGTTCGGCTATCCTTTTGCGGACTGCCTTGCCGAACACGTAGAAGCGGATGGTGCGTATGATTGGGAGGCGCAGAATAGCATATTCTGCTACTGTTGGTAGTCCTTCGTATCTATTACATCTATGCCCTTTTATACTTATCCACGGGCAGGAGTCGCACTTAAGATTACTTACTTTGCACAAAGAACAACCCGTATAGGTCGTCTTGTGCGTGTATTTACGATACTCCACTATAAGCTGTTCCATAGCCTTGATATTCTCTTTGACGTTTACCGGGGCCTTAAGCAGTCGCATTTTTGATTTCTCCTTTTTCTATGAGGGTTTTAGTGTATAACAGCCCGTCTTCCCTTGTCAAGAACTTTTCTTCCATTTGGTCTTCATACAGCCGTTGGAGGATAGCGCCGAAATGTTTTCCAGGCTCCATGCCCATATCAATAAGGTCTCGGCCAAGAATAATCGGGGTGACTTGTGATTTTATTTCCTCGAACACGCGCATGACCTCAGAAATCCTAGCTGAGTTTTCAGGCTCATATTCAGCGGCTACAACACCACCACGTCCAAGCCTATCCGCCTTGTGCAATTTTACTAGCTTATACATGTCAACCGAGGCGGCCAACTTGCGCACAGCCTTACGGCTCACCCCTGCTTTCTTAAAATCGTAAGGCCTCATGTGATGCTTAATGAGATTTATAGCGGATTCAGTAAGTCCTATCTCATTTGTTAGCCGAGCGATAGCCTTTTCAGCCAAAGAAGTCTCTTCCGCGTGACCTTTGAAATGAATCTTACCGCTGTCTTCTGTGTTGACCTCATTAGGAACAAGCCCCTTCCCTAAATCATGAAATAAGAGGGCCAGCATAATATCCAATTCCCTGTCAATAACAGGAATGGCATCTATTGCCATAAGGGTGTGATTATACACGGAACCTTCTGGATGATACGTGCTTCCTTGTTCAATTTTCTTGGTAGCGACCAGCTCAGGAAACAGTACATCGAGAATGTCCATAGCCTCAAGCGTCTTGAAGAAAACGGATGGAAGAGGAGCGTTCATTAGAACTCGCACCACTTCATTAAACACTCGTTCCTGAGGCAGAGCTTTAACTTTAATTGGGCCGTGTACTTTGCATAGCGCCATTGTTTGAGCTTCTATGTTCATGAACGGGTAAATAGCCTTGAACCTCGCTACTCTCAATATACGCAAAGGGTCTTCCATGAATGTGCCAACATTCACGTGCTTTATGCGCAAGATACGAAGGTCAGGTATCCCATTAAACGGGTCTTCGAACTTACCCGTCAACGGATCGAGGTAAATAGCGTTCATCGTCAAGTCCCTACGAACCGCTGCCAAGCTCAACGGCAGCTCTTCGCGTATCCTAGCGGTTAGATCACGGTGTCCTTCGCCAGTTTGCTCATCAAGCCTCGGCAGGCTAACGTCAATATCTTTGACTTTGTAAACTCCGTATTGCTTGCCTACGTAGTTGACCTCACCGAAAGTTTCGAGAACTGCTTCGAGCTTCTCGGCTGAGAGGTTGAAAACTTCAATGTCTATGTCGGTGGAAGGTATGCCTAGGAGTAAATTTCTTACGTGGCCTCCTGTATAAAAAACTGAACCTCCCGCCTTGTGAATTGCCAACGATAGTTCAAGCGCAAACTTTTGCATCTTCTTTCTCCTTATGGTAGAATATGTTCTACTTGTGCTTCTGTCCTTAGTATCACATGCAAGATTACGTGTGCAATGTTATAAGTAAACTAAAGACCCTGCCTCTAATTTGCCAGTAAACTGGCGTTTCGAGTTCTCGACTAAGTTTAATTTATCCTTAGAACACCTTTATCTCTTGCATGTGAGACTAAAAACAGAAGCTAGTTCTGTTTTTAGTTTTACGGATCAAATCAAGCCGCTATCTGGTATCAGTCGAATCGCACCGTTGCGCCTTTGAAAAGAATACCTGAGCAAACAGTACCGTTAACGCTTGATCCGTTGGGTGATTTTGCGGAAAATCCCGTATGATAAAAATCATCATCTGAGCAGGCAAAGAAGTTGTAGCCAGTAATTTGAATTTCTTTGTAGCCTTGCGCAGTCAGAACAGATGTTGCCTTCGATGCATCAGTGCAACCAGATAACAAACAGATGCAGCCCACCAACGTCATTGCCTTCATAGACTTTTTCATGTGTTTTCTCCTTTTATTGTTTATTGCCTAGCTACCCAGCCTAGAGGAATCAGATGGCCAATCTACTAATGCCAAAGACCTTTACCTAGGATTTGAAAGACCTTTAAACTTTTCCACCTGAACTCTAAGGGTAAGACGCCTGAATATTGAGAGTTGAAGCCTGATCTTTAAGCTTTGAGCTTTGAAGACGGACGACTTTATAGGTCGTGTTAGCTTTTATATTCTCGCAATAAGAACGCTCTAACCCTTGCGTTAGGGGAGTAGAGTTTACTGATTTCGGGCAACTAGGCAGTGTTGATTATTCCGGTACTTCTACCTCAGTGATAGCGTTGCTTGTTGAAAGCGCCAGGTCAACTTCTCCCTCGAACTCGAAAATGTACTTCTGTAGCTTTTCGATCTCTTCACGAATAGTGATCTGGTCGATTATGGAGTAGAGGTTGTTTTCCTTGAAGTTCTCTTCAAACTTCTTGTCGGCTTCGTGGTCAACCTTTCCTTCTTTACCACGCGCCACTTTGAGCATTTCGTCAAGCCGCGCGTTGGCGTCTTTGTTACCTGTTTCGATTGCCTTCGATATCTTGCCGAACTGGTTACGCAACTCATTGAGCAACTGCTTCTGGTACTCAATACTGGACTTTCGCTCAATAGCGTCGGCGACGGTGTAAGTAGTGCCAGCAATATCAACTGTCGTTGTAGCGTTGCTGACGACTATGATGGCCTTGATCTTGTTGCGCCTATCAACAAGAGCGGTAACTGAATCGTAGCAGCCTTTGATCGTTTCCTTTACCTTTGCCTCATCAGTGAACCCTGCCGGTAGCGTCTTACCAACTTTCAGCGAGACGAATATACCGCCTGCAATTCCATGCTCGATGCGCTTGCCGAGCGTCTTCAACTCTACCAACAGTGCTGCGATTGACTTCTTCATTGATTGTTACCTCCTGAGGTTTGATTGTAGAACAAGTTCTACCTGTTAACTATAGTGTTGTAAAGTTCATCCGGCGTCAGTTCTCTGTACCTTCCAGTAGGGTTAGCGCTATGTATATTCTCATATTCAAACATACGAGGCTGCGCACATATTTCAACAGCTGATACTTTAGCAGCCTCAATTGTGTCCTCCAAATCCTGATCGTCGCCGGACAGTGTGGTAATGTACTTACCGATCATGTCCTTTTGCATCTTAACAGCGCAGTCACGTTCGTACTGCGTAACTAGGTGGCTCTCCATGCGCCAGATAGGAGTATCATTTGAGCACCCTTGCACCATAACTGATACTGCTAAGATTAAAATAAATAGTTTCATATCCTCCCCTTCGCTATCGCCTTAGATAATTCAAGGGTTGACAAATTCCTACTAGCAACCCTACGCCGCATGGAATTGGCTACAATTTGGGCACGGAAATTGGACGGCTCGGTATGGTCGTAGTTATTATTCACGTAAATCTCGCAGCCTCTTACTGTTACAGTTACATACTGCCCAGCCAGTGCATGAGACACATGACTCGGTTTATGAACAGGAGGATTGCAAATATCACAGATTGATTTCTTTGAAGGTGTTCCACATCTTTGGCACGTCATGGCCCCGCTCAAATTCTTGATGATAACATCATCTCTCACTGAATAGTCAAGCGCAATTGTTTCCATTACGATGCCCTCCTAAGGCGTCTGTTGAGGTAGAACAAGTTCTACCATGTGCTGTAAAGCCCTCATAATTAGTGGTAACATTTTTAAAGCTGAGTGAGGATACACTTCGACGCTAAATTAGCGCTGGGTATACGTCTGCGCTAAATTGGACGTAACTATGCCCAATTATTTAGATAGTACAGTACAAACGTTGCGGTTGATTGGTTTAGCAGGAGGTTAAATATTTATCTACATGATGGGAGTTATACGGTGTGAAGAATTCTACGGTGGGGGATACTATGATGGAGAATCGCCGGAAGAATGAAGAAGATTTTAGACGCTTCATTAGGGAGAGTTTGGTGGCACGGGCTATGAATTTCTTATTGCAAAGCTGGATGAATTGGTTTTTGAGGACTTTTGTGGACTGGTACATGGGTGAGGCCTCCTTGGCTTTCGCCGGTCAGTGCCTGGTTGTACAATTACAACCAAGGCTATACTACACCGCTTTTGTTATCTCAGAGCGGCAACTGAGGTTCCCGCAACGGATTGTGGCAACATAAGTTACCCACGCTCCCTGCGGTCAATCGTTATACTTTAATTAGAAAGGAAATACCATGGAAACTACTATTGGGCGTCTTCTGTTGTCTGCAAGCTCGCTTCCCAATCCTCCTTTGCTGTTTAGATAAACAACTGTGGCTTGGAGAACAGCTACACTTCCCCAGATTGTGCGTCGTATTGTTTTGGATTCTACGTAACTTGCGGCAGCAGTGGTTATAGCACACCCAGCAAAGTAAAAGTATATTCTGTCGTCGCTAGGGTGCTCTCCTAATGCTGCGTTGGATTCATACTTATTTCGCCAGTTCTTAATGTCTAAGGTTTGCCCTAAATCATCGGCAAGCAGTTTAATAGCATTGCCTAACATAACCTTATCCACCAATTCAAGCTGGTTTGATTGCAATTTTAGTGTAATCTCATCCTCAGAAAATGAATGGGTAACTGAGGATAATAGAAGCGCTGTTGTCACTACTGCATACTTCCAGATAGTCTGAAACATTATACACCTCCTTACACATTTCATTAAAGGTTAAGCATTTTGCGCATGCTCGCAAAAATTTCTTCGGCGGTTCCTGTGAAGGTAACAACCATTTGTGCGCCCTTTTGCTTCTTATCTACGTGCGGTTCTTTAGATGACTCCTTCTTTTCCTTTATATGCTTTTCTATAGACTGCTTTAAAGGAGTCCCAGCAGCCCTAGCAACCCACCCGTGTGACTTATTTACCCAAATGTTCCTTATTCCGTCTGACTCTATTTCTTTCCTGAGTACAGCTGGACTATTAAACGATACGGCTGCCTTGCCCATTTTCTCGGAAGACGGATATCGCCAGTAGCGTTCACGATCATCTCCTGTGTTATGCTTGTAGGCTACGATAAGCATATCACCGTTATCAAGCCTAGCACATATCTCTTTAAGAGTCATGTCCTGCTCAACATTAATTGCTATAGACATTTTACCCATGTTTACAATCATCTTTTTCATTGGCTACTCCTTTGCTGTAGTCATGCTGTTGATGTGGCCATCTACCCCTTTACAAGTTTTAGCTTAGGCTTCCTTATCCACCATATACGGTGTGCGGTACGCCTAGCCTTTGCCTCGTCCTTCTTATTCTCAGTTAGCCACTTAACGCCCAAACACTTCTTATGGATTATTATGTCCTTGTAGTCAGGCTGCTTGACATACACCATATCAGAGCAGTTCCCAACCTGGCCACACCCGTTACACCTAACCTGCTTCTTATCATCTTCTATTTCAAACCATGTCGTAACTTCAACTTTGTCTTTGGCTTTCATAAGTCACCTCGTAAGATGTAGAAGATGTTCTACCTATCGTAAAGCTTGTCTGATATTGATTCAACAAAATTCTCGTCTTCGGCGTAGTACTCCCCGAACTCGTGAAGGAAGTGCTTAAGGAATTCTATTTCATCGTCTGTAAAGAATATTTTTCTGCCCACGTAGTTACCTCTCTTCTGGTGGTCTATATCCAATCTGCAAAGCGCGGAATATAGATTCCTCTGTTGGAGTTATAAGTTTGCCATTAGGCGTAAATATACCTTTCTCCGATAACTTCCACCCTCTGCGCTTAGCTTCTTCGCGCATAAGTATGTTTAACCTAGCGGAGCCAGTCCTGTATAGCAACTGCGGCGCCCAATCTTCTTCATCGACTCTGTTGATATCGAGAGGGACTTCTTCCCAGGTTCCTCTTAATGTAACTGGGCCGTTAATCTTAACTTTAAACTCATTCTGACCTACCATGAACTGTTTGAACCGTTCAAATGTATCAGCGTCAGTCTGGAGTATAATATCTACGTCCTTGGAGTCAGGAAGGAGCCTCCTATAGGAGCCTACAACTTCCCACTTGCCACCTGTCCATTCCAGCATCGGTACTATTTCTGATAATACTTCATCTATTCTAGCGCGAGTTATACGCAGCTCTTTTACAGCCTGTAAAGTAGGCTTAGCAGGTAGTAATTGCAGATGTTTGCAAGTACCACGAAACCGAAACCCTTCGCAACTACAGTGCCAGTGTACCTTTTTCTTTGTGAGAGCATACACTTTCCCATCCCACCTCTCCACTTTATATTCCGTGTCAGACACGGGTATGAGTCGGTATCCGTATAGCATTGGAAGCCTCTTTTACCACTTTAGGATAGGAGTATACCCGAGCGACTTTATCTCAGACATTTCTTCCTCAGTGGGAATGCCTACGTACAAGTTAGTGTTATACGAACACAACTCACGCATTCTCTTCGCTATAGCAGCATCATACTTCCACACTGTATAGATTCCATCGGCGAGCATCACAAGCACATAGCTTGCTCTTGTTAACTCAAGCACCGGATCTACGTTGTGGGCTATTACTTTCAGAATGTTAAGGTGTGCCTCAGCAACCTCAGTAGTCTCTGCCAAACCCCCGTGAAAGTTGGCTGAAAGAACTACTGTAAAGTCTGGGATGTGCAACAAGGCGTCTGCCTGCCACATCCTACCCTTAGCCTTAGGCGCTCCAGGAACCATCTTGAGATGAGAAGCAACCCTCGCCCCTCTAAGTAGTAGCGACTGGTAGTAATTTGGATGCTTTTGGACGTTCATTGTGAACTCCTTTGTAGGGTAGAATATGTTCTACTTCGCTATAATTAAACTAACAGCGTTGTCCGCTATAGCAGTAAAATCTATAGTGCATTCCGCCGCCGCCCTCGCCGCCGCGCTCGCCGCGCTCGCCGCCCTCGCCGCCGCCTCCGCCGCGCTCGCCGCCCATCCCGCCTCCGCCGCCCTCGCCGCCGCCTCCGCCGCCCTCGCCGCCCATCCCGCCTCCGCCGCCCTCGCCGCCCATCCCGCCCCCGCCGCCTCCGCCGCCGCCCCCGCCGCCTCCTTGGAAGGGGTTATAGCGTATTGTTTAGCAGCGTTTATTGCTTCTCTAACGCGCGTATCTGAAGGGCGTGTGTCTTCGAATACACTAAGTACTGACTCAGCGCAAAGCGCCGCAAACATAGTTCTTACTTGTGCATCAATAGCGCTACCTACCCACGTAGGAGAACTTAGTTCACGTAAGGTGGTAAGTTTAAAGCACCCGACTTTACCAAAATCACTACACACTACTTTACCGGAAGCTTCCCATAGTCTAGGACTGTGTATGTTAGCGTGTATAGGATTGAGAAGGAATGCTAAGGTTGCGTTACTATAAGCGTGTAACACATCTGATGAGCAAAGACTGGGGTTGTCTTTTTTATTTTTCTTATGGGTGACATTTTCGCCCCAGACTGTTGTTTTGTGGTAAGTTGTGTTGTCCTGTTCAGTTAGTTTGAAAAGTTTCATTTTATCTCCTTACGGTAGAATATGTTCTACTTCATGACACTTAATTATACTTGAATATCTAACAAGCCTTTACGCGCTTCCTCCATACTAATTGAGTGCCTATGTGCCCCTCTTTCAAGATTAGCTCTTATCATTACCCGTCTGATAGACGCACCACGTAATACTTTTGTGTTTCTATATCCAAGTAACTTATAGAGGTAGAACCTTATAAATGATACCTTGAATGGAGTCCCTATGCCGCCGAAATAGTCAAACGCAACGCCTCCACTTCGATGTAAATAATAGTCGTATCTCTTCATTTAAGCCCTCGCTAATTAGCTTGGCGTCCCTTACAGGATTTGAACCTGTGTCTCTCGCGTGAAAGGCGAGTGTCCTGTCCACTAGACTAAAGGGACGTATCTACGCTGCATCGTCTGGCTCTTCATCCCAGTACTTTGATATATCGGCTTTCTCTTTTTCGGTGGCGTCAGTAACAGAAAGCAACTTCCTAAGAATTCCGTAGAATTCGTCTGCTTCCTCTGCTACAACTCCGCCATCTACGTTGTCCAGCCAATAATCTATTGTCTTAAACTCTGCTAGTGTTAGCAGAGGTTTTTGCGCGCCTGTAGAAGATATAGCTTTAAGCGCTCTATTGTAAGAATCTACCTCTTGCTGAAGTTCCTCTAGGTGTATTGATAACTCTCCAAACCTAACAAACATAGAGTCTCCGTCTTTATCCTTGTGGGACTTAACTAAGTGCTTGCGTATAAGATCGCGAGACTCTGTAATCCTGGACTCAGACAACTTCATTTTACCTCCTGATAGAAAAGAGTTAGTAACCGCTACTTAGCTTACGAGGGCCTCGGATTTCGCACCCAACCATTAGAAATGGCCTTGTAGTTTGGCGGGCCGGAGCAGGCCCGCATTTATTCAGTTGTATGTTGGTGTATGTTAGAGCATTGTTATACACCTCCTTTCTCTATGCCGGAAAGGAGTCCAGCAACTCAAGTGGTAGAACATGTTCTACTTACTACAAAACTGCCTAACTGCATTAACTACTTTGACGTAGGCGTAGCCTGTGAAGTAATTGTTGGCCACTTCTTTCAGAAACTTCTTGGACGGAGCTGTGGTAACGTCCATCTTTAGGTGCGCAGACAACGCACTCTTGAATTCTTCATCCGTCATTTTACCATCAACGAACTCTCTCATTATCTGCTTGGTCATTGGTTGACTCATGGCCTTATCCCCATGCTCATAAAACATGTTTTTATAGGGGTTACAAAACAGCCCCTAAGCAGCTGACTAACTTTTAATACTCAGCATACGCAGTTTGCAATAGGGTGTCGGCATTCAGCACAACAAATTCCCCTGGTTTCATCGACCTTAATCTTTATTGCAACTGGCTTAGGCATATTAACTATAGCCTTAGCAAATTCTTTAATCGACTCCTTTTTTCTCTTTCGACGTTTCTTTTCTTGCTGGGACATTACGCCCTCCTTTGGGCAATAGGCTACCGCGAAGTATCCTTATTTCGAGTTAACCCTTACCGAGAAGGTAGCACCGGAGCGAACAACCACAGACGTTGATTTCTTCTTTCCTTTTTCCGCCAGTTGGCAACCTAGCGCCTTTTCCAGCATAGCAACCACTGATGTAGCCATGACATTTCCCTCCTTGGATTAATTAAATTAGCTACCTCTTAGAGGCAACTTGAATAGTCTTCTTGTCTACTTCTTTACCATCTTCGTCTCTGATAACTACGGTTATGTACGTGGAACCGCGTTCCTTGACAGCTACGGTATGCGTCATAGGGACATATTGCTTAATGTGCTTTACAACATCTCCTAGAAGGAAGAAAGACATTCCATCCATGAAGTAGCTACGACTCGGAACACGCTCAACATCTTCGTGGCCGACGTTTATGATATGATTCCAGTTGCCAGCGGGAATGCTGTGTACAGGATCATACATATACACTCTTAGATGCTCTTTGGCAACCTCAAGAACCAGGCCAGTACCTCCTATGAGGCTGGTGGAGTAATCGCCATGGTACTTTAGGATTCTAACTGCTGATCCTTTCTTAATGTCTGGGTTCATGATGTGCTCCTTGCTATTTATTTTTAAGCACCAAAGAACTTTCTTTCCGCTTCTTTCTGCTTTCTGGCTGACTTACGATCTACCTTGCTCATAACGCCTCCTTAGTCATTGAATGTGTGCCATGATAACCGACCATGCAGAAGGTAGAACATGTTCTACCTAACTTATGTTGTTTGATTTCATTTTCAAAGCTTCTTGTAGGGACTAAGGTAGCCTTGAAAATAACATCAAAGGTATTTTGGAGGCAGACTATTAGCGGTCTGCCAGCGCACCAGCGACAACTGGAAACAGTTTTAAGTCATGCTTAGGACTATAGCATTGCGCCGGAGCAGCAGGGGGCTACAGCGGGAAGCATCCATTTGATCGTTTTCATGGTGATTCCTCCTTTCTTTTGGGTTAATTAACAGTATTTACCATCCAAAGGGATGAATGTGACTATGTTTCTAGCGCCGTCTGGGATATGTTGAAAGTAATCTTGAAGACAGCACACCCAGGCCTCTTCTGTGGTTTTGCTAATACCATGTCCTGGCGTTCTCCAATATCCTTTATCAGTAATGTATATGTGCCCTTTAGTTTCTAAGGGAAGGGCTTTAATTTCTTCTTGGGTTAGTGTTTGAGGTGGCATTTAACGTCTCCTAAGATGTAAGAAAGCGAGTAGAACATGTTCTACCTTTAGGGTAACATGTAAGGTAAGGTAACTTACCGTTAATATATCTGTTAACCTTTGAGGTAACATGCAAGGTAACATGCAAGGTAATATATCTGTTAACCTTTGAGGTAACATGCAAGGTAACATGCAAGGTAACATGCAAGGTAACATGCAAGGTAACATGCAAGGTAACATGCAAGGTAACATGCAAGGTAACGCACTAACTAACCTATCCGTTAACCTTTAAGGTGATGATTAAGGTAATAACCCCAAATCCTACCGACCCTCGGTTTCCCCAAACATTATATAGAATATCAATAATAACAAAGTTTATGGGGGTTATGAAACACTACCTTCACCCAAAACAACCAAAACATAAATCCAATTCTCCCCATACCGCCTTGCCATATGTGATTTCAACTACTTAGCAACTACTCTCAAGGTCATTTTCAAGGCCACATTCCAGCAATTTTAGGTGCCTCTATTGCCACCTGGGAGTTGAAACCCAACCGTCCGGAATGTGACCTTGAAAGTGACCTTGAAGGTTATCTTTTAAAAACCTTCAAGGTCAAGGTAGAACATGTTCTACCCACCGAAAATCAACTCCACCTCCGCTAGCGCACAATTAGCCTTTTATCAGGAACTACGATAACCGGCACGATAAGGCCCCGAGCTATAACCCCGTCCTTGAACAGGTTGAATTCATTTCTGGTATTGGACATAATGCGGTGGATTTTCTCTTTGCCTCTTAGCAGGTCTTTCATTTGCTTCCCTCCTAGGTTTGTGAGGTAGAACATGTTCTACCTTTTAGTTGTTGGTTTGTTTCTGAAGTAGAGAGTCGATGCGATGCACACAACGGTACACCACGCTAAGAACAATAGCGTTTCTTCTAGGGATGTGAGATGTGGCATTTGGTAATCCTCCTTATTTTTTAATTAAAGCCGAAGGCGGCTAAATTAAAAAATTATAATGTTCAAATCAAAAATAAAGCTTGACAAAATCGCAAAAGTGTGGTATAATAGAGGCATATCTTGAGTGAAACGAAAGATATGCGGTTATAGGTTTATAAGCCTTTAGGTATGCCTTACCCTAAACCTTAACCTATCTATATTTTCGTGCCGATTCCTGAATGATTCCGAAGGGTTACACAATACACTAATGATTACGGGTATTTATGTGTAGCCTTTATCAGCTTTATTAACCTTCCAGGCACCTTCAATGTTACCTTGCAATTTATTCAGGCGTAGCCAAGTAATGTGCAAGGTAATGTTGAAGGTAGAAATCAAGTTACTTTCCTTTCAAAGGTAGAACATGTTCTACCTTCATAGCTTCTGTTTTAAGGCGCAAAAAAGCCGATCTAACGCAATTATAGGTCAGTACCTGGGCATGGATACCCAAGATATGGCTATAGTGGTTAGAATCGGCTTGTGGCTTTTTCATAGTTAATTTCCTTATAGCCCTTGTTTCGGCTATTTAGTGTATGTGGTTTATGCTTCAAATTTGACTTGTAAGGTAATTTGATTAATCACCTTAGCATGAGCTAGAGTAACTAATCAAGTGACCTTACAGGCATGGTTAAGGTGCCTGTAAGGTGCCTGTAAGGTGCCTGTAAGGTGCATATTTAGGTGGTCAGGTCGATGTATTGACCACAGTTAGTCAGGCAAAAGTCAAGGTTAACGTGGTCAGGATTAACACCTGCTTTCAATTCAAAGACTTCATGTGCATAGAGGCACTGGCACTGCATATGCTCATAGTGCGTACATAGCGTACAAACTTTACGTGTACGCGCATTTTCATCGGCGATAATTCTAGCCATGGTTAATGCTCCTTTGCTACGTTCTTTTCTACGTAGCACGCTCAAATTTAGCTTCTAAAGGCTTTTCTAAAGGTCACTGGTATAGATACTAGTAACCTTTAGAAAAGCCTTTAGACTGCCATATCGACAGCCTAAAGGCCCTTGTTGTTAGCCGTTAACCGCTTCTGCCTCCGGCTTTTCTTCTGCAGGAATAGCGCCTTCTTTAGCTTTCAGCTCCCTCTGCTTTTTCTCTTTTTCGGCCTTTTCAGCGTCAAGATCTGGACGCAACGCGTCTGCTATGGCGGTCAATGCCGGTTTGATTTCTTCCTTCAGCTCCGGTGACAGAAGCGCCGATTCTTCAAGCACTTTCAATGCAGCAAAGACCTTTGCAAGGTTCTTTTCGTGTTCCGTAGCGATAGGAGCAAAGGCGGGTTTTTTAGCCTTTACTACTTCGCCGGTAGTTTCATCCTTTACCGGCTCGCCGTCTTTCATTAGCACTTCTTCCGTAAAGTAAAGGTCGGTTATATTCCGGTCGATGTATTGCTGTAAAGCTTTCAGGCCGGAAGCGCGCTTGTTACCGTGCTTTATTGCTGCGGTAGTCCAGCTGTAAAACTTTGCCGGATTGTTGGGGTTAACGGTGCGGTGTTCTTCCGGAAAGGTATCATAGATGCGCTGTACGAAAAGCACTGTGTTTGCTTTTCCCGTCGAATAATCGGTAGTCATCGGGAAAATCGGTTTAAACATTTCAAACAATTCCTTGCTTCCCTCGTTAATTGCGTCAATCCCCTTGGAGAGGTTAAGCGCCTTTTCTGACGCGATTTTCCCCATTTCAATGAGGTTGACTGCCGCTGAACCTACAAGAATTTCCGCTGTGTTTGCCATGGTGATAACTCCTTTTCTGTTGTCTGCTTTTGGCAGGGTATTCGCTTCCCGTTATGAGTAGAACATGTTCTACTTGTGGAAAGCTACGTTGTTTTAATGAGGATGCACTAATCCCTTGGTCTTACGTTGGCATGGTTCTTGCATACCAGGGCCTTCATCTGCAAAGGCAGGAATTAGAACAATCTAATGAGAGAGACCGGGCCTAATGCCTTGCGGCATCACGCTATACATCACTCATATTGCAGAAGGAGTGCCAGTCTTGTTATGCCTGGCATTTTATTTTTATTACTTAGCAATATAGCATAGTTACAAGGTTACTATAATGTTGTTATGCCTGTTATAACATTGGCTATGGGCCTTACTTGCTTAGATAGTAGGCACTATTTTCTGATAATTGTGTAAGTACGTGTAATTGTTACATAATGTGCTGCCTAATAAATAGACAGCGTTGATTAAATAATAGGCAATATGCAATGAGCGTGCCAATATGTAATGAGTAGAACATTTGAGACTTATGTTGATTGTATGGCATGATATATGCATAGTAGCTATAATTGTAATAGTGGTTGGTATGGTATATGCATTAGCATATAGTGTGCCAACGTATAGTCTACTTAATCTATCGACTAAGTATATTAGCTTATCTTCATTAATACGGTCAGTCCTCATGCCTGTATTATACACTAGAACAGTGTTATAAAGCCAGCGGAGTATCATTATCCTGGCTTAATGAGTATACGTGGGGGCGGTGCGCTCATTAGAGCCGTTTTAATGAGAGCTATTTCCCATCCGTTCCACCTGAATAGTTATTTTAAACGTTACATAATTGTAACAACCAAACATAACCATAAACATTATTTAAGTCACTTTCAATACCACCTTCAAGACTACCTTAAACATCACCATAAAGGTTACCTTTAAGGTTACCTTAACATCACCTTAACCCGCACCTACCCAGTATTTTACTTAAGGCACCCCAAAGATTACCTTAAATGTTACTTTCAATATCACCACAAACATTACATTAAACATCACCATAAAAGTAACCTTCAAGATCAATTCCTAAAATTTAAAAATAAATACCAAATACTATATAGCCATATAAGAAAAGCCTCTCTATAAAATAGAGAGGCTTCCTTCTTCCATAAAAAATTTGGTCAAACGCTATATAACCCTACCATCCATATAGAGTATCGCGTCTAAAACTACAACACCTCTCCCTCAAGCTTCTTAATCGACTCGTCAAACCTCATAACGTCATCAATCAAGCAATCTACTATGCCATCCAATTCTCCAACCTCATCGTCAAGCTCTTCAAACATCTGCTCAAGCTTTTCCAACCTACTCAATATGTTTTTAATATTATCATCTGTCAGCATCTATAATCTCCTTTACTTGTTTATACCTGCGTTTAGCCAGCTCATCCAATTCAGCCTTCTCAACCTCATTAGTCCTAACTTCTTCTTCATATTCAGCAATCTCGTCTTTTATAGTAGGGCACAATAAGCATACCTTCCTATATAGCTTAGCCCCGCTTTGCACAGACACAGTGCCAAACCCAAACGACTTAGAGTTTCTAACCTTGTCCTTAATTCTAGACTGCCAATCATAGTCAACCACAATCCACTTATGAAAACCTAACCTGCATCTTAGGGGCATGTCCATAATTACTCTACCTTAAACCTAAAAGGTTCCTTTCCTTGTCTAAACAACCATATTGCCTCAGCCTGGCAGCAATGACCTTCCTGCCCGAAGAAGTCAGAGAAGCCATTATACTGTTCTATGACTTTTATAAGTTCAGGGTTTCCTTTTAGGTACACCCACCATAGCATGTAATAGAATTCTTTCAATAAACTTACCGGCCATTTTTTACCATTAAACATAAAAGCAACTGTGGTCTTTCCTTTAGCTTCCTTCCAATGTAACCCAGTCTCTAAATTGCCCCAGGCATCTTCAATTACTTTGGCACGCTGGAACCTAGACTCTATTGACTCGCTTAGGATTCCGCTGCCTATGTAGGCGTTAAAAGCACTAAATCTCTTATCGCCTCTATTACTACATTCAAGGAATGGCGGTTCTCCAAAGAACTGCATATTATCTATCCCTACTAATATCAGATAGACTTGTTCTGTCATTTAGACCACACAGCATATTACCTAAGGAATTAATTAATAGCCTATCTGTTTCTTTAAAAAAGGTATGAACATCCTCTATACCCTGTGCATAGTCATATATGTCCGGTACGGGCTCCGCCTTAACTTCCTCAGCTTCATACGTAGGAAATATCTCTATGGCCTCTTTAAGGTCACTTTTAACTTCAGTCAAGCAGTTCTCGCATCTAACAAGATAGTAGAAATCGTACCACCCTGTCTTTGCGTTTATCTTAGCCAACTTGTTTACGTGTGCTCTGCCGTAGCATACAGGGCAAACTCTTCGTTTGTTCATTGTTCCTCCAATGGTGTATTTAAAGCCTTTTTAGCAGTTTTACACAAAAAATGACGAAAATCGTTTAAAATTCGTCATTTTTTGTGCGAAACCTTCGGTTTTCTTTAATTTTCTTCTGTTTCCTCAGCTTTTTCTTCTTTTTTGCTGTGTTCTTGCGTCTTTTTTATAAGCCATTTGCTCAATATATTCTCTGAAATGCAGTCTATACTCCATTTCAATGCCCTTGTAGATGCCTCTGAAACTCCGTAAGCTATGAATATAGGCAGGCTAAGCAGTAGAATTATACAAGCTGTTACATTGGTTAGGACTTTAAACAGCTTGTACATGTTAGCATACCTCTACAATGTAGCAGGTGCTTTCTGGTTTTGTTGGGATGAACAGCTTGTAGCCTTTAAAGTACCTAAGGCACCTTTCAGCAAACTCTACTGCATCTTCCCATATAGATGCTGGGCATTCATCAGCTTCTGGGCTAAGCGCTCTAACCGCTGCTAGAGCCAACGCGTAGTCTGGGTCGAATGTGTCCGTTTTGCTACAAAGGGAATATCCAACCCTAATCTGTCCGTCAATTACAGTCCCTAGGAACATGCCTACCTTCTGCTCTCTTCCCTGTCTTCGTTTATAAATGTATTGCGTAATGAACATGTGCTTCCTCCTTTTAGTTACTGATATATCTAATAATACTTCCGTCATATGTGTAATACCCACTACCGTCCCACCGGTTAATAGTTACCCCGGTAGCCAAATCTTCATTCCTATTTAGCATACTCCAAGTTTTCTTTTCTAGTTGGCCGCATGGGTATACTCGGTAAACAATATCGTTCCTAGTCTTAACTTCGATATAGTCTTTTCCTTCTACAGTGTCTACCGTAATCTTCCCGTCTTTGGTAACAAACTCCTGTGCCAATACAATCATAGGCGATGTTACGAGTACCGCAATCATTGATATAGCTAGTACTAATTTCATTTATATTTCTCCTTTTTATTTTGTGCATGCTTTAACTGCTGCTTCTAGTACACCATCAGCGTCTTTTATTACTGATTGGAATGTAAACTTATAAACTATGTCTTTGCTCCATTTAGGAATTAACTCTACTAGTTCTTCTACAGGAGACACCCTGATTAGAGTTCCTGTTGGTAGCGCTTTATTTAGTCTTTCTACAAAATCTGCTTCTCTCATGTTATCCTCTTTAGGAGAAACTGCAAGCTCCTAGGGTTTGAATATCTAAACCTTTAACTCTATTAGGCCAAGGTTTTGTTGCTACTATCTCTTTTAGACTGTCTATTTCTTTTAGAAGTTCTACCTCAATTTTAAGGTGCTCGATCTCTTTTTCTAGTTGTTTGATTCTTTCTTGGTTAGTCACTATACGCTCCTATAATAAATATGCCCATATTGCTCAAACTCTTTATCTGTTATACTAATATGGTAGTCAGAGTCTAGCTGAGATTTCACGTTAGCCATAATTCCACCTATATTGCAAGGTATTAATTTCCACAAAGTTTTGGTTATGATCGAATTTTTAGAGTAGTGCTCTTGGCATCTAAAGAAGGCTGAAGTTAAGTGTTTTGAAGCCATAGCCAAGTCATGTGCAGTGGCAAGGTGGTCTTCTAGGGTCATGGGTAGTTTCATCGTAAATGTTACCTCCGTTTATTATTTATGCTTGCATTATACCACACTTTAGGTGATTTGTCAAGCTTTATTTTTAATTTTAATGTTACAAACAAAGAGGGCGAGAACTTAATCTCGCCCTCCCGGTACTGCCTAGCATTCGAACTCACAAAAAGTGAAAGGAGGAGAACACCTTTCGCAACCGACTAGCTTAAGCAGTACAATTTGGAGGAAGAGCAGGGATTCCAACCCTGAGAGCCTTTCAGCCCAACGCTTTTCAAGAGCGCGCCCCGCAAAGCCACTGGGGTCAACTCTTCCTTAATTTTAATTGAACACATTATACCATACTTTTGTTGATTTGTCAAGCTTTATTTTTAGTTATTTAAAGAATATTTGCTGCTATCTCTGCCAGCTTGCTTCTTTCAGATTTTGTTAGGGTGATGTGCCCAGCTATTGTTTCGTTTTTAAATTTGTCTACTACATACGACAGGCCGTTGCTTGAAGCGTCTAGATACGGTACATCTATTTGTTCGAGGTCGCCCATAATCAAAATTTTAGTCCCTTCTCCTGCCCTAGTTATAATAGTTTTAATGGCATGTGGTGTTAACGACTGGGCTTCGTCAATAATTATGTACTGGTTTGGCAGACTTCTTCCTCGAATATGCTCTAGAGAGCCAAGCTCCAGTATGTTCTGGTCTATGAACTCATGCGCCCAACTTACTTTAGCCCTGTCTTTATTGTCTAGGCTACTAGTGACACTGAACTTCTCGCTCTTACCCTTTGTCTTAACTTTAGGCACATCATCAGCCTTCTTAGCTTCACCCATAATGAAGTCTATGTTGTCGTAGTAAGATGCCATCCAAGGTGCAAGCTTTTCTTCCATACTTCCAGGTAGAAATCCTAGTTGGTGTTTGTTGTCCATAGAAATTACAGGCTTTAGTAGTAACACCTTCTTGTACATCTTTTCTACCATCACACTATGAAGGCCTGCTGCTAGAGCTACGAGAGTTTTTCCTACCCCGGCCTTTCCTATAATAGTAACCAAACTAATATCTGGGTTCAACAGCAAATCCAAAGCAAACTGTTGCTCTGAGTTTCTTGGCATCAATCCTAGGGTCTTTAAGTCCTGAGGTAGTAAGTCAAACCGCTTCATAATAGAGTTGTAGGTGACTAAAGCGGAATGTTTAGGATTGTCCATGCTATACAAAACAAAGCACTGGTTTGGGCTAGGAAAGTCCCCTGTTACAGTTACTAAGGCTTCGTCCAAAGCCCCTAGTGTATAAATTGCATCTAGGTTATCTTCTGTTACGTAGGCTTTACCTGTTCCTGTATAAAGGGTGTCTACGTTTACTTTAAGGTTATCGTATTCTTCTGCCTTGATTCCTACGCCCTCAGCTTTGATAGCTAGGTTGGAATCGTTTGTTATTAGGATGCCGTTGCATTGAATAGCTACGGCTAATATACGATTGTCTGCTAGGTCTTCATCTAGGTCAAGAGGCAGTCTGTCTAGAACTCTCCTAAGGGCTACCTCTATTCTTAGAGTCCCTCCACTTTTAAGGTCAACTCCCTCGTTTAGCATTCCTAGCTTGCGGCATTCTTTTAGGTTTCTTGCTACCTGCCTAGAGTTTCTTCCTAAATCGCTTTGGTCCTTTTTGTGATTGTCAATCTCCTCTATGACTGTTATTGGTATGATTACATTATTGTCATCAAACTTAAACATTGCTTCTGGGTCATTCAACAGTACATTAGTGTCAAGGACGTAGGTTTTGGTCATGTTGGTTCCTTAGTTAGATTTAGGCTTCCTTGGTTTTCTAGGCTTCTTGGGTGGCTTCATAGGCATCGGAGCCATTCCCGGCATGGGCATTACTACTGGTGACATTCTTTACCTCCTTAGTAGTTACTTCCAAACGTATGAATTGTCGCTAAGTTTTACACACATTTTGTTTTCGTATACAACTCCTACAGCTTCTTTGTCGCATACAACTGTAGGTTCCTCTGGAAGTAATACCTCCATAACCTCTAGTGTACTGTCTAGAAATGCACAGCTTGGTAGTACAAAGGCAATTAGTAAAATAGGTATGTATTTACGCATAGTCTTCCTTTAAAATTGGAGCCTCCTCCCAGATTCAAACTGGGAACCTACTGATTACAAATCAGTTACTCTTTCAATTGAGTTAAGGAGGCAATTTGGTCAGGTGTGCTGCGTCTAGCAACGGTCTTCCGCTCACAAAGCGGTTGTTCTAGTTGAACTATCACCTGTTAGTTTGGTGGGAGATACAGAAATCGAATCTGTACGCCTGTCGGCACGACTTTCTAAAAATCGCATGTCTACCTGTTCCATCAATCTCCCAAATATTAAGTAGCGGGTACGGGAGTCGAACCCGTAAGCAGAAGGTTATGAGCCTTTGCGTTAACCATTACTTACAACCCGCATAAAATTACTCATCCAACATTACCAACTCTTCACCCAAAAACGTCCAAACAGCACCGCATAATCCACACTCCCTAACATCTTGAGAAAACCCGTCAGACGAGCTTAGTGCTACTTTTTTACGTTCTTTGCATCTAGGGCACTTCATGTTATTTTCCTTTTCAATTTAATATGACACATTATACCACACTTTGTGTAATTTGTCAAGCTTTATTTTTTGTTCCAGATACTTTTCTTATTCTCGTATGCTTCAACGTCAAGGGTCCAATCTTTAATAGTTAACTCATGGTTGTTGAAAGGCAGTTGGAAAGTTTCATTTGCAGGGTACCCTCCCCACTTTTCGCTAAAGTACTTTCCGTCCATTCCAAAAGTAATACTATTAGCACTATTGTAGCTTTCTGACTTTCTTATAGTGGCCGAACCATAGTGCCAAAACAGCGACTGGTTTCCTATAAAGGCCCAATTAATGCCGGACAAATGCACCCTATGGTGGTAGTCGTTATCGCTGTAATACACGAACATATTTGGATCGAACGAGCCTACGGTTTCGTAGCACTCTTTAGACATTGCCCAACAGTTCCAACTGTATTCATTTGCTACTGCAAACTGTAGGTTTTTATCCTCGAATTCTTTAACATAATTTTCTAGAAACCCAGGCTCCATTGTCGTATCAGAACCAACCACTACTACTAGCTCGTAGCCATTACTGAATGCATACTCTAGTATTTTATTCCAAGCGGCACTTACTCCATTATGGTCAATACTTCTAAGAGTCGTAATTGTCTCTGTAAGCACTGAGTCAAATATACCAGTATCTTTATCTATGAACACAAGGTGGTCTACACTATCTGATTTAGGCCAGCTTTTAATACATTTCTCTAGTAGGTCTGGGTTTGAAAATGCGGATGTAGCCAGTAAGCATTTTTTCATACTAATCCTTTGCAGGTAACTTTGGTATTAGGCTAGAATACTCTAGGGTCGTTCTCATGAGCGCTTAACTCATTTCTTATCTGCTCTTCGGTTATATTATGATGGTGTGCAGTAAGGCCTTTTTCTAAGTTAGACCTAGACATACGTTCTTTCCTATTTTTAACTCTACGTTCTACTACATAAGAAGGGTCTGCCATCTGCCAGTGACTTCCTATAAAAGCTGGTTCGTTACTGTCCCACGAGCAGTAATGTTTATCCCCTACCCAACACTCGTGGATACCTAGGCCCCATTTAAAATTAGGCAATCCACCTTTAATGATATTCGGTTTTTTGTACATTTTGTGAAAGACCCCGTGCCTGCGTTGTTCTTTTATAGGCAGGCTAGGGTTAAGATCAGTTTCTGTATGGTGCCTAAAAACATCGTACAGCTTAGTAAAGTAAACATCCTTTGTCCCGTCTAAGAGTTGGTAGTCAAGGATAAATTCATCTGCATCGACGAGGAACACAAAATCTGCAGATGAATTTTGGTAGGCTTGGTTTAGAATATCCGTCTTTATAATATCATCCATTCCCGATGGAAATGAAAAGGAGCGAATTCTAGTATTAGGATAGCCCTCTACTATTCTTTTGGTATCGTCGGTAGTATCGGCATCTAAATACACAGTGATTAAGTCTATGTCTTTGTAGTGGTTTAAGAAGAATGGCATAAGAAATTGTTCGTTATAAGCCATAACAATTAATTCAGTGGTCATTATAGTAGCTCTCCCACAAACCCTCTACCTTCTCCGCAGTTTTCGTCATCGGCTATGTCGCCTCTATAGTTACCTGGATACCAGCTTTTAATATTTTCTGCTAATTCTTCTTTAGTAAACTTATGGTCAAATATTTCTACGTCTGAGTCGTCAACCTTCTTAAGCCCAGCTTCCCTAAACTTAGCTAGAAGTAGCGGAGTAAACTTCTCAGTCTTATTTTTAATGAACTCCCTCTGCATTGGTATAGCCATACCACAGTTACCACAAAGCGCGCTAACTTGGTCTTGAAAGTCGTATGGAGTTTTGTCCCACCACCCATCCACAACAGGCCAAGCGTTAGCCCCGCCGTTTAGTATTAAATCCTGGCTGGCTGCGACTTCGCAGAAGTAACTCCCATGTTCATTGATGGTAGGGCACCAACTTTTCTGTACCCAGCACTGATTTAGGAGTTGGTCCTTTATACGCTTGTCCTCTACTACCTCCGACAAAGCCACAGTAAGAGGTTGGTGCTTGCACACCTCCTTCTGTGCTGGGTCATGTGGGTTGAATGCTACATACGAAAACGTTTCATTTATAGTTGGGAGATACTCGTTGTATCTAGGCCCTCCAGAAGTCCACAGGTACACCTTATTTCTAGGAAACTTGCTTCTAATTAAAGCGCACATTTCTATAAAGTTGCTGTGGAGTACTGGTTCGCCTCCAATTATACCTATAAGGTTAGGCCAGTTCTTAAGGGAGTTTAGAGCTTCTTCTATCTTCTCTAAGCTCATATCTTTTACCTGGTCTGGCCTTAAATGCCTACTGTATCTGGAGCAGTACAAGCAAGCTCTTCCACATTTTGAGGTAACATCTATCTGGCATACCCAGGCGTGATAAATAGGATTCATTAGTTATTTCCTTAGGAACTCTTTGAATTTATCTACAGATATTAACCTCAAGGCATCTACGCGATTCTCTACTAGCCACTCCCAAGTAAGCTCTTCGTCCACACTAGGATTGTAAATTTTGTGCTCCTTAGGGAAAAATACTCCAACCCCGTAGTCAGTGTCTACTACGAAAGATTCGTACCCATAGCCATAATTTATATCTACAACGGCCTTCCACACAGGACCCGTCCATTCTGAACATGTAGGAGGGACTGTTTGTAGATATTCTGAGTGTGGACTGCAATCATGCATAACTATTACGCCATTTGAATTAAGAACTTCCAGTGAATTCTGAAAATCCTTAAAAGACTGCTCTCTAGTGTGAAGTCCGTCTATAAAAACTATATCAAACTTATCTTTATTGCCTGCGAAGAATTCATCAGAAGTCATTTCATGTGTGACCTCTTCACATTGCTTTACAGGGTCAACTCCTACCTTAATTTGTGCATTTACGTTTCTTATAGAGTCGCCTACGTTGACACCTATTTCAAGATAGCTTTTGTAGCCGTACTTATCAATAAGACTATTAATTATATCTATTCTATTCATGCATTCCCTCTATAGCTACAGATTCGTCTTTCATTACTTCCTCAATTACACCTTCGAATTCTTTTGCAGCAAAGTCCCAACTGAACTCAGGTTTGTTGGCGAAGGCTATTGCCGACTTCGACCAAGCCTCTCTCTTTTTATCATCCCTAATCATATTCTTCATAGCGTTGGCGAAATCCGTAGGCTTTACTAGAGGACGTTCAAACGGCCCGTGCATTCCACCTAACCAGTATTTTTCTGCGTTAACTAAGAGGCCATTGCCTTTAACCATATCAGTTATACTACCAGCTCCGTCAACTCCTATCTGTGGTAGTCCACAGGCTGCTGATTCTAAGTGGCAAAGTTCAAACCCTCCGCCTATACAAGTAGAAATAAAGCAATCGGACATTCTATATATGTCTGCTATCTCTTCGTTAGTAAGACCTTCAGTGGCTCTGTCTGAACTGTTGTTCGTTATGATTACCTTTCCATTAATTCCAAGCCTGTCTATAAGTTCTGTTAAGTTCCACCCAACATCAACATTTTTGCAACCCAAGACTAGTACTGAGTTTGGGTATTTCCTTACAACCTCTTTGAATGCCTGCAAGGCTAGAGGCTGCTGTTTACGAACTGAGTTTCTTCCTACGTATGTAAAAACGAACGCATCCTTGTTAATGTTGAATTTGCTTCTGATTTCAGCTTTGCGTTCAGGTGAACAGGGGTAGTACGTCGATAGATCAACCCCATGATTTATTGTTTTCATACTTGCTAAAGCCCTACTATAGTTGCCTATATGTAGTTTTATAAACTCCAGTTGCTTATCTACCCAAGCAGTTTCAGTACTTCTAGATTCTATAAGCTGATGCCCTGCCGCTCTAAGTTTGGTTATCTGTCTGACAAACTCGTTTCGTATAGACACAAACCCAAATTCGTGGATAGGTACTATGTAGTTAAACCCAGCCAACATTTTAAGCCAGTTAATAGGAAGAGGCGCCCCGTCTATAGGAACATGAGTAACTGCCTTAAAAGTATTTCTGAGTTTGATAGGCACTATGGTATTATCGTTTATAAAAGAGTTCATGTGTACGTCCAACAGAGATATTACAACGGCAGGTTTGTACTCTTCTACGATTGATACAAATTTATCTTCTGAATACTGGTCTTCCCCGCTAGTATATATTTTCCAGTTAGGCTCTTGCTTGTAGCCTTTACCTTCTGGATTTCCTAGCCCTAGTTCAGCTATTTCGTATTTATTAGTGGCGCTAAGTCTGTTCAGCAACTCTAAGGATACTTTTCCAAATCCTGAGTTAGAGGATACTGAGCAGTCAGAGTGCCATAGAATTTTAAGTTTGGACATTAAAAGCTTCCTTCATATAGTTTATATACATCAAAGTGGTGGTAAAATATTAAAGTTATTTTCTAATTACTGTGGAGTATACCCGTCTTTTGCCCAGCCTTTACCTTTGAAAACTACAGCTACAGGGCCTACAGTTGGTTCCATGTCGCTTCCGCAGGTTGGACATTCGTACGTCCTAGGACTATTATATTTTTTATATACGTCAGTTACAACTTCTCCGCATAATTTGCAACTAAAATCAAGCAACGGCATTTTCTATTTCCCCCTGTTCTTACGTCTTGAATCTTTGGCCATCTTGCGCTTGACCTTGGATTTAGCTTTTTTATTCTGAACCTTCTTCTGTGTAATCTCAAGCTTCTTTAGTTGAGATTTTTTGTAGGCCAGCAAATCAGCCACAACTTTATCGCGGCGGGATACTGCCTCTTCTATTCTAGCTACCTCGTCTACTGAAATTGATTCGCCGGGTGAATCTGTCATTTTAAATCCTCCTTGATTTTTAAATAATGCATTATACCATACTTTGCCCAAAAAGTCAAGTAAAATATTTCAATTTGGAAAAATAAAAAATTATTTTCACTTTCTGAAAGATTTTACTTGACAAATTTCAATTTCTGTGGTATGATGCATTCATCGAGCCGTTAGGCGAAGATGAATGCTAAGAGGTTGTCATGGTGTTGACTTTGACTTATGCCTTTATATGCCTCCCCTACCCCTAAACATTATTTTATACGCCTTTCATTTTTTTCTTGACTTTTGGTGAAAAGTGTGGTATAATAGGTTTATTTTAAATTAATAAAAAAATAAGATTTTAGGTATATAAAAGATATAGGAGAAGTTGAATGAACCTCGCATCAATGTCCAAACACAGCATAGAACCAGAACAGGTTAGTAGAGACAATTCAGATTTGTGGAGATACAGCACAGTATTGTTCTCCGAGCTTAGGAAAGAAAAGTATTCCAAGGCCGACCCCGCAGCTTACCTAAAGTACTGTGAGGCAGTTGGCCTAGAGTCGTATTCAGAACCATTTAAAGATATAGATTTGAAACTAGATATCGAGAAGTTCAAGACCAAGCTTAAAGGAGTAGACCTTGAAGTTTTTACTTTAATGCTTTTAGGAATGAAGCATAGAGAAATTAAAGATATAGTAGGAATAAGCCAAGCTTCTGTTAGTCTTAGGCTCAAGAGGATAAGATCACTTTTTAAAGATTTCTATTTTGATTAGGAGTACTTGTGGATTTGTTTGAAGATATACCCAAGATAGACCCTACAGACGTACCTGATGTTGACCGTCGTGTAACTGTACAGGAAAGGCCTAGAGATTGGGAAGCAGAGAAATACGAAGTGGCTGAGTTGTTGGCCACTAAAGGCATGACACTACAAAGAGTCAGTGAAGTAACTGGTATCCCTATTTCAGCTATAAAGAGATGGAAGACTCAACCTGACTTTAGAAAGTACGTAAATGATTATGTATTAGAGATAGCAGAAACATTAAAAGCTTACAGGCTTAGTTTATACCTGAGGATGATCGACGCTAGAGTTGAGAAGATTGAAGAGATGGGAGATTATAGCCTACTGTCTACAAAAGATACTCTAGAAATTCTAGAAGCAATGAGACGGGAAACAGAGAAATCTGAAGATAAAGAACAGACTCAGTATCTTAAAACAATAACGGCGCTAATCGACAAATCTCCTAGCACCATAGAAATAACTCATAGAGGAGATAAAAGTGAATAGCCTATTTAACAAAATTAAAAATATATTTACAGAATCTGTAGAATACCATACCAAGACTCCTTCGGCTGTTTTCAAAGCGTTTATTTCAATGGTGCTAATACAATTTGCAATGCTAAGTCTAGTATCTATAGGCTGTGGCGTTAAAGACATACCTGTAGCAGAAGGCGTGGTTTCTTCTGCACATTTTTGGTGGGGGCTTCTGGGGTTATTTGGAGCCTCTGCTTTAGCGTTTGAGAAGTACATCAAAGGCGATAAGTTGATGCTAGTACTAGGATACTTATCCGCTATATTGTCGTTGTCTGTGCTGACATATGACTTCGCTGGAAGTCAACCTCCAATCCTAACCGGAGGAATATTGACCGCAACTGCTATTATGTTCCTAGGAGGACTGCTATATGGAAGGCTCAAAGCCTAATCAATACAACAAGGACTTATGTGATTTAAGGCATGAGACACAGGTGAAAGAGGCAGAGAGCCTTAGAGACGAAGATAGAAAACTATGGGCAGCTATAGACGAAATTATAAACCCAGCCACTGGCCACATAGCTATCCTTAGAGTAGACCTAGAAAGGAAGATTGACAGGCAGGACTCAAGATTAAACGGGCTTATAATCTCAATAATCACAGTGGCTGTCAGTGTCGCTATTGCAATAGGAGCCGAATTCTTTAAGAAATTCGTGAAATAACCAAATGAGTGTAGCAAAGAAACAGCCAGCATTACGTAGTTCGAAGGTATTAGACTACCTAAAAGTAAAAGGAAGAATTAGTTCTTATACATTTCTCGACCATGTAGGAAACATACCTCACGACGGACAGCGAAAATTAATTGACGCGTATATGGAGAAGATAGAGCCTTGCGCAGAAACGGCAGCACTAGGGCTGGCCTTTGATTATAGGTACAGAACTTTAGTAGCTGCTTGTGGTCGTAGATGGGGCAAATCTTTCATTGTTTCAAATCTCGCAGCAGAGGAAATGCTTTACCCTAATGCCCAAGTTCTTATATGTTCTTACCGTCTAGAGAACTGTAAAGTTATTTTTAACCAAGTCAGAGAGATAATTAAAAAGCTTGGGGTCGAGATAGTAGCAGATAGGAAAAAGGAACTTGAGCTTGAGTTAGCGCATGGGGCTAAGCTTTGTGTAGCATCTAACGATAACGTAGAATCTAGGCTAGGTAATTCAGTATCCCTTTTAATTATTGACGAAGCTAAGTTGTTCCAGCGAGATTTGTACGAGACATACCTAGAGCCTCAGCTTCTAGACTACGCTCCATACTCTAGAGCAATTCTAATTAGCTCTCCTAAAGAGGGTTGGCTGCAAGACTACTATGACAGAGGGCAGAGTAACCATCCTGACTTTGAAGATTTTTGGTCAACGTCTTTTCCTACTTCATCAAACCCAACAATTTCAAAACAGTTCTTGGATAGACTGCAGAAACGAGTACCGCCTGATGTTTGGGAACAGGAGTACGAAGGAAAATTTGTATCTACCGCTGGTAAAGTGTTCAAAGAGTTTAACAGACTAAACAACGTATTCACGGATAACGAGTTTCCTAAGTTTTGGGACTGGGTTAGAAGTAGAAACAACCCATTGTTTCACTCTGTAGACAGCGGCTACACACATTACTTCGCTGGTATATATTGCTTGCATATGGAAGACCTGGACACTTATTTTCTGTTCGGAGAGTATCAGGTTAATAAGAAGGTAACACCAGTACATGCTGATAACATAAAGACCTATGAAGAACGCTACGGAGTAGAACCGTATTTGCGATTTGCAGACCCAGCGGCTGCCCAGCAGATAGCAGACTTTACAGAATATGATCTGTATTTCAACTTGTCTAGCAAGAGCCTTAGAGAGTCTATTAACTGCGTTAACACATTGTTCTTTCAGGATAGTAAAGTTACTAAAAGGAAGAGGCTTCTAGTGCATGAAAGTTGCGGAGAGCTTATACGGCAGTTATCACAGGTAGGTTGGAAAGAAGACTCCACGCAGATGGCTAGAGAGAACTCATCTGGAAGTGTAAAGCCTTTCACTAAGGACGATAACAATACCGACTGGGATTTGATAGACGCACTTAGGTATGGTCTGTTTAGTTACATAAAAATAGGAAACACCGACCTGTCAGTTATAGATCATACCATAGGTCTTACACCAGCAGGTTATGAAGAAGACGCAGACGAAGAAGATATGGATATGTATAGAGCTTTAGCTGCCCAAGGGATGTTTAGAGTATCCAGCAATATAGACAATGAAGATGACTAGGAGTAATACATGAGTATTTTTAATAAATTGTTTGGCACTAAAGAAGTCGAATCGGTGCAGCAGGAGGTGGCCATATCTTCTCCTGATATATGCCTGTTCTACTCCGATGCCAAACCAGTAGTTAACTATACTGAGAAAGATAATCGGGCAGATAAGGTTAACTTTAGAGGTATAGGTTCAAGTAAGTATGGCTCTGGAACTCCTCCTGCGCTTTACGACAAATCTATAACAGCGGTAAAATCGTTCCCGATTGTGTATGGGTGTATAACCGCTATATCAGAAGCTATAGCATCCTTGAATGTAAAAGTGTACGAAGTTAACGGTGGGCAGAAGACCGAGGTAACAGACCATCCATTCTACCAGCTATTTTCAAGACCCAACCCTTACCAAGGAAGCTACGAGTTTCTAGAGGAACTGCAGCAGACTCTGGATGTAATGGGCAATGTATTTATAGGTATAGAGAAGGTAGCAGGTACGCTTGAGCTTTACTTGCTTAACCCTAAATATGTAGCCATACTGCCTGACCCTAGAATTAAGGTAAAGGGTTACGTATACTACATCAACGGCGAGACAGTAAAATATAAGCCAGAAGAAATAATCCATATTAAGTATACTGACGTTGATGACCCTTACTATGGAATCCCACCTTTGAGTGCAGCGACAGATGTTCTGTCGTTTGAAACTTCACGCCTTAAGTACGCCAATCAATTCTTTATTAACGGAGCTATCCCTACAGGTGTGTTAGAAACTGATAGCAATCTAGGAGACTCCCTTCTTAAAAAACTAAGGTCTGAATGGTCTAACTTACATAGAGGCGTTTCTAATAGCCATAAGGTAGCTATCTTGCAGGGAGGTTTGAAATACAGAAACATAGCCTCTCCCATCAAAGATCTAGATTTTAAGGCTCTTAAAGAGGTAACTAAGGAAGACATACTTACTATTTACAAAGTTCCTGAGAGCGTTCTGGGCAACCAGTCGGGGACGGGTAGTAATGAAGGAAAGTCTGCCTTGACAGCGTTCTGGAGAGGCAGCCTTGTACCTAGACTTAAGCGTATAGAAAGTTGTCTTAACCGAGGGCTGTCTATAGATGTATTTGGGCAGGGAAAATTTTACTTCGAGTTTAATATCAAAGAAATCGAGGCCTTACAAGAAGATAAAGTAGCGCAATCTCAATACCTTAAAGAGATGATGGGGTCTAGTGTACTAACTGCTAATGAGTGTAGAGCCGTGCTTGGGTACCCTAGAATCGAAGATGAATACGCTGATAAGTTGTTGATTTCTAACAGTTTTTTTGGAAATGCTTTGTTACCGGCAGACGCAGCTACTGCTGCGGCTAGTGCTGGAGGGGCTGGTAGTACTCAAGAAAAACCAGCTGTTAAGCCTATTGTGGCACCTAATCCGTCAAAACCTAAGCCAGCAAAAACTACTCCTGAAAAGAAGCCTAAAAAATAATTTTATTTTTATTTAATAAAAATAACCGTATAAACGTATATAATAGTATAGAGGGATTAATGAACATACTTGCTACTCCTACAGCAAAGGAGTATTTTGGAGTACTTGAATGAGCAACCTTATAGATAAAAAAGAATTTAAAATAATTGCCCCCTTTGAGGTAAAATCAGAAGAGTCCACTGGTGAGATACTTACGCTAGAGGGCTTTGCAAACTACATGGGTGAGCCTGATTCTAACGGGTATGGCACCTATTCAGATCTTCAAGATGATACGGTACAAGTGAAAGGAATAGACCTTTCCATCTACAAGATTAACCCTATAGTTCTTCTACAGCATGATAAAGCACAGCCTATTGGAAAATGCGTTAAGATAGAAAAACGAAAAAATGGTTTGTGGGTGCGTATAGAAATTTACAAAGATGCTTGTGATGAAAAAGATTTCAACAGGATAAAGAATGAGATAATTAAGTCGTTTTCAATTGGGTTTATGGCCTTGAAAACTGAGCTTAAAGAAACAGATTCTGGAAACTTCGTTAGATACATTATGAAGTCTAGACTGCTAGAGATATCGTGTGTATCAATACCGGCATCATCTCCATCTGTGTATAGCGTTATTAAATCAATTGATGGTGAGGGGTTCTATACAGAGCAGGTAGAAGACGAGGAAACTATTAGTAATACCAATTCAGATACTACATCAAATACCAAAGAGGAACTAACGATGAATATTAAACTGAAAAGGGCTGATCTTCTGACTGAGGCAGATCTAGATACTTTTAAATCCCTTGGGGGAAATACTGAGGAAGAAGTCGAAGTAGGCCTTTCCGATTTTATTAAAAGTATCGTAGCTAGAGAAGTTGCTGATATTCTAGCTGCTAAAGAATCTGCTCAGAAAGAAGCTGAGGCTAAAGCTCAAGAAGAGGCAGAAGCCAAAGCACAGGAAGAGGCTGAACTTAAGGCTGCAGAAGAAGCGAAACTTGCCGCAGAAGCAGAGGCGGTTAAATTGGAAGAAGCAAAAGAACTGGAAGCCGAGCTGGTTGAACTTAAAGCTCTCATAGACGAACTCCGAAGTTTGGCGACGGAAGAGAAATAATAACTAATTATTAGGAGATAGAAAAAATGAACGAAATTGAAGTTCTTAAACGTGAAATTGCTGAGCTTACTCAGCTGATGCAAACTAAGGCGCAGGCTGGGCAGTCCGCAGAAGTTAAAGAGCTTAGCGAAAAATTCGCAGCTCTTGAGTCTGCCGTTGCTGAGCGGAAGTTCAAATTTGATACCGCTGAGAAATCTCAGGTTGGTATCTCTAAAGAAGCTGAGAAGAAGCTTGACGAACTTTTCATTGCCTCTGCTCTGCTTGTCCGTAAAGATGGCCGGCTCGACAAAGATGCTTACGCATCTATCGCTGCTGCTCCTGACTATCGTGACGTACTCAAGGACGCCGTAGCTCTCCCTAACCAGGGTACTAGCTCTTCGCAGACTACTGCTGATGCAGTAGGTGGCGACTTTATTCCTTCTGGGTTCTCTTCTACCCTTCTTGAAGAAATCTGGCTCAAACTTGAAATCGCAGCTCTGTTTGATCGGTTCAATATGACCGCTTCAACCTACACCTTCCCGTTTGCACCTGACCGTTTGGTTGCTCGTAAAGGTACTGAGGGTGCTGCGGTTTCTAAAGACCGCTTCGCAACCGACCAGATTATCTTCACCGCGAAGAAAATCATGGCGAACGTTGACTTCACTGACGAAATCGAGCAGGACAGCATTATAGCTATGCTTCCTCTTGTTCGTCGGAAGCTCATCGAAGGGTTCGCTATTGGTCAGGAGCAGATCTGTCTTAACGGTGATGTTACCTCTGGTGCCACTAACATTAACGGCGACCTAGATAGTACTCCGCAGGATATTCGCCTCACTGTGTCTGGTATCCGTAAGTCTGGTGCTTCACATATGTACAGCCTGGCTTCTGGTGGGCTGAGCGCCGACAACCTTCGGCTGCTTCGTACTAAAATGGGCAAGTATGGTAAAAACCCGTCCGACCTGTGCTACATCGTTAGCATGCAGGACTACAACAAGATTCTTGGGTTTGCAAACTACCAGACCCTTTATCAGTATGGGCCTAACGCAGTAATCTTCACCGGAGAACTCGGAAGACTTGACGGAATCCCTGTTATCGTTACAGAGCTTCTGCCTTCGTCTGACGGTACTGCTACTACCGGCGTTAATGCCTCTGGCATTACTGACGCTACTGCAGAAAACAATGTCAAAAACATCTGTGGCCTTGTTAACAAGAATGCGTTTATGTGGGGAGATCGTAAATCGTTCGGTCTCGAAACCTTCCGTAACCCGTTCAACCAGATGACCTCCCTCATTGGTAGTCAGCGTCTAGACTTCCAGAAGGTTCTTACTTCTACCGATCCTACTGCGGTTTGGGGTATCAACTACTAAGATTAAATACAGAGGGGCTGTTCGCAGCCCCTCTACTCCTAAGAGGTTTGTGTGGAACTACTTTGTATACAAAAATATAATGATATTAGATTTACACTTCTTCCAGGCGATACCACTGAAAAAGTTCCTTACCTTGATGACGAGTTTAAACTGGATCTATTGATGGACTATCCCGGTAACTTCAAGCTAATTAAAATGGAAGAAGCGCCAAAGGAATTCAAGATAGAGCTAAAAGAAGACAAACTAAAGAGTAAGATAACTAAGAAATAGAGGCTTACATGGCATTCACTACAGTAGACAACGTAACACTATTTCTGAATAATCCTACACTAAGCCGTCCTCATGAGCTGCTTATCCCGATGCTAATTTCTATGATTGATGGTTCTATTAAGAATTATTGTGGGTGGGAAATATCGGCAAAGGATTATGTTACAAAGTTTGATGGTAACGGCACCAATACCTTAGACCTTAGAGTTTACCCTCTTAATACATTAACTAGTCTTACTATAGATGGTGAGGACTATACTGAAATAGTATCACTTAACGAAGCAGATGGTGAGCTTTATTTTGACAGCAACGTTGGATCGGTATTTACTGCTGGGAAGCAGAATGTAGTAGCCAGTTATAATGCCGGGTTTACCGCTATACCCGCTGATCTAGAATACGTAGCAACTTACCTTGTAGTACTAAATTTTAATCGCATCACTCAGGAAGCTATTGGAGTTTCAGAAGATACGTTCAACAATGTTAAAGTAAAGTATGATCCTTCTGATATTCCTAAGCTAGTAAGTAATGCGCTAGATATGTACAGACGACGCTCTGTATACTAAGGGGTTGCCGTGCGAGGAGCTAAAAGTTCTGCTGACAGGATACTAAAAAGAGTAGGTATTATAGATGGTGAAGGCAGGATATACAACGTAGACTCTGCCACTTACAACTACGGTTATATTACCGTCAACCCTTTGGCCACAACTCCTTTTTCTAGGAGTATTGTACATAAAGGGTGGTTCTCTGGGACTTCTGATATAAGTAACGGAGACCTTCTGCAAGACCGAGGTGACAACCTCTACTACCTTGTAATGTCGGTTAAGCAAGAAATTGATTCTGGCGCTTCTGCTTACATAGATGGAACGCTTTACTTAGCTAACAGGGTTGTAAACATATATAGGTTTTCTGATACTTCTAAGAACTTCTTTGGAAAGGATGTTTCGGCTGGCCCTAGTGTAGTAGTTGAAAATATACGGGCTATGATTACTCCAATAGCATTGGATGTACTTGAACAGCCTGACCAGACGTTGATTAAAGCCAAGATTAAAGTAGTTGTTCAGGCTAAGTATGGAGTTAAAGTTCAGGATAGAATAACCACAACTTCTGGCGGCAACTATAAAGTAGTTTCTGTTGACAATGAATCTTTAGAGGGATTAACCGTACTGTACGTAGATGAGGATATTCGGTAATGAGTGTAGTGTCTCTGACAGCTAACAAAGCAGACTTAGACAGGATAGCTAAAAAGCTTACTGCCTTTTCTAAGGAACTTAAGGCACCAAGAGGACTATTGTTCACATATAGGTTATACCTGCTAAACGAATACAAAGAAGCTATAGCTGGAGCTATGGGTTCTGTAAATGCTGTAGACGGGGGAATGGCGCAGATAAACTTTATGAAACCAATTTCCGTTTTCTGGAAACCACTAACTCCATTTACACTTAAAGACAAGTCTATTAGGCATGGTGGGACAAAAAGAAGTTTGACTATATGGGAAGATTCTGGAGATACTAAGAAGGCTGTACGTGTATTTGAAAATGAAGGATTCGCCGGGATAAGTAGAGCAGCAAACCCTATAGAATACGAAAGAGCACTTAGTGTAGAATACGGCAATTTTATCTGGCAGGAATCCAAACAGATCAAAGGAGCAGCAAGAGCACTATTTACAATAGCAAATGAATCTTTTAACCAGAACAGAGACGTTATAGTAGAACAAGTTCTACTTAGGATAAGGGCTGCTAAAGAAAAGGTTAACTGGGGTGGTTAAATGGTAGGACTAGATGATGTAGAAGCAAGCCTTTTTAAATACCTCTATGATACGCTAGAAGTTGGAAAAGGTATTGCAGTACATGACAGTATAACGCTAGAAGATTTTTCAGCGTTTACTAAATGGGTGGTAATGGATACACTCAACACTTACGTAGGAGCACAACCTAAAACTCTTTATTTTCTAAGAGCCGCTGTACAACATGGAATGAAGAATGAAAGTACCGAACTTGCTAGTTTAGTTGACACGGTTGTAAATGAGGTAGATGGAGCGAACGTACCTATCTATGACTATGAAACTGAAGAGCTTGTCGGTAATATGAATATAACTGTAGATTCAATATCTCCTGCTATACCACATAGTAGTGGAGGTAGTTTTAGAAGTATAACACTTACTGTGACCTATGAAGGTCACGCTTAATTAACTTAATAGGAGAAATATATTATGGCTACTCTTGGAAAAGAATATCAGCCTAGGGTAAAAGATGCCGCTAACGTACTCGTAGGTGTTGCTCAGGTTAGGGTTGGACGACCTTCCGTGCGCGCTGCTGGTACTGCTGCTGTAAAGGCTGTGCAGTTTGTTGGAACAAGTGCTATTACTGTAGATACTTCTACTGGCACTAGTGTAGATATCGTTAGACCTAGTGATATGTCAACTGGTGGGACATTGCCTACTGGATGTACCTTGGCAGCTTCTGGCACGTACACTGGCGATTACGACGGTTGTTTTATTATTCGGGTAACTGACTCTACTACCGTTGATATTTACGGCCCGAATGCCTATAAGGATGCTGATGTTGCTATTTCTAGTCTTACTAACTACAATATGAAGTTGGCCGCTGCGACTACCTCTGGTGCTCTTATTTCGGGAACTCCGGCTACTTCGCCTACGGCTGGACAGACGTTTGTAGTTCCGGTCTGGTCGGGAACTGCTCAGGATAAGAATCAGACTGGTATCGTGTCTCCTTACTCGATGTTTTCTGGGTCTACTGAGTCGGTTGGTGGTTTGAAATCTGCTTCGTTTTCTCCTAAACTCGAATCCGTAAAAACCTTGGAAGCGGGGTTTCCGTCTGAGGTATTTGATAGGATAGTCGAGCGCACGTCAGTTGAAGTGGCTTTTGAGAGTTTTGAATACACCAACGATAACATTCAATATCTTAAAAATATGGTATCGGAAATTATTAACGAAGCTAAACTTCCGTCTGTGCCGGTTGAGATAGTGATGCGCACGCGCGGTAATAGCTTAATCAGCTTCTGGATCAATAATTGCAGTATTACCCAATTTCCGAGCTACTCCCCGATCTCCGATTATTCAGCCCTCACTTGGAGCCTCGGGACGACAAAGTTGACTGAGATAACAGGGGCCACTTCAGAATACAATGTCTGGCTTTCTAATGCTCCTATTTACACTGAACTTCTTTATACCCACTAGATAAGTATTTGATTTAACTAACTAAATTAAAGGGGCAGCGGATTGCAAGCCGTGGCAGAGTTTATCGCCTGCCAGCCCCTTTCTTAATTAACGATACTTTTGATAAGAAGGAGTTTAAGTGAAGACTTGTACTAAATGTAACAGAGAATTGAGTATAGATAACTTTAATAAAGATTCTAAGAACAAGAATAGGCTACAGACTGTATGCAAGGACTGCATGAAGATTTATCAAGCAGCCTGGTACCAAGCAAACAGAGCCAAAAAGTTGGAGCAAGGAAAACAATGGCGTATAGATAACAAAGAGCACCACTCGAAACAAGCCAAGGAATATAATAAAGCCAATAAAGATAAACAAGCCAAAGTAGCTAAAGAGTGGTATAATAACAACAAAGAGCATAGGCTTGAACTGTGCAGAATTTGGAATAGCAATAATAAAGATAAGAGAAAAATATATTCACACGTCCGAAGAGCATTAGTAGCCGGAATGCCCGGATCGTTCACTGTGGAAGATATAGAGCAATTAAAAATCGCACAAAATAACATTTGCCCTTTCTGCGGAGAAAGTATTAGTACTACTCATGAGATAGACCACATTATACCAGTAAGTCGAGAAGGGTCTTCTAATTTCCCTAGCAACTTACAACTTTTATGCAGAACTTGTAATAGACAAAAGCAGAACAAAACTAACGAAGAATTCCTACACTACCTTAAAATAACAGACAAAGCTAAATACAATACAGCTTTAAATATAAAACTAGAAGCAACTAAATTTCAGGAGGCAGCATAATTATGAGTTGGGAACGCATGAATGAAAAACTTTACTCCATCAGACTGAACGACAAAATGACAGATATCGAATGTCCCTACGGCAAGGTTGAAGCAGTATTTAAAGCTTTCGTTGGCGCAGGTGGCATCGTAACAGATGAAGGTGTCCAGACTGATATTGTTGGTCTGATTAACAATTTCGCAGTTGTAGGAGATATCATTCTTACTAAGTATGACGATAAAGGTAAGATAGTAGAAGAAGGCAACTGCAGGAATCTTTCAGCCTCAGAGATCAGCGAGCTGTTTGAGATCGGTTCAGATATAGTAGAGGGTTTTTTAAACACCATTTCCAAACTAAACCAGAAAAAGAACCTGGGAATGGTAGACGAAAAAGGTTCGGAAAGCAAGACGAAGAAGGACTAACGGTAGATGAGCTTATCCTTTCTTTAGCAGACTGGCAACCATCCGAAGCTATACTGTATAGGTGGAAATATAGTTGGCCTGAAATTCTAAAGTTCTTTAACCGCAAGCAAAAAGAGTATGTGGAAAAGAGATCGGTAGACTATGATTTCTTAGTACAATTAGCAACCGCTGCTCTGGGTGGGAAAAGTTCGGAAGAACAGGTAGGGGTAGACACTGGAGAAGGCATAGAGGAAATGACTGCGGAGCAGGAAGCTAATCTAAGAGCTATGTTAGGTGCAGATTTTAATACCGTCTATGGAAATAATGAGAGTAGTTAATAAGTGGTGGGTTGAACTGGGTAAAGCCGAGTCTTGACCCACCATTTTTAGTTTTTATATAGGAGATGGGTATGCCAGCCAATGAGCGTTTAGGAATAGAAATACAATTTAACTTTGAAAAAAATCTAGAAGCCTCTATTTCTAAGATACAAGACGCTTTTAAGAAACTAAACGATCTTAAGATTGATCTTGGTATTAATAAACGTATTGGCGACGAGTTTAAAGGAACTGAGAAGTTCTTTGAAGAGTTTGCTAAGCAAAGTGGGCAGTCGTTTAACAAGTCAGCCGAAGACGTTAAGAAGTTTAAAGAGCAACTAGCCGCTCTTCATACTCAGTTGTCAGCTAGAAAGAATGCTTACAATCTATTGAATCTTGAAGGCGCTTCTACGGAAATCGACAAGCATCAAAAGAAGATAGCCGATTCAGTCAAAAAAGAAATTGAAGATAGAAATAGCGCCAATCAAAGAATTCTTAGAGCCTTCGCTGCGTACAAAGAGTCTAAACTAAAAGAAGAGGAGTCTCTTAATCAGAGGTCGCTTAGAGCTTTTGCTTCGTACCAAGAATCAAAAGATAGAGAAGAAGCAGCGGTTAACAATAGGAGCCTAAGAAGCTATGCTAGGTTTCTAGAAGCAAAGCAGTCTATGCTTGATAGGCATAACCGTCAGATTGAAACTGCGCGTAAGATGATGTACAAAGACCAAGCCGACGCGGCAATAGGGTCTGGTAGCGCCTCTGCGTGGTCTGCTTCTATATCTTCTAGGATGCAGAATATAGTTGGAGTAGACAACACCAAGTGGGCAAGTGACATAGCTACTCAAGCTAAGCAAGCCGACCACTTCATGCAGTCGTTAGCCAAGCAAGGCTTGCGTATGGTTAACGGAGAGCTAGTACAAATAACCAAAAGTGGAAAAGCTATGAACGATATGTTTTCTAAGCTTACCACTAGACTTATAGAGTTCTACTCAATCAGGAAAGTACTGTTCTTAATCTCTGGAGAGTTTCAAACTGCTTATCGGTCAGTAACAGATTTTAATCAGGCGCTTCACGACACTGCTGCTATTGCTAACGCTTCTAATAGTCAAATGGCTAAGTTATCAGAAGCTGCTCTTCAAATTTCTACACATTCTAAATTCTCTGCTGCTCAAGTAATGGAATCTATGAAGATGCTGGCACAGTCTGGCGTCGAGTCAAAGGATATCCCAGAGGTAGCAAGGGCGGCAGACTTCTTTGCCACAGGTACAGGTTCAACTGCGCAGCAAGCTAGCCAAGTATTAACTACAGCTATGAACGTGTGGAAGATAGAAGCCAAGGATAGCACAAAGATAACCAATATTCTTACTGCTGCTCTTAACGCTTCTAAACTAGAAGTAGGGGATCTTTCTACCTCCTTTAACTACTTAGCCAACCAGTCGGCGTTGTTTGGGAAGTCTATAGAAGAAACAACTGCGTTAATCGCAACTATGGCTAATCAGGGGATTAAGGCCAGCACTATAGGTACGTCTATGTCTCAGTTCATGACTAGACTAGCCGCGCCGACTCCTAAGTTTAACCAACTTCTTAAAGAGTATAATATAGCAGCAAAAGATATATCTCCGAAAACTCATACTATGGTTCAAATAGTAAAAACGTTTGAGGATGCGGTAAGTAGAACTGGAAAGAAGGGAGTAGAGGTAGAGCACATATTCCAGGCTTTAGAAGCTAGGGTAGGCAGAGGATTTGCTACGCTGGTACAGGCAGGTTCTGAAAAACTAGAATTAATGGAAAAGCGTATAACCAATACTAACGCTGCAGCCGTTGCGTGGAATGAGTCCATGAAGGGATTTCATGCCCAACTAAACGTGCTCCGTAGTGAGTTAGTAACAACGATTAACTCTCTACTTTCTGGGCTAGGTGAATCATTCAGGTCAATTGGCACCAAGATGCAAGACTTGCTTGTAGGTTTTAGAACAGGAACTGGAGAAATGGTAGTTCACGCTACTGCTATGACTACTGCTATCGCCGCCCTTTTCTGGACTTTGTATAGCCACCCTATTATAGCGGCTGTTTCATTAACCCTGGGCGGAGTTCTGTTTATTATAAAAGAGATAGGAGAAGCAGCAAACAAAACCGCTAGAGAGATCGAGGCAAGCACTACTAAGATGGCCGAGAACTCAGCTGAGTATCAGCGCAAAGCGGATGCCTTGTACACTATCTTAGGGTTAGTAGACAAAAACAACCTTGCAGAAGATGGAACTGTTAAAGTACAGGAGAAGAGCAGAAAGAAAATACAGGAACTTATAAATCTATACCCTACTTTTTTCAAGGAGCTAGACGCTAAGAAACTTAAGTACGATGATATTACCTCCGCTATTAGAAGAATGAATGAAGAGCGGGATAAAGAAATACGCAGGGATGTAGATAGCTACAACTCAAACGTACTTAAAACTGTACAGATTAGAAGAGAACTAGCTGACCTCGAAAAGGAAAGAGATAAAGAGTATGCAGAAGGTACTCAGGATTTCTTTGGCAACAAAGGTAGTGCTTTAGTAAATAGGAAAATAAAGAACAAGCAGATTGAGTTGCAGCAGGCGGAAAGTGCTATCAAAACACAAGATGCCTCTTTAGCCCCTAATGGTGAATACGGAAAATATTTCAACGCAGGGGCAGGGGAGTATCTTTACAAGAAGCTAACAGATAAAGAAAAAGCTGAAGAAAAGGACAGCACTAAGCCTGAGTACGTAGCTCCACTTTCTAAAACTGAAAATGGACTTACTTTAGAGGATAAGTTAGAGAAGGATTTGGATATATTTAAAAAGAATCTATCCGACTATTCTAGAAAAACTACGGAGCTAGAAGAAAAGTCTAAGATGGATGGCCTAAAGGCCACTATGAAGTTAGACGAGAAGGTGCTATCTGACGGAAATGCTTCTTTTGAGGATAAGCTTGCGGCGTCTATGCGCCTACGGCAGAAGTGGGTAGAGTATTATGAAGCTGAATACCAGAAAGATGCTGCAGCAGCCAAGCGTGAATTGTTGGAAAAGTCTGGGGCTTATGGTCTTTATGAAGGAAATGGTGAGGCTGATAAAGCATTAAAAGCAAGGCTTGATGCTCTTAAGAAGGAAAGAGATGATAAAGTCTCTACTATACCTAAGCTAGGTGAATCCTTGCCTGATGAAGGTAGAGTAAAGATAACGTCTGATAGGCTGGAGAAGCAGGCCGACAAGGTTTTGTTCACTCGGCAGCAAGAAATAACGCTTCGCAAAGAAGATGCAGCCACAGCAGAAGAAGTGTTAGAGTTGACTATAAAGCAGACTGAGGCACAATTAGAAAACTCTGCTGCTAAGAAAAAAGCCTACGAAGACAATATATCTAGCCTTGAAGTTTGGGTTAGTGAAAATAATGAAAACAACAAGTACTACAAAGAAAATGTGGACGCGCTTGAGTCTCTTAAAGACAAACATTCTGCGGTGGTGCAGCTTATAAAACAGCAGAACGCAGAACTAGCTAGACAGAAGGATAATAGTTTCGGCGGTAATTTCGGTAGAGGGGTTAAGAAGGGTTCCATAGGGTTTGGCACTACTAATGAGCGTACTGAGCAGCTAGGGGCTGATATTACCTCTACTCTAGGAGATGGATTAACGTCTACTATAGACAATATGATTACGGCCCTAGGTAAAGGGCAAGATGCCTGGCGGTCTTTCAGGGAAGGGTTAGGCGGGATACTTAAAGATATCGGAGATATGCTACAGAAGTACATAGCTAAAATGATTGCAGTGGCTATAGTACAGAAGATAATAGGAATAGCCTCGTCTTTCGGGGGCGGTGCAGATATGGGCGGAGCACAGTTTACTCCTAGTCCTTATGAAACTACCGTTGTCGGCCCTGCAGGTTTTGCTGGCGGGGGCTACGTTACTGGAGGGGTTAAAGGTATTGATTCGGTGCCTGCTATGTTGGCTCCAGAAGAGTTTGTAGTTAAGGCAGAATCTGTTAGAAAGTACGGTGTTGATTTTATGAATGAACTTAATGAAGGTAGGGTTAAGCGATTCTCTGACGGAGGAAGTGCGGGTGGTGCGGCTGCTACAAAAGAAAAAGCAGGCAGCTCTGAAGTAGGAAATTTGCAAATTATAAATCTCGTAGATCCAAATACAATTCCACAGACTTCGGATGCCCAGATAATAAACGTAATAAACCTTGATATAGCGAAACGAGGCCCGACATATAAAACGATTAAATTTGCACAGCAAGGAAATTAATAAAATTTCCGCCTTTCAGGTATATAACTATAGTAGAGGTATAAATTAATGTCAATACCAGCATACCCTGTAGTAGATGCTACCACTGGGAAAAAAATTAGAAATCCGTCTCGCCCTATTACGTACGGTGTTAAGACCAGCACTATTAAAGACCCATTTGATAGCTCTCATAGTCAGAGACGCGCTAGGTCGAAGCCTATTAATACTTTTGAGTTTAAGTATGTAGCGTTAAATGCCACAGAATATTTAACTCTTAGAAATTTTTTCATCTCAAGACTAGGGTCGGTAGAAGCCTTTACCTGGGTCGATCCTGTATCTAAAATAACGTACAAGGTAATTTTTGCTATGGACGTTTTCCAAGCCCAAAATACTTTTCATAATGTAGCTGGGCCTCTATACGAACTTTCAATAAAACTTGAGGAAGTACCTTAATGTGCCCTAAAGATATTATAGAAAAAATACAAGTTATGGCTGCTTTGCAACGCAAGGAAATCTGTGGTGTTGTACTAAAAGACAACACCATTATCCCAATAAAAAACGTTTCAAGCAGCCATAACACTTTTGTATTTGACAAGAGAGAATGGTTCACGTTGCTAAATACAAAACCAGACATACTATGTATTTACCATAGTCATCTAAATGGAAATACTGAACCTTCTGAAACCGATTTAAATTGTCAGAACATAATAATGTACGACTTTCTTATAGTAGCAGGAAACGATTGGAGCTACACACCCTATGCCTAAAAATCTAACCACACTATTCAAAACAGAAGCTGTAGCAGAAGAACAATCGCAGCTTTTACATTTGATGACTCTAGAAGTACCTGATGTGCCTGACTTCACCTTTTGCGACAGCAATGACGATGCTACCTATAATAGTGTAGTGTACTCTAAATTCCCATGTAAATTTAATGGAGTAGAGGTAACTAGCACAGGAGAGATTAATAAGGCTAATATACAAGTCTCTAACGTAGACAGGACTATTTCGTCTATGCTAGAGAACTACAATGGTCTTAGGGGCTGTACTTTAAGAGTTAAGACTGTATTTGCTAAGTTTTTAGACACGGTAAACACAGGCTGGAAATTTAAAAATAGTGTGTGCGGGTGGGGAGCAAGTGGTGCTACATTAGCGACTGGTGGGGATGGCGTTTTAGTAACATCTACGTCCAACGACCCTATGTTTTACATATCTAACTTATCATTTTCTGGTGCTACTTACACAAAGGTTAAGGTACTGATAAAACGAATAGCAGGTACTTCTTGGGAAGGTATTCTGTTTTATCACACCACACTACATGGGGCAACAGAATCTTACAAAAAGATAGCAGCACAACCTACCTATTTTTCTGACTATATAGAGTTAATTTATGATATGTCGCAACTTTCAAACGGCGGTGATGATTGGGTTACTAGCACCATAACCGATTTAAGGTTTGATTTTGGAAGTACAAACCAAGATGCTTTCAAGATAGCATACATAATCGTAGAAGACGGCAATGGAAACATACTAGAAGTCCCAAACCCCGACGCTAGCACTACTTCGTTTTCAGAAGAAGTTTATGTAATTGACTCGTACACTGCTAATGAAAGTTCTGTTCAATTTAATCTAGAGCCTTTGATAGACTTTAGCGTTAAACTACCTAGGCGCAGATATACCAGTGTTTGCTATTGGAGATATAAAGACCCGCTTACCTGCGGGTACACTGGAGAGTTGCCTACCTGTAAGAAAGATTTGGTAGATTGCAAAGCACATAATAATTTGGCTAGGTTTGGCGCGTTCCCCGGTGTGCCATCACACGGGAGACGAACGCTATATTTCTGACAACTATTTGATTTTATTGAGGTTTTTTGTGAACGGCAAAGTATTTACTAGGCTTACAGTGTTAAGAGATGTAGGTAGAAATAAATGGGGCGAAGTTATTTGGGAATGTCTATGTGATTGTGGCAAATTAACAACAGCTACTACTCACATTTTAAATCGTGGTGATAAAAAATCATGCGGTTGTTTAGGTAAAGGCGGAAAGAAAAACTGTGTTGGAAATACATATGGAAAATTAACGGCACTATACGAGATAGGAAAGATAAATAAGTCAGAAAGCATTTACTATTTCTGCAAGTGCGATTGTGGTAATACTAGAGAAGTTTCTGGTGATTGTTTGAGAAGTGGTGATGTAGTATCCTGTGGTTGCACTAAAAATAAGAAGAGGTTGGTAGGAAAACGGTTCGGAAAATTAGTAGTGGAATCCGAACACGGCAGAAGCAGTAACGGGTGTATTATATGGAATTGTGTATGTGATTGTGGCAAAAGAGTTACTAGAATGTTTGTGTCATTACATGAATCTTCTTCTTGTGGGTGTGCTGTAGTTAGACTAAACCAGTATACTCCTCCAATAAAAGATATTTCAGGCCATAGGTTTGGCAAATTAACGGCCATAAAAATATCAGGCAAGTCGCATGGAAAATATAAGTGGGAATGTTTATGCGACTGCGGAAATACTGTAAGTGTTCTGGTATCAGCACTAACTGGCGGAAAAACAAAGTCCTGTGGTTGTATACTAAAAGTAGATCGTACTGGACCAAACCACCACAATTATAACCCAGAATTAACGGACGAACACAGACAAGCAGGTAGAGCGTTCCCAGCATACGCAGTCTGGAGAACAGAGGTATACAGACGAGATAGTTTTACTTGCCAGTGCTGTGGAGAAGTGGGTGGAAAATTAAATGCGCATCACTTAGAAGATTACGCTAATAATCCTACACTGCGTACAGAATTAAGTAATGGAGTTACTTTGTGTGAAAGTTGCCACGAAATGTTTCACAGTATCTACGGAAAACAAAACAGAAATTACAAATGGCAATTTGAAAAATTTAAAGAGCAATATGAGCTATCTAGACTATCTAAAAATTCCGCATAAACATCTAGGAAGAGACTTCAATGGCTGTGATTGTCTAGGATTAATATTACTGTTTTACAAAAATAGTTTAAACATAGCCCTACCTGACTATACAGACTATGAAGAACATTGGCACCTAACTGATGCTAAGAAAGTTATACGATTGTACTCAAGCTTCGGATTCACAAAAACTAACACCGTAAATAAGTATGACATTATATTAATAAACGAATCAGGATACCCGAAACACTTAGCAATAGTACTAGATGAAAGCTACATGCTCCACACCATAGAAGCAGGAACTATCTGTAGCGAGTATAGGCAAGGTTTTTGGGCAGATAAAATACACAGCGTATACACAAGAGGTTTACATTGCGAGTAATCTTTGACCCACATTTTAGAAAATACACATCATTTAAAGATGAAGTAACTACAGTAGGTGCTACTTTAAATGAGAATCTACAGGATCTTTTTAATCAACTTCCTCAGTTGCTTGTGTATCTTACTGCTCAGAACTCAGAAGAAGCTGACAAGACTTCGTTTAAGTTAAACGATAGCTATGTATTCGAGGCAGACTCGTTGTGGGTTGAAGTTACTGCCGAAGATGTGTTGTATGTTGGTAGGGATATTCCCGAAGGTGCTGGGGCTGTCGGAAAGATAATTGCTGGGGTGGTACTAATAGTAGCTGGTATTATTAGTAATGTAATTTGGCCTGGGAATCCGTTTCAGACCTACTTATACACTACAGGAGCTTCTCTAATAATAGGTGGAATCGCTGAGGCTATTATAGGGCAGCCTACACTCCCGACCTTTGATTCAGGCACCTCTACTTCGTCTACCTACACATTCTCAGGAATAAAAAATACCACTACTCCAGGCACTCCTGTAAGTATTATTTACGGGGAGCATAGGGTAGGTGGGCATACTCTTAATGCATTTGTAGATGTTTTAGGAACCGATCAATTTCTCTATGCTCAATATGGGTTGTCTGAAGGAGAGATAGATAGTATAGACGTAAATTCTATAAAAGTTAATGACCAAAATATAACACATTTCGAGGATATAGCTGCGTTCTGGCGCGCCGGTACTGTTAATAATGAACCCAAGTGGCCTCTAATTGCCCCTAAAGAAACTAGCAGTTACTATAATCTAAACACGTCTCCTATCTATGTCTACCCAGAGGAAACCGGGTTTGAATTTATACTACTAAATGCTGAGTATATTAACGGGGTATCAATACCTTTTAGCCACGGTATTTCTCACCATACCTCTTCCTTTGACGATCGCATCACGGATACAATTATAAATAAAGTAGAACTTTATTCTGGGGGCACTTTACTAGCTACAAAAGAAAATGTATTTCCAGTTACAGCTTTCCGTGAGTGGGTTGTCCCCAGTGGTTCCCTGTTTGCATACATAATGAACCCATTTACTGCTACTGTAGACTTATCGTTTGACCCTGTAAATACTCCTATTACTGTTAAAGTGTATTTGTCTGAGTGGTTGTCATATTATAATGACCATAATCATACCAGAAAAACCACGTTAGTAGTTAATGATTA